GGTTGACATCGCCACGATTTGGTATCGAAAAGGTCGGGGCTAGTGCTGTTTGACGCGTTGTGGCGCGTTCTGGGGCCGTATGGTGCGGCTTTGGTGCCGTTAGCTCGAGGCCCAGCGCCGGCCCGGCCCAGGCGCTTGATGTCCATCAGATTTCGTTGTACGGTGAGCTCTTCGACGGCATGAGGAGATCTGATGGGTGACTGGAAGTACGTCACGGACGACGAGTGGAGCGATGGCGACCGGGAGGCGATGGCGAGCCTGCTTGTCCCGTTCCGTGAGTCGGGTGCGGGATGCGTTTCGGCCACCGGTCTGACCGACGACGACCGACCGGTCAAGTCCTACGCCTTGGCAAAGGTGAAGGGCCGGGATGTGGGGATCGTCGTGGACCATCGCGACGGCTCGCTCGTGTGGGCGCATCGGAGTCAGCGATGAGGGCGCAGCGCCGGCGTGATGCCGAGCTCCTGGAAGCCCTGGCCCGGATCGAGGAGCTGCTCAAGCTGCAGTTGAAGGCCCAGGCCCTGATCATGTCTCGAGCCTCCGGATGGCTCGGGACGAACGGGCGGCGTCACGTCAATGACGAGATGCTCGTTCGAGCCGTGGACGAGTTGGCCGACGTCGACGTCCCTTCGCTGAGGAGCGTGAACAAGTGACGGAGCCATGGGAGTACTGCGTCATCCTCCTGCTGGTGAGCGGTCTGCTGTCCTTCGGGCTGGGGACGTCTTTCACCAGGACTACCGCCGTCATGGCCGGCCTCTTGCTGTTCGCTCTCCTGACCCGGGATTACCTGGCATGAAGGCGCGGACTGACGCCCTGATCCTCGATGCCTTGACCCGGATCGAGGAGTTGCTCTTGGGAGGGGGTGCCGGGGGCCGCGAGGACCCGGGGCCGGTCGCTGGCGTGGGCAAGCACGCCGGGCCGGTTGCTAACACCCCCTCCCTCGTCGGGCCTGACCTCGACGCATCACTCCGGGTCTTCACCAACAGCCTCGGCCTCCCCATGTCCCAGGCGGAGGCGGTGGCCATCCTGGCAGATGCTCAGGAGATCCGGCAGGCTCGGGAAGCTCAGGAGCGGGCTGCCTCGTGGGATCGGATCCTCTGGAACCGCCGGCCGAAGAACGTCAGCGACGTTGGCGACATCGACGAGATCGTGGCCCACAACGTGACGGTCCATATCGAGCAGATGGATGACCGCTGCTGGTGGATCGGTATCACTTGGCCCGATGGGAGCTCCTGGGATGGGAACTTCCATGCCACCAAGAAGGGCGAGATGACCTTCGGGCAGCAGTGCCACCGTGACGGTGGATGGCCATCGGATGAGGAGCACGAGCAATGAGGTGCCTCGCAGGTGCCCCGTGTGCTGGCCCCCAGACGTGCTCGAGCGGGTGTTCCCCGCCGACCAGTGCGACTGGGAGTACGTGGCGGGCGCAGGTTGCTGCGGCCGCCGACCGGCGACCGATCGACGACGAAGGAGACGTGGCGTGATCTTCTCGGGTTTGTGGTTGACGTTGTATCGGGAACGTGGTTAGATCCTTCCATGACCATCACCACTGACCCCACCCCCTTCGCCACCATCGTCGACCTGTTCGACAGCGACGCCCCCGGGTGCCGCCGTGAGGCCCTGCGCCTCGCCCGGGACACCGGCCACCACCTGGAGCTGCGTGCCCTTCTCGACGCACGACGCGATGCCGACCGTCGCGAGCAGGCGGTCCGCGACGAGATCCGCACCTTCGAAGCTCGCCAGCGGCTCTCGACCCCGTGGCTCGAGGACATGGCCGACGACGCCACCAACCCTCAGGCTCGACAGGCCCGGATCCTGCTCATGCTCCCGACGATCGACCAGCGCCAAGCGGCCCGTGGCGGGGCACACCGCTACATGAACGCCACGCCCGACGCCGGCCGCTACTCCGATGCGCTCCTGTCGGTTGTCCACTCCATGCTCGCCGGATACCCGGCCTGATGGTCCCCACCCCCGAGTACCAGCGCAAGCGCCGTGCAGACGCGGCGCTTGCCGCTGGTCGGGAGCCAGGGCGGCCAGGGCGGCCCGCCACCCACCCGTGCGGCACGAACGCCGCTTACAAGCGACACCAGCGCAACGGCGAGCAACCGTGCGACGCCTGCCGTGCTGCGTGGTCTGCGTATCAGCGAGAGCTCTACGCCCGACGACGAAAGAAGAACGACCCGTGATCCCATCCCTGCAACTGGTGGCCTACGAGCCCCCCGACCCGGAGCCGATGGCGTGGCAGGACCACGGCGCGTGCCGTGGCGCCGACCCCGACCTGTTCTTCCCGGGGCCGAAACAGAACGCCCGGGCCGCCAAGAAGATCTGCGCCGAGTGTGATGCCGACGTGCGGGCCGAGTGCCTGGCCTACGCGCTCGACAACGAGCCGCTGGGCGTGTGGGGCGGCATGTCCCCACGGGAACGCATGGCGGTCCGCACGGAGCCGATGAGCAAGGCGTCACGGTTCGCGGCGAGGTGCGGGACGGTCGGTGGCCGTTCGGCGCACCAGCGGCGCAACGAGTTGCCGTGTGATGCGTGCCGTGACGCCTACAACGAGCACGAGCGGGCGAAGGCGCTACGGCGTCGGCTGGCGGAGGGGCGAGGATGAGCGCCCGCTACATCGTGGGCGACGTGCGCGACGTGCTCGCCACGATCCCTGACGGGTCGATCGACCTCGTGTTGACCTCCCCGCCGTTCCTGGCGCTCAGGTCGTACCTGCCAGCCGATCACCCGGACAAGCACCGGGAGATCGGGTCGGAGCCTGACCCGGCGACGTTCCTCGACACGTTGCTCTTGCTCACGGCCGAGTGGGGCCGGGTGTTGGCGCCGCACGGGTCGATCTGCGTGGAGCTCGGGGACACGTACAGCGGCTCAGGCAACGGCGATGATCCGACGTACCACCCCGACGGCGGCAACTGGTCGCGTCGCACCCCCGCCCGAGGCTGGCCCCTCCCGAAGTCTCTGTGCGGGATCCCGCACCTGTACCACCTGTCCCTCGCCTACGGGCGCAACCTGCTCACCGGCGAGGAGTCGCCCGCGGGTCGGTGGCGGGTGCGGAACGTGGTTGCGTGGTGCCGTCCGAACCCGCCGGTGGGTGCGTTGGGCGACAAGTTCCGACCGGCCACCAGCTACATGACGGTGGCGACGAGGGCGCAGAAGCGGTACTTCGACCTGGACGCCGTGCGGACGGCGCACAAAGACCCAACCAACAACCGCGCAGGGAAAGCAAAAGGTGGTGAGGACGTGAACCCGTCGCACGGGTGGGGCGACTCTCCTGGCGGCAAGCAGAACCCCGCGGGTGCCCCGCCGCTCGACTACTGGGTGATCCCCCCCGCCCCCTACAGCGGCAGCCACTATGCAACGTTCCCCGGTGCGTTGTGTGAGCGGCCTATCAAGTCGATGGTCCCGGCGAAGGTGTGCACCGTGTGCGGGGCACCATCGGAACGGATCACGTCGGAGCCGGAGTACGTGAGCACCACCGGCGGCAGAGTGGTCAACCACTTCGATGGGGACCGCAAGGGGGAAAGCGTGAACGCGTGGGAGGTCGACGGCGGCAACCCCGGGCACGTCGTGCGCTCCACCACCACCATCGGCTGGACGGACTGCGGCCACGACTCGTGGCGTAACGGCGTCGTCCTCGACCCGTTCGCCGGCAGCGGAACCACCCTCATGGTTGCCACCGGCCACGGCCGCGACGCCATCGGCATCGACATCGACGCCCGCAACGCCGATCTGGCGCTCGACCGGGTGGGGCCGCTCATGCTCACGGTGGAGCACCTGGCCGACGAGGTGGCGTCGTGACCGGGCTGATCATCTTCGTCGGCGTTGAGACTGGAGACTTGGCGTGACGGCCCGGTTGGCGATGCTGCTGACCCTTGCCTCCACGGTGGCCATGACGGCGTGTGGAGACGTCGCGCCGCCGTCGGACAAGCCAACCAGCCCCGTGACGAAGTCAGTTCTTGGTGAGCGGGTCATCATCGACCCGAAGATCGCTGACTTCCCGAAGGTGCTGCTGTGGTGCGAGGGCACGACGCTGTTCGCCCTGTCCAGAGTTGATGGCTCGGACTGGGACGACAACGCAGCCGGAGGAGGCGGTGTCGCCGTCGCCGTCAACGGTTGCCCGAACGGAGAGGTGCCGGGCCGATGAGGTCAAGGAGCATCACGGACTGGATCGTCCCAGCCCGGGCCCTGAGTTGGGGGTTCCTTGACGGCTACCTGCCGCCGGCGCCCGAGGGGATGACCTGGGGCGGGTGGGCCAGTCGTGACTACGGGGGGGTCAAGCTCGGGCCGAAGCTCGAGTGGCCGATGCTCAAGCTGGAGCCCGTGACCTACCGGTTCGGGCAGGAACTGCGGCACATCCAGGGCGCATGGTGTGTGCCGGGCGTGGTGAAGCGCCCCACCAGCGAGATCCTCGGCGACTTCGACTGCGACCGCCCGGATCTCGGCCGATGAGCTCGGCCCCGGAGCGTCCAGGAATCAGTCCGCCGGCGGACCCGATCCCAGACTGCGGGGGCATCGGGCCCCATCCGGCTTCGGCCCACGACCACGACTGCGTGGCTGAGCGCCGGTCGCTTTGGAAGAGCGGCGTTTCGATGGGGCTTGTAGCCCAGCCCGAACCGATCTGGCATGTCGTCGAACATCGTGGCCGGACCCCCGATTTTGTGCCGATCCGTTGCTCAGCCGATCAGGGGATCAACTTGCCGGGCCCGTCCGAACGCCGGCAGCCGACCTGCCTTGACTGCATCCGCATCCTTCAAGCCAGATGTTCAGGAGACACCTGATGCAAGAGAACGAACGACGCAACATCCGGGTCTGGCCGGCCGGCACCCCCGCCAGCGTGTCCGGAAACTCCTGGACCGCCCTCGGATGGACCATCACCACGTGGGAGAAAACAAACCCGGACGGCAGCCACACCTACGGCACCGACTACGACCTCCCCGAGCCCGCCACCTGGCAAGAAGCGGCCCGCCACCCATGCCCGTAGCACTAGACGACAGGAAGAAGTGCGATGAGTAAGCTCACCATTGAGGACTGGGTCGCCCTCGGCGTGGACATGGGTTGGGCCTCCGAGGTGCATTGCGCCACCCACGACGGCGTGAAGAACGTCGGCGACGAGGCCGCCCTCTGGGACGAGGGGTACGACCCCTGCCAGCTGGTCGTGCGGATCCTGCCTGGAGGGTCAGATGCCTGAGCTCAACGAGATCGACATGGACAAGCTACGCAGGGACCTCTCCTACTCTTTGACGGATCGGATCCTGAAGGAGTTCCCGCCGAACGCGTACAGAGCCCCGGACCCCGTGACCATGGAGTCCGTCATCGACGCCATGGCTGAGATCCAGGCTCACGTCGAGGCCGAGGTCGTGGCCCGACGGGATGCGATCCACGCTGCGTGCGTCGATGCCCTCGCCCGAGACTGCGGGGTCGTCGTTGATGAGGTGGCCTGCACGGCCAGCGCCTCACCGATGGTGCCGGCCGGCGAGATGTACGTCGTGAACCACCACCTCTTGGCTCAGTTCCAGGAGAGGGGGTCCTGGGTGTGAGGACCGGGAAGATCTACAGCCCGCCAGAGGGGGTGCATGGCCCGACGCTGGGCCGTGACCTACCCCAGGATTGCGACTACCTGCCGGCGGTGGGCGACCCCCGCGACGAGCGGCACGCCGAGATGTGGATGCCGTGCTGCGAGCTGGTGATGGCGACCTCGCTCTACTGGTGGCGCTCGCCGTCCACCATGTGGAACCAGGCCCAGGCGAACGGAGAGAGCCAGTGAGCTCCATCAACTTCATGCCCTGGCCAGCGAGATCCTCGGTCACCTTCAACGACGAGCTCGAGGTGGTCGAGGTGCGCAAGCCCTCATCCATGGTCCGCCTGGACGTTGAACACGACCAGGGCTGGACCGCCACCTGGAACCTGACCACGGCCGACTGGGTGAAGGTCCGTGACGCCGTGGAGGTCAAGCGGCTGGAGGACATGGAGGATCAGCTGTTCGCCGGCGGGCTCGTGTTCGCCCCGCAGTGGGACTACGTCGAGGAGATGATCCGCCAGCTTGTGGAGACCTTCGGGATCCCGGAGAACTTCCGGGTTGAGCCGACACCTCTGAGACGAGTCCGATGAGGCTGGTCAGGGCGGACTGGAGCTCGAGTTGGGCGGGTCTACCGCTGTCACCGCTGCAGGGTCTGGTGGGTGCGCGGCTTCCGCCCCGGGCTCGTGCTTCAACGCTGGAGGTGGTCTCGATGAACGAGATCTGCAACCGCCTCATGGGCCATCTCGCTGAGTCCCACCCCCGGGGCTGGGGCGACCTCGTCATCCTCTAGTCCAAGGAGGCCGCGAAGGTCCTCGGGTGCCAGCTCGCGCTCGCGCGTAACCCAATCGAGGTAGGCGCGGCCGAGGTCTGCCTCCGGGCTCCGGGTATACCCGGACCAGCCGGCGGCGGTGATGAGCTCCACCAGCAGGATCGGGCACTCCGCCAGGCCCCGGGTGTCGTCCCGGACCAGCACGCCAGACGACCGGTCGTACACGTAGATGTCGACGCGGGTGGGGTTGATGAAGGTCGCGCTGACGACCACCGAGTTGATGATCCAGCGGGCCTCGAGGTGGTCGTCCTCACCGAGGTACAGCCCGGGCCAGCGTCCCGTGACGGCCGTCATCTCGTGGATCGAGGCTGAGGGGTAGCAAGAGCTCGAAGGACCTGCCGGGCTACGGCTTCCGCGAGCTTCGGTGGGACGGCGTTGCCGATCTGCCGGTACTGCGACGAGCGGGCTCCGGAGAAGCTCATGGCCTTCGGGAACGTCTGGATCGCTGCTGCCTCGGCGACGGTGATCCTGCGGGCGCCCGGGACCGTGCCGGTTCGTGGCGGCCCGCCCTCCATCAAGTGCTGGTGGTAGTCAGGCACGACCTCATCGAGGTCGATCCACGGCGTCTTGTTGCCGCCCATCGAGGCGAGGAGCGTGGGCGCCGGCCGATCAAGGTTCATCGGCCTTCCTCCACCGTTGAAGATTTGCCCATGGTACGGATCTGGTCGGGTCGACGGGTTCTTTGCGTAGGTGACGATGCTCCGGTTCGGAGTGCCGGCTGGCTCGGCGTCGATCACCTGACGAACCGCCTTGTGCGGCCACCTGCGACCAGGTCCATGCGTTCTCGTCGGCCACTCGAAGGTCAGCCCGGCGGCGACACCGACTACGAAGGTGCGCTCTCGGCGCTGGGGCACGCCGTAGTCAGCGGCTTGGAGAACTCGGAAATCGACGTTGTAGCCGAGTCGGATCTCGTCATAGCCCTCGCCCAGGAGGGTGGACAGGGGAAGGTGCCCTCTGAATACATCGAGGACCCGTTCGAAGTCGGCACGCGCCGTCCCCTTCGTCAGCCCTGCGACGTTCTCCATCACGAACGCCTGCGGCTGAACCTCGTGAACGACACGTGCGAACTGCGGGATGCCGTCTCGGGGATCGGCATGTCCACGACGGAACCCGCCGAGGCTCCAGGGCTGACACGGTGGTCCTCCGACCACCGCAGCGACTGCCCCGGCGAACGGCGTGAAGTCGACCTCGCAGATGTTGCGCCGGAGCATCAAGATCGAATCTCCACGGGCGGCGGCGTACGTGGACGCTGCGTCCGCATCGAGCTCAACGGCGGCGACGGCGTGGAAGCCGGCCGCCTCAAAGCCGAGCGAGAGACCACCGGCCCCGGCAAAGAGGTCGATGATCCCGGTCGCCTTGGCGGCAGGCGACAGGTCTGGTGGCACCTCGTCAAGCAGGGTCATCTGGGTGAACCTCTGGAACCTCATGGATCCAGCTCCTTCGCGGCGTGCTGCTGCTTGGGGAGGCTGGATCGAACATACGCGCGGGGAGTGACAATGAAGGTAGCCCGGCTTCGGCGCGGTTGCCGCAGCCCCCGACGTTGCGTCGTGGACAACCGAGGTCGGCCCGCAGCTTCGCCGCAGCTTCAGGGTCCATGATCAACGAGACCTTAGGGCAGTCTGACCGGTGGGTTGTCCCTGGCATCCTGATCGGCTCGCCGGGTAGGTCGTAGACGGGTGGCTCATACCGGCACTCGGGGCACGGGATGTAGGAGCCGTCGGGCTGGAGGCCGGTCACGGCAGGGCGGCCCTCACCGCAGCGTCCTTGGACTCGAGGAGCTTGCGGAGCGCCACGGACTTCTCCGGGCCTCCGGGGAGGTTCTGGTCAATGTGTTGGGCGAGCTCGCAGAACGGCCGGCTGACCGCGGCCAGGGCCTCAGGCAGGTGGCCGTACTCGAAGTAGCGCATGATCGGGGTCGCTGCGAGCAGGGATTTCGTGGTTGGGGTTTCCATGGTCGTCACCCTATCCCAAACGCCTCGTTGAGTGCTCGGGTGCAACGGCCCCCGATTCCGCGGATCGACTGCTTGTCCTCCTCGCCCAGATCCTCGAACCCGTCATCCCCGAGGAGGGTCAGGGCCAGCTCGTAGAGGTCGCAGAGGTCGTAGAGCGGGACGGCCACCAGCGGCTCGATGGAGCCACCCTCTGGAGTTTCCGTAGATGCCTCCAGGTTGTGGGTGTGGCGCCAGTCGATGAGGGCCCTGCCGTAGATCCAGACCAGGGTGACGTTCAGAAGCAGGAGGCCCCATGTCCGCGTCTGGAGGATGAGGGCCAGCCAGAGGGCCTGGTTGGCCAGACCCACAGCCCAACCCTCCCAGCGCTTCTTGGCCACCAGGTGGAACCCGATGATCGTGACGATGGATGTGGCGAGTGAGAGCATCAGGTCTCCTGGCCGTAGTGATGGCTGTGTCTGTGCAGGATTCGGATCGTCCGGTACTGCCAGGCGGTGAAGGCAGCGGAGAAGGCGAAGTAGACGGCCTGAGGATACTGGCTGGCCGCCAAGGCCAGTAGGGCGGCGATGGCGCAGATGATCGAGGCGGCGACGGCCATCCGCCGCCATCTCCGGTCCCACTTGGCGGTGGAGAGGGTGCTCATCGGGCCTGGCCCGTTCGCTCCGGCAGGTCGGTGTGGATGCCAGCGGTATCGGACGAGTACACCACCGGGTTCTGCCACCAGTAGGGGTACTGCGGCGCCACTGGCGGGACGACCCAGATCGGTGCCGGCGCTGGAGACACGGGCGGTCCGTCCCAGAGCGTCCTGACAGCGCGGGCATCCAGGCATCGCTGATGTCGCTTCCGCCAGGGCTCCAGGGCCTCCATGGCGCTGTCGCCGTCGAGCTCGATCTTCGCCCCACAGGAGCATGTTTCCTTCATGGAAGAATCCTTTCCTTTATGTTCGGTGTTCGGTACCCACCGGACACCGAACACGAGATGTCCCAGCCATTGAGACAGTTCTTCACAGGTCGTCGTCCCGTTCAGCGAGGGCGGCCAGGGTCCAGAACCCGTCGGGGTCGAGGTCGGCAAGGAGCTCGGGGTCGGCGGGGATCACAGCCACCTCGACCTCGCGCCGGCCGGCCCACTGGACGACCCGGTTGAGGGCTGAGTACGTCCGGTGTGTTCGACATCTACTCATCAAGGCGACGGCCAGCTCCTCGATGACCACGGCGTACAGCGGCCGGTCCAGGAAGACGATCTCGGGCTCGTCGCCGTAGGTGATGGCCCACGTCCATACGGTCATAGAGCTCCCCCCATTGCCATCACTTCTTTCTCCTCCAATGCAGCCAAGCATGAAAGTGAGCAGGCGTCCAGGTCTCTTCGTCGACCGCGGCTCCCTCGCTCCAGCACCCAGTGCTGGGATCCGTTGATTTCCTGGCGGCAGTTGGAGCATCGTGTCATGGATCTTCTTTGGTCGAAGCCAGTGTGAGCGGGCCAAGATGCCTGTCGAGGTCGGACTTGAGCGTGTCCAGCAGGTTGCGATACTCGAGGTGGCGAGCGATGTGTTTTGCGGCTTTGGGGCCGTGCGCTCGGAGCAGGTTGGCGTGGTGTTCATCGGTCGTTTCCCACCGGGCGTTCGAGGGCGCGTTGGTGATCTGGGCGTCCACGTAACGGGCGAGGACCACGGCCTGGTGGGAGACCATCTCGTCGGACACCACCTTGATCGCGTTGCGCAGCACCGCTTCGTGAGTGCGGCGCTCGACCATAACTCCGGTCATTGGGGCTGGGGCCAGAGCTGCTTGATGATGTCCATGATGCCCGCTACGTCCGCCGTCACGGTCATGGTGTACCCGGACTTCAGGACGACGATCGTGCCCCCCGAGTCGGGGTCTACGTCCAGGGCGGCGAGCTCGGTGTCGTTGACGGCGACATCGAATCCGTCCAGGCGCTCCAGGGTGATCATGTGGAAGCCGTCCATGTTTCCTCCACACCACCTTCCTCGGCCTCGAACGTGAAGTCGAGCTCGAGCGACCCGTCCTCTTGCCTCGTGAGGTGCACGTTGATCCCGCTGGCAGCCTTGCCTTCGGCCCACGCTAGAGCCTCCTTCGGGTTGAGGCCGGTCCTCAGCCCGGCACTGGCCAGGACCGCCACCACGCAGGCGTCGACCACCCGGTCAGCTAGGCGGACCTGACCGGTGAGGTGGGCGACGAGGGCCTCGGACATATCCGACATGTCTTCGGCGTCGAGTGGGGTCCAGTTGTTGGTGATGGTCGTCATGGGGCTTCCTGGGTGAGGTCGAGGTTCTCGATGATGGATGTGGCGTTTCGCACGGCCGAGGCCATGAAGTTGACCCGAGCTCTGAGACGATTGTTTTCGTTGTGGAGCATCTGGATGGTGGTGGCGTACTCCGGGTCCATGTCCTCGGGGGCCGGCCAGCGGATCGGGATGGGAGCGTCGAAGGTGGACTCCACGTACCGGAGGCTGTTGTCGTCGCCCGGCAACTGGCCGAGGAACGACACGGTCTCATCCGACGCCGACTTCGGCTCGGTCGACACCGTGAGCCAAGCCCCGTACATGATGTGGCTCGTCAGGTTGTGGGGGTCGGGTCTCGTGTAGTGGCAGTACACGACATCACCCGGCTTGACGTGACGTGCCTGGGTGAGGGACACGATGTGGGCAGTGGATTCTCCGCGATCTGGTAGCTCAGCCATGGTCACCCTCGCCGAAGTTGGCCCAGCCGTGCGGGAGGCCCCACTTGTGCATCGCCACACCCACGGCGGCCTCGGCGGTGGTGCTGGGCCAGTTCACCATGGTCATGCTTGTCGCCTCGTGCTCGCTGAGTACGTGGACGAGCTCGTCGATGAAGTACATCGAGATGGAGTGGCAGCCACTCGCATCGACCACCACGCGACCCAACTTCCCCATGGCCCGGAGCCCGAGGATCGTCGGGCCGCCGGGGCCTTCCGGGTGCTTGGGGAGGAGGATCGTCAGGAGGTCTGCGTCGTTGGCCGCCGGCTGGCGCTTCCGGTCGAAGGCGGTCATCTCCCCGTCGACCACGATCACCGCGTGCGGGTAGTACGCGACGTGCCGGCGTGGGCCCATGGAGTTGCTGTACCGGTGGTCGTCGTCTCGGGCCAGGGAGAAGGTGCCGTTCTCCGCCTGGGTTACCAGGACGGGGGCGTCCCACTGGTTGGTGGTCGGGATGATCTCTACGTCGATGCCGTTCACTTGCTCTCCTCGTTGAGGTCGATGAGTTCTGATGTGGGCAGTACTTCGAAGGTTGCGGTCCAGCAGAGCATCTTGATCTCGATGCTGCCGTTCTTGGCGATGATGTCGCGCACGTCCTGCCAGGTGAGGGGCTCATCCGAGGCTTCGGCGATTGCCCGGTAGGCCGCTACCTCGGTGCGGCACACGTTGACCACGCTGCCGTCTTCGGCGACGATTGCCCAGCCGGCCATCATTGCCACTCCCCCTCGCGTATCTGATCACGTACCCGGGTGGCCAGGCTGTCGCGCAGGGCTTGGAGCCGGGCCTTGGTCACCTCGTGCTCGGCTCGCTCGAGCCGTAGGCGTGCCTCGCATGCTATGACCCGTCGAGCCTCGACCTCGGGTGAACGTTCGACGATCACCCGTTCGGCCCGCATGCGCCAGGCGACCGCTCGGGCGCGGGCCAGCTTGAGCTCGTTGCGCTGCACCCAGTTCAGGACCATGAGTCCGATGGCAAGGATTGCCCAAAATGTGGTCACCCCGGTCCTCCGTTCGCCAGTTCGAGTAGCACGTCGGCGTGGCAGGGCTGGTCAAGCGGGCACCAGCACGCCAGGTCATGACCGCGTAGCTCGGCCTTCACGTCACTTGCGCTGATCCATCCCGAGCCGGTGCGGGGTGACGGGTAGCCCTCCCACGCGAAACCATTGTCGTGGTCGGTGACCAGGTGGTCCCGAAACGCCCCTCGAAACGCCTTGACCGCGAACTCCGCCGCCGCCGCTTTGTCGAGGAAGAACCACCCTGTGGTGGGGCTCCGAACTCCCCAGAACCCATCGCGCGTTTCGATCAGTCGGTAGGGGTTCCCCCACTTCGACGGGCGTGCCACGACGATGGCCCCCTCGGGCTTGCGCCAGCCCTTGGTGCGACGCAGCTGGATCCGTTGCGGGCTCACCCTTCCTCCCATTCGATTGTCACCGTCACCAGATCGCCCACCAGTGGGCCGGCTACCCCTGCCTCTGTTGCCTGCGGCCATCGGATGCCGATGTACTCGTAGGCGGTCCATCCGTCGCCCTCCACCCACTCCATGTCGGATCCCTTGACCGCGACAACAGCCAGATTCTTGGTCATGCGCTTCGTCATCACAGGTCCTTCAGGATCGCAGCGTCACCCTTGGCGGCCCAGAGGGCGGCCTCGAGCTCGGCGACCCGCAGCTTGAGCTTCTCGGCCTCAGCGACGGCCTCCTGGTGGAGCGCGTAGGGGGCCTTGCCCTCGGGGTTCAGGATGGTGACCGCTACCTGGATGGTCCCCTCGGGGTCGACCAGCCTCATCTCGAGGTAGTTGATGGCGTCGGGGTTGTTCGACAGGCTGGCCCGGGCGAGTCCGGCCGCCCACCGAGAGAGGACCTCGGCTGGCTCGACGGCCATGCCGTCGGGGTCGAGGGCCCACAGCTTGCCGGCGTCGTCGGTGTGGAGTCGGGCGTTCGGGACGTCCTCGGGGTCGAGCTCGGCCCGGGGAGCGTCGTCGGGGATCTCGAAGCGGAGGGCGGTCATGTTGGTGGTCAGGAACTTGGTGTCCGGCCACATCTGGCCAATCGCCCACATCAGGTTGCCGGCGATGTCCATAGGGAGGGGGAGTCGGATGAGTACTTCAGTCATGGGGGTCCTATCTGTTCTTGGGGGGTCGTGTTCCGAGGTGCCAGAGCCCGCAGTTGAGGCACTGGTAGGCGTGGAGGCCGAGGGGGTGCTTGTTGTTGCGCCTGGCCCGGGAGCGAATCCCCCCGGCCGCGGCTTTGGCTGTGGGCCCGTCCGGGTACTGGAGCTTGCGCATGCAGGTGATCTGCTGCTTCGCCTTCGCCCGTTTCTTCGAGCCGCGGTGCTTCATGGGCCTAGTAGCTCTTTGATCACCGCCATCGCTGCGAGTGCTGCGAGGCACCACGTCTGGCGGGTCACGGGGTGGTGTCCTTCGCTCGCCACTCCGCCCAGAAGTTGGCGAGGATCACCCTGCACTCGTCGGCGTCGGCAAGCTCGGCCTCGGTCGGGTCGTCGGGATCGGCTGCGATCATCCGGGCGAGCGCCTGGGTAGCGTTGTGCTCGTCGAACGGGCGCCACTCGGTGTCGCCGCACGTGAAGGTGATCTCGTAGGTGATGTCGGTCATGCGTCCTCCAGGTCGATCTCGACCCCCTGCTGCAGGTCGTTGAGTTTCGCCCCGATGTCGAGGTCGATCTCCGTCCAGTCCTCGGCTGTCTTCGCCCCCAGTGGCTGGTAGGTGGCGCAGAGGTGGTTCACTTCGTCGGCTGTGAGGTACAGCGGGTACTGGCCGGGCTGGTTGACGGCCTGGGCTGAGACCCGGGCCTGCTCTGTGAGGTGAAAGGCCCTGGCTGTGGCGAGCTCGGCGCCGAGCCTTCGCACCTCCGCCCGGAGCTTGCCGTTCTGCTCTGTCAGGATGGCATGCTCGCGCTCCAGTGTCATGTGCACTCCAAGATGTTGATGATGATCCCGTCGGATCTGGTGGGGTCCAGCCGCGGTGCCAGGTAGGTGATTGCGTGGACGTACTTGCCGCTGTCGTCGGGGAGAACGCCGGCGGCGACGAAGCCGTCGATGATCCCCTTGGCCGACGGCGCGATGGCGCCGGGGTCTGGAAGCGGATCCTCGGTGAGGCGGGCCTGGAAGGTGAGCTCGACGAGCTCGAGCTTGGGGATGCCCTTGAGCCGCACGGCTTGGATGCTGGCGTTCTTCCACTTCTGGCGCTCGCGGTGGGAGGTCATGTAGTGGTTCCGGCGCTCGTGGTTCTCGAGCGTTGGCCGGCCGAGCCAGTCGATGGCGAAGGTCCAGGAGGTCACGGGTCCTCGCTGAGGACTTCGACTGTGCCGGAGCCGTCCCAGCCGATCGCTGGGTCATGGACGTTCGCCAAGAGAACGCCGTCGTGGTCCGTGAACGCCAGGCATCCGTCAGCCCCGTAGCGGGTTCCGCCGACCTCAGGGAACCCCACTAGCCGCCTCTGGTCGGCAACGACTTCCCACCACGGCACCCGCTCCGTCTCGGGCTCCGGCACGGCCCGGGGAGCACGCACCTCCACCCACGTCCTGTCGGATGCGTTGTCGGAGCCACACACGAACCACGGGAAGTCGACGCACGTCCGCACGGCCTCGCCGAGCACGTTCGGCGCCAAGGCGAGCCACGTCGGCACCCCGTCCTCGTCCGTCAGACCGGACAGCACCGCACCCGGCCACGGCGGGACGGGGGGTGGGGTGGTGCTTTCCGGCCGACCAGCACCCACCCATGCGTCGTATCCGCTGAACAGGCCGCGTCTGGCGTTCGTTGTCTCCGGTGAATCCCCACCCTCGGACTCGGTGTATCGGCCGATCAGTCGCATGGCGTCCCCAAGGGACGACGGGGTGCGCGTGGGGGGTGGGTCCTCCGTGTCGCCGTTCAGCATGGCGTCCTCGATCCGGCCCACCACTTCGGGCGTCAACCATTCCGGGGCGGGGGGCTCCTGGTGCCACGTCCACGAGGTGGGGATGCGGTAGGTGATGCCAGCGCGAAGCGACCCAGCGAACTGATCGGCCGTCTGGTTGGCCGTCGGGAAGTCCCCCGCCCTGCCCATCGCCCGCACCTCTACCCCTGCGGCGACCGCTGCGGCCAACTCGTCGGGGTCGGCGCAGTCACGCCACTCCGGGGCGGTCACGGGGTCACCACCCTGGTGAGGGCATCGGTGGGAAACGGGCGCTCGTCGTCGTGGTCGCCGTCGATGGCGACGAAAGGCCAACCGCCCTTAGGTGCCACCACCACCGTGCCGGTGAGCTGCACCCGGTCGCCCACCTTGAGCGGCGGGAAGCGCCACCAGTAGAGGTACTCGTCGACGGCAGCGCCACTAGCCAGCCAGCGGTCAGCGGACGCCGTATGGGGGTCCCAGGTCGCCCCCAGCCGCTCGCACCCGTCGGGCAGGTCGCGGCCCAGTGTCGGGCCGTGCACACCCTCGGGGGGTTGGTAGGTCGGAACCTCGTTGCTCTCGTTCATCGCTCCATGTCCTCTCGCTCGATCAGTCCATCGGGCAGCCCGCACACCTCGGCCCACAGGCCGATCAGCAGATCCCGCTGCGCCGCCGTGTAGGGGCCGTCGTCGGTGGCGAGATCCCACGTCACAACCGCCCTGGCCGCACCCCAGGCCGCACCCCTGGCCGCATCCCTGGCCGCACCCCTGGCCGCATCCCAGGCCGCACCCCAGGCCGCACCCCAGGCCGCATCCCTGGCCGCACCCCTGGCCGCACCCCAGGCCGCACCCCAGGCCGCATCCCTGGCCGCACCCCTGGCCGCACCCCAGGCCGCATCCCTGGCCGCATCCCTGGCCGCACCCCTGGCCGCACCCCAGGCCGCAGCCAACCGCTTCGCCTCGTTGGGGGTGAGGGTCGCGGCACGTCGCACCAGCGCCACGACCGCCCGCCACTGCGGCCCGAACGTCTCGATCAGGTCGGCGTCGGTGATGTCCCAGCCTGCACGGGCCAGCTGCACCACCTCGCCTTCCGTGCGGGTGATGGCGTCGTTCCATGTCGTGGACCAGCGATCGAGCCGGGCCTCGACCTGCTCGATTAGGTAGGCGTCACCGGGCACCGGGCAGCACCGACGGATCGCACCGTGCAGGCACATCGCCTGCTTGTTGCCGTAGGCGCCTTTCCGCCAGTGGCCTGCCAGGGTGTCGGCCAGCTTGTCGCCGCCAACGTGGATCACTGTCTCGTTCATCGCTGCTTCCTCTCTCGTCGGTCCATCACTCGTTCCGTCACACCCGCCGCCGTCGCCAGCGCGGCCAGCGGGCCAATCGGCAGGGACGCGGTATCGGGCAATGTTGGGATCGCCCTCGGATGGGAGGTATAGATCTTTGGCTGGCAGCCAGGCGCATCCCTCGTCGGACTGGTACTCCACAACCCCGGCCCGGTGCGCCTCGTCGGCTTCCTTGTGGGTCGCCGGGGTGCGCCAGCCGTCTTCATGGACGGGGGTGTCCATCCGGTACTTCCACCCGGCGAGGTACGCGTCCCACGCCCGTCGTTCTTCCGTCGTCATCTTCCGAAGAACGAAGTCCATGTCCCGGGCGTGAAGCCAGATGTGGCCCATGATGTTCTCGATCAGCTCTTGGTGGTCGAGGACCACGGCCATGACTTCATTCACCATGTCGTCCGTGGTGTGGAACGTCGAGCCGGCGAACCCGTCGAGCGCCAGCCCGATCCGCTCCCGCAGCCAGGCGTCAGCGTACTGGGGGTCCTGCATGCGGCTGGCGAGGTACTCATCGGCGCCCGTCGGGGCTTGATCTGTCTCCATAGGGGATCAGCATACTCCATCCCATATCGGGCCCGTCAATGACCTTCGTGAACGCCCCCCCGTCAGCTGCCGATGAATGGTCAGGAACTGGCGCAGCCGATGCTGCCCTGACAGATCGGAGAAGTTCATGTCCTACACTGGTCAGATCGCCCCTGATGGCAGACGGTACGCCGATGGTGACCCCGCCACCCCCACGGTGACCCCGACCCCGGCCGGCAAGATGGTCACCCACGGTTCGTTCGATGCGGTCACCGCCGACCTCGGCGACCTGGACGGCCTCCTGGTCCGCATCGCCCTCGACGCCGTCGTCACCGCCACGGATGCCACGGTGACCTCGGCTACCGCTGCGTTCTCGTCGGCCGATGTGGGCGCTGAGATCTCCGGCGTGGGCATCCCTGCCAACGCGACCATCGCCAGCGTCACCAACGCCACCACCATCGAGCTGTCGGCCGTGGCCACCGCCTCGGGTACTGGCGTGGACATCACCATCACCCGGAATCTCGCCGACGTGGTGGCCGACCACACCACCCGCATCGAGGTCCTCGAGCCCTGAGCCTGGGCCTGGCGCCGCCAAGGCTCCTACCTGGGGCGTGGGTGTCCTGTGGCTGAGCTGCCACGAAACAGCCCCCTGCTTCGGCCGGGGGCTGTTTCGCGCAAGTGAACGCCCTCGCTGCGATCTGCCGATAGGGGGAATGTGGAGATTGAGCTGACGACCCAAATCGGTGCCGACGGGATCCGCTACACCACCGGGGAGCAGCCCACTGACCCGGCGCCCTACCGGCGAGACCAGCCGACCCAAGCCGACCTGGCCACCCCGGACCTGCCGGGCGGCGTCGGGTTTCGCTCTGGTCTCAACGTGTGGAAGGCCAAGGTTCAGGCGGCTACCTCCGCATCCCCCGTGGATGTGGTGGTGATCCATGACTCCCTGTGGGACATCGGTGACGCCTCAACGCCGTCGGCTGCCCAGATGCTGCACCGAGCGCTCAACGCCGCCGCCGGTGTCTACGGCGCCGACCCGATCGGCACATCCACGCTGCCGCTGCCGGTGCACGGTCACCCGGGGGCGGGGACTGGGTCCACCTCATCGCAGGGTGTGGTGGCCACTACCGCCACAGGCAAGCAGGGTTCGACGCTCAGCAACGGGAACGTCCTCACCCACGTCGCCACCGCCACCGGGTTCAGCGTCCTATACCGCACTGACCCCACCTACGGCTCCATGACGATTCGGGACGGCGCCGGGGGCACCGTCCTCGCCACGATCGACTGCGCGGCGACCGCCAAGTCCGGCCGCCTCTGGACCTCCGGCGCCCTGTCGGATGCCTCCCACACCCTGCACATCACGTCGACCGGCACCACCCGTGTCGAGATGGTCATGCCGACCCGTTCCACCAAGGTCCGCACCTGGCCCGCCGGGTGGGGCGGCGCCACCACCGACGACTTCATGGACAACGCGGACCGGGCGCTCGACCTCATCGACACCTTGGAGACGGCCGGGACGCTCGGTCTGGTGATCGTCGCCATGGGGACCAATGACGACGGCGAGCCGTCGGATGTGTCCACCCTGGTTGACCTAGTCCGCACCCACACGACTGCTGACGTGGTGCTCTGGTTGCCGTACATGTCTGGGGCATTCGGCCAGGCTGAGTATGACGCGATGATCCCCTACGCCCGCGCCGCCGACGCCGTGCTCGTGGACGCCTCGGTGGTCGCAGATCAGATCGTCACGGTCGACGGCACTCACCCGGGCGGGGCCGGGCGGGCTGTCATGGCCGCCCACCTCGCGGCGGTCCTGTCCGGCGACCCGATCGGTGCTGCGATCCGCCTCGGAGCAGCCGTCGCCTCCGGGCGCGGGGCGACCACCACCCGGATGGAGGAGACGGGCCTCAACATCTCGGGTGACTCGTACATGCTGCGGACCGCTGCCGCCACGTTCGGGTTTGGGTCCGGGCTCTCCCTCCTGTTCGGGACCCCCGACGGCACCCTCCGGGCGTCTGCCCTTCAGGGCACCGAGAAGGCATCTGACCCTGCCGCTCCCGCCGCCAACACCGGGATCCTCTACTTCCGGGACAACGGGTCCGGCAAGACCCAGCTCTGCGTTCGCTTCGCCACCGGTGCCATCCAAGTCGTCGCCACTCAGCCCTGAGTGCCCAACCCCGAAGGAACCGACCGACATGATCCCCAACGACAACATCCGGTTTGCCATCTACGCAACCCTCGGCCTGGCCTGCGCCGTACTACTGGGCACCGGGCTCCTCACCGAGGAGAACCTCACGGTCGCCGCCAAGTGGCTCGCCGGCTTCGGGGTCGGGGCCAGCGTGTTGGCCGCGACAAACGTCCGCAGGAAGGACGCCGAGGTGCGGCCGGCTGCCCCCGATGCCCCGCCAGCAGTGGCGCCGGCCATCGAGGCCGAGGAGCTTCCCTGCCTTGGGTGTGACGAGCCCGAGGTGACCCGGGCCGCCGAGGACCTGATCACCTACGCCGAGGCGCTTCGCATGGCGGAGGACGCCGCTACAGAGGCGTACCGCCAAATCGAACTCGGGGGGTAATCCCGTGAGCTGCAAGCGCCCGAACACACCCAGGTCTGATGCCAAGAGCATCGCCGAGCTCGAGGAGCCTCTTCGGTCGCGCATCTGGACGGCGGTGCAACATGCCCCCACCAAGGGCCTAGTCCTAGTCTCCGGCTACCGGGATCCTGGCCGCCAGTGGGATCTTCGCCATGACCGCTGCCCTGGCCGCGAGTGCGATCCGTCATGCAAGGGCTTCCCGGTCACCGCGGTGCCCGCCCAGCTCGCCATCTCCGGCAAGTGGGTCGGCGGCTCGAAGCACCAGCACCGCAAGGCTGCGGACATGGGTGGAAGAGACCTGGACTGGCTGATCCGCAACCGATTCGCGTACGGCCTCGGTCTGACCGTGTCGTCCGAGAACTGGCACTTCGAGGCGTCCGGCAGGGACGCCAGGACGGGTCGTCAAATCCCGGCGCCGTCCGTGCCGATAATGGTCTTCGGAGGGCTGGTTGCAGTGCCACCTCCACCCCAGATCGAAAGGCAGCTGTTCATGGCCCTCAGTGACGCCGAAGAGACAGAGATCCTGGACGGCATCCGAGAGATGCGGAAGAACCTCCCGCGCAAGGCGTTCGTTCTTCGCGACCCCCGCAACGCCAGCGTGTGGGTGTTCAGTGGCGCCGGCCGTTGGCACGTGCGCAACATGACCGGCCTGAACCTCCTCATCTGGACTGGGCAGGTCGCCGGCCTCGGCTCCGAGGGGATCCCCGTCGGCACCGCCGCGCAGTTCGATGCCATCCCCGAGATCGACGCCCCCTTCGACTGGGACGAGCTTGAGAGCCGTCTGACCACCTGACATGGGGCGCAATGAAGATCGACGCGAGTTCACAACGGATACCCGGATGAGCCTGCTCGAGGGGGACCTCGACCGACAGGACCTTCGGCTTGATCAGTTCGTGGCTGAGCTGAAGGGGCTTCGCCAGGTACTGGTGGGTATCCTCGTCTCCCTGACCACAGCGAGTATCCTTCTTGCTGTGAACCTTGCGGTGGGCCTCGGATGAGTGAAGAACTCCACCACGCTCGGCCGTCGTTGACGACCCGCCGGCTCCTTTGGACCACGTCCGTCGTCACCTGCGCCGTGCTGATCATCGGCGGCACCACGCTCTACCAGACCATTGGGGCCCGGGCGACGTCCGAACAGATTCGGTCAGCCAGCTACATCACCGCCTGCCGGTCTGAGCTCCGAGCCGAGGTCGACCTCGCCACCACTGAGGTGCAGGACGTCGTGCTGCGTGGCCTCGTCGAAGTCGCCGAGGACGACCACGCCGGGCTCCAGGTCGTACTCGAGGACGCAGACAGAGTGCTGGCCGCCGCCCGCCGGACGGCCGCCAAGTACGCCGACGGTGTCGCCCTGTCCAGGACAGACCCAGAGGCTTTCGTCGCTGCCTGTGAGCGCTAGTGCTCAGCCACCTCGACCGGCTGTCTGCTGTTGAGGACCGGCTAGTCGAGGCCGAGGTCGACCTCGGGGAGCTTGCCACTTCCCATGATGGCGTCTTCGCCGTCACGTCCCACCTGGCAACCGAGGTCAAGCGCCTCGGCCGTCAGATGGTAGAGCGCGAAGCGGAGATCCTCGCCCTGAATGATCGCATGAGTATCCTGTTGTCATCCCGCGGTGAACTGCTTGGCCGGCTCGACGAGCTGGAGAGGTGGTACCGCTCCACCAAACCACAAGAAGGAAGAGTCGAATGAGCTACCAGGGAACGCAGATCGGTCCTGACGGCAAGCGCCGCCCCACTGGAGAGCCGGATCCGTTCGTGTCCGGCGTCGAGTTGCCGGTGGTCGAGGACGATGTCGTCGACCTCGCCGTCGCCTTCACCCCGCCGGAGTTCCTCGAGCTCCTCGGCCAGGAGCCGGCGCCCGAGCCCGAGCCGGAGCCGGAGCCGGAGGTCGCGCCGGAGCCGGCGCCCGATCCCGAGCCCGAGGTCGCTGCCGAAGCTGAGCCGGAGCCCGAGGTCACTGCCGAAGCTGAGCCGGAGCCCGAGGTCGCGCCGGAGCCCGGCGAGGTCTCCGCCCCGGACTACAGCGACTACGACCTCGTCGACGACGATGACGACGACGACGAGGTCTGATCCCACTGCTCCATGAGCCGGCGGATCTCAACGACTGCCTGCGTGTGGAGCTTGGAGACGGTTCCGGCTGAGATGCCCATGAGCTTGCCGATGTCCAACATCCGCATGGCTTTGAAGTAGTAGAGGCCGAACACGATCCGGGCGGGCCCGTCGATCTGGCGCACAGCGTCGGCGACGGCCGCCCGGAACTCGGCCGTGTCGATCAGGTCGTCCCCCGTCTGCCCGATGGACGACCGATCAGGCTTGGCCTCGGCCAGCAGAGGGAGATCGTGGATGTCGACCGAGAAGGACGTCTCGGCTGCCGATCGTCGCAGGCGGTCAGCCTCCTCCACACTCACCTGCAGGTGGCCGGCCACCTCCATCAGGGTTGGCGTCCGGCCGAGCTTGTGGGTCAACCACTCCTCGGCGTGCTGGAGACGCCTGGCCTCATCGAAGACGGAGCGCGGGAGCGTCCCCTGCTGCCGGCCAGCGTCGTGGATCGCTCCCTTGATCCGACGCTGGGCGTAGGTCTCGAACTTGGCGCCCATGGCCGGGTCATACCGCTCGATGGCGTCGATGAGGCCGAACTGGCCGCTGGCCTTGGCGTCGTCGAGTCGGTCCCAGTCCCGGCTGTAGCTGGACTGGATGTGCCCCTTCGCCACCGTCTCAACCAGCGGCTGGTAGTGCACAACGAGGGCGTCTCGCTCGGCTCGCCCCCTGTTGGCGTGCCAGGCTTCCCACAGCTCCTCGATGGTCCGCTTCACCGTCGCTCCAGGAGCTCGGCGAGGCTGGCGGCCTCGATGCGTTGGTCGGCGCCGATCTCCTGGCAGGAGGCGTAGTGCCGTAGTGCCTGCACCACCATGGCGCGGCCGTTGCTGTCGAGTCGCCCCCGAGGCTTGCGCGGCCGGCCCTCCCGGTTGCTGATGTGCTCCATCAGGTTGATGACGTCCACTTCGTTCCTTCCCCCTAGAGACCGAACCGGGCGATGACGGGCCCGGACGGCTTGCGTGCTTCAGCGAACATCGCCTCGATGGGCTGTTGGGCCCACCCGAGGGCGAACATGCGGCAACCATCCAAGATGTGGAAGGTGCCGATCGACCAGACGGATCGCCGGCGGCCGTACTTGTCGACGGGCTCCCTCGAGGAGGTCCACGTCTGGCCGTTCATCTGGTCGATCACCTCGTGGTCGTACGGGATCTTCAGCCGGCGCGTGTCCACCAAGTCGCGCAGCACGTCGGTGCTTGCGTCCTTGGCATGCTGGCGGATCGAGGCTTTCTCCAGGATGTCGCCGGGGTCGGACAGGTGGAGGTCGTCCACCATCTTCTCGTCGATCCCGATCACGACCTTCTCGGAGAAGTTGTAGCCCTTGATGACCGTGAGGGCGTCGCCGGCGGCGGAGGCCGCTGCAGCGTTGCGGGGATCGTCGGCCTCTTCGGCGATCACGAACCGGGCCGAGCCGGCCAGCTGCTGGATGTTCTGGAGGAGGCCGTGGCCAACGCCGGTGCGGTCCAGGGTGAAGGCCCGTGGCTTGTAGATGTTGATCAGGTGCATCACCACCCTCGCCTGGAGTGGGAGCGGGATCTGCTCGAGTCGGATCCTGGAGACGAGCTTGAACCGAGTCATCCCAGCGTCCGGGACAGCAATGTTGGCTCGGCGGTCGCGTTGTCGCTCCGCCTTGTCGGGGACGTACTCAGCCCACACCACGATCTCAGTGGGGTCGGACACGACGCCGATGTCGGCACCCATCCAGAACACCGAGTGCATGGAGGTGTGCATCGTCGGTGGCTGGATCATCTGGGCCAGGACGTCGGCCATCTCCTCGGTCGACGCGTCGAGCTCCGAAACACCCTTGTCGGCGAGCCGGCCGATCACGTGGTCCGCCGAGATGTGGGTCTTGTAGTACTCGTTGGTGTTGTAGTCCGAAGCCTCCATGACGTCACAGCCGGCCATGAGTCGGGTGAGTACGAAGATCCGGTTGGAGCTCGCCCCGGGCATGCCGTAGACGTTGCGGAGGAAGTCTGGGGAGCGGTCCGATCCGCCGTACTGCTTCACCTTGTCCGCCCTCTCTTCCTTCGACCAGCCCTCACGGTGGAGGCCGGTGATGTTGAACACCTTGAAGCCTGAGTCGGGCCTCGAGTACTTGTCGAACGAGTCGCCCTGGATCCCCTTCGACACGCCGTGGATCTTCCACTTGTTGCCGGGGACGTCGTTGCGCACGATCTCGGGCATCTCCCGCCACGCCTGCTCGGACATGTCCTGAGCCTCATCGACGTGCAGGATGACGGGGTGGGTGCCCTTCAGGCCGATGCCTGACCGCTGGGGGAGGCGGGCGTACACCCGGGCCCCGTTCTGGAAGGTGGCCACGAACGGCTTGTGCTTGATGCCCGACCGGTTCCTCACCAGCATCTCCCGCAGGAGCCTGGTGCTGTTGATCCGGGCCTCAATGCGGTCCGTGAGGGACTCGACGTGCTGGCCCTCGGGGGCGGTGATCAGGAACTCTTGATCCGGGAAGTTGAAGGGGAACTGGCAGGCGTCGGCCATCACGGATTCCGATTTGCCGACCGACCTGGCGGAGGCGTCCATGGTGCGGGACTCCCGCTCGCGCCACCACGCCCATTGGGATGGCTGGGCCCGGTAGCAGTTGTCGCTCTTGTTGGGGTCCTTCCAGCAGTTGTGAACCGTGATGCCCTCAACGACGAAGCTGTGGTCTTCTTCGACGGATATATCCCACACATACTGCGCCCCGAAATCGGCAATCTCCTTGACCGCCGTCCACGCATGCCCCTCACCAGTGAACGTCTTCCCTAGACCTGTCTCGGATGTGACCTTCCAGTACGGGAGGCCCGGTGTGCCGAAGGATGAGGTGTACTCGCCGTAGTGGGTCATGCTGGCCGAGCGGCCCAGCGATGTGGCGAGGGAGCGCACCCCGAATGCAAGCTGACGGGACGTCGAGCTGTAGCAGCTGCCGCCAGTCGGAGTCGGGGTGCCGTCTCCGGCTGATAGTCCATCGAAAAGAGCCTCGCGGCCCTCCGTTGGCAGTCCGAGAACCCAAGCTGGCAGCCGCTTATTACTAGACCTTCTCCCACCCTCGGCGGCGAGCCACGAGGCCAGCTGCTGGGAATACACGGCAACGCGGTCGATGTTGTCGGAGCAGTTGTTCCCGTTGGTCACGCTATGGCGAAGGTTGAGGTTGTCGAGTCGATCGGTCACTTCGTGGAGCACCCTCGGGTTGACGCTCCATGTAATCGAATAGCCAGCCCGATTGTCGCTGACGTTCCCCTCGGATAGCCAATGCCCAAACAGCCAAAGCCAGTCAGGCTCCCATGGCCCGAAGGCGACCCGTAGCTTACCCACCTCAGGGAAAGGGGTAATCGGGAGGGGCTCGGCCTTCGACGGGCTACCCCACCACCAGGATCTGTATTTGCCACCCCTGTAAGTCAAGTCCTTGAAGTCTTGGGGGGCGCGCCACTCCGCCGGCTCCAGTACCGAGTTGCGGTGTCCGTCGCCCCGTTCCGTGCCGCGTCGCGCCCGCCTCACCAACAGCTGGTGGTCCGGGGTTACCACGAGACCAGGATGCCCCTGCCCCCTTACGGTGACGACTTCCCTAACGCCGCGGTCGTAGACGGCCGACACCGGACGCCACCGGTTTTTGTGAGTGAGAACCAGCTGCCCGACGCGTACGTCTTGTATCGGGATCCACCCATCTCCAGTAATGACCAGCTGTCCCCCGCCGATGCAAAACTCAGCCTGGTCCAGCCCTGAGTGGTCCTGGAGGAGGACGGCGAGGTACTTCTCTTCCTCGGTGAGCGGCTCGACGGCGCGCGGGAGCTCGACGTCGAGCGGCTCGGGGTCGACGAGACCTTCCCACTCATCGGGCCGGTCGGTCTTCCTCCGGGTCGACAGGTCGAGGGCGACGCTCACTTGGCGCTGGACGCCTGACACGGCTGGCTGTAGTCGGGGTGGCAGAACCTGCGGTCACCGACGACGAGGTACCCGGGAGCGCCCTGGCCGCAGTTGTCGCATCGTGGGCCACCCTTACCATCACTGAAGAGCCACGGCTCCACCGCTTCGTAGGTTGCCCCAAATATATCACCCCTACACGGGTAGAACTCGCCCTGCACGCCACGGATCAGGTAGTCGCCCATGCCGGCGCGCATGTCGCCTTCGAGGGTGGGGATCACCAGGGCCTTGAGGCCGTTGACGTCGTCCAGTAGGAGTGAGTGGTCCTGGCCCACCGCGTCCATCCACACGGACGCCTTGAGCATCTGCACCTGGTCCACGAGGTGGTGCGCTTCGATGTCGACGGGCAGCTTTCGGTAGATGCTCGGCATCAGCCCATCACCGCCCGGTAGATAGCGAGCGCCCACTTGGCGTCGCCCATGGCGGTGTGGCGGCCGGCCTCGTCGGGCTCGACGCCGAGGGCCCACGACAGAGAGTCGGACTTCCAGGGGAGGCGTGTGGCCGCATCAGGCGGATCCTCGCGAGCGTTGAGGTAGCCGATCGCCAGGGCCTCGACGTCGATCAGGTGGTAGTGCCAGGTGTGATCGACGCCGTGCTGGGCCAGGAGCCTGCGGAGCCGCTCTTCGTCGAACGACACGACGGCGCCGGCGAGGTGGTAGCCGCTGGCGAGGGCGGCGAACTCCACGGCGAACTCGAAGGGGTCGGTGTGCATGATCGAGTCGGCCCGGCGCTTCTCGAACTGGCAGATGTCCAGCGCCACTGGGTCCGCCTGGGCCATCTGCTCCGAGGTGAGCCCGAGCTGCCAGACCTGGGTGTCTTCGACCTTGTCGGTCTCCGGGTTGTAGAGGATGGCCGCTACCTCCCAGATTGCATGGAGGTCGGGATCGAGCCCGAGGGTCTCGGTGTCTACGAACAGAATCACTTGATGTTGCCCTTCTTCTTGGATTGACGTGCTGCTGCCCTACGGAGGGCCCGGTTCCCTGGCTTCTGTTGTCCAGTGTCGAAGTGCCAATGGTTACTACTCGACAGGATCGGCGTCACCCGGAAGCTCCCCTCGCTCTTGCCGTTGGTTCGAGCGTTCAGGTCTACGGCCGTCACATCCGGTCGTTGCGCTTCGACAGAGTCGACCATTCCTCATCTCCTTCCCTGACTACGAACATCGCCCCGAACATCACACGGACGAGCTCTGGTTGATCTTCGATGAACCCGTTCGATCGGTTGCAGCACGGGATCAGGTTGTCGGGGTTGACCCTCGACCCACCCGACCCCGACTTGCGCCGCTCATGGATCCCCTGCACCCCCGGACATCTCCCGCCGATCGACAGGCCAAGACGCTCGAGCTCCGGGCAGATCCGACACCCGCCTGGCGCTGCCGCCTGGACGGCTGGGATCCGCTCGTTCTTCATGTGTTCGGCCCGCTTCTCGGACCGCTGTTTCATGGCCGGCTGCTGCTCAAGCCATTCGGCGAGCCGGGCCACATCATCCTCCAACCCGAGCTCGGGGTGCTCCTCGAGTACTGAGTGAATCCGGCGGAGGGTGGGGCGGGCCCACTGGGGGGCCTTGTGTGTCACGTCCCGTCCTTCGACCGCGGCAGCATGCCCTCGCTCCACAGCATGAGCCCGAAGGCGAAGTAGATGAGGTTGGGCCCACTCATCCCGGCTTCCTCGGAGGAGAGTGAGGAGAGCATGAGGGAGATGCCGATGATCCGGAGGGTGACCGAGGAGATCGCTGGATCGAGCCGTGTCTTACTCAGGAACCTCAAGACCCTCATCGCAGCATCCGCTTCGTCAGGTGGATCGTGTGCTCCGGCTGCTCGGCCAGGTAGTCGGAGATCGCCGCCGTGATCATCTGGACCCGCCACTCGGCGAAGTACCAGGGGTTGCGGCCGTAGGCTTCGGCGATCGCCTTCATCTCCGGCACCGTCGGGGAACAAGCGCCGGTGAGGAGGCGGTGGGCCTGGGACCGCGAGATCCCGGTCTTGGCGGAGATCCCCCTCAGCGACCGGCCGGCCGTGATGTGGCGCATCGCCAGTGCGAAGGGCTGGGTGGTGAAGCCACCGTTGCGCAGGTCCTGCAGCCGAGCCAGGGCCACCCGCTCCGAGGGGATCGTCCTGACGCCGCGACCATGCGTGGAGTCCTCGACCTTGATGATGTCGGCGATGATCGCCCCCAGGACGTCCTCGTCCATGTGGCTTGCGATCGTCGACGCCCATTCCGGGTCACTCAGCGAGGGGCGGTCCCGCTTCATGGTGTCGACGATGTTGTCCCAGTCCGGAGAGGCCATGTCAGGGGGTGATGATCGCGATGCCGTAGGTGACGGGCCCGTCGAGGCGCCCGCCTTCCGCCTGCAGGGCATCGAGCGTGTCGGCGATCCCCCGCAGCTTCCCTACGAGCTCGTCGATGCTCTCTGAGCCGTCGAGGTCGTGGGCGAAGTTCCAGGTGGTGAGGGCTAGTGCTGTGCGCTGCATGTTGTCTCCGATCAGAGGTCCTGGACCCAGTACTGCTGGCTGTGGGTCCTGAAGTAGGCGTCGATCTCTTTGTACTCAGGGCTGGCCACCTCGAGGATCCAGGTGATGATGTCCTCGGCGGTGTGGTGGATGAGCCGGCGCTCGTCTTCATCGACGGCGTTGGCGTAGACGGCGGCGATCGACATCAGCTGGTTCCAGAGCTCGAGGGCCCGATCCAGTTGGTGCTCGCGGTGGATCCCGAACAGACGGGCCTTCTCGCGTAGGAGTGCGATGTAGCTGGGCACCGAGCCCTCACCGCGGGTCTTCTCGCGGGTGACTGCGTCGATCCCCAGACCCTTCTTGGTCTGGCGGATCTCACCGGAGTACTCCTTGATCCGCTTCTGCAGGTCCACGCCATCGACGGGCTTGTTGTTGTAGTCCATGCCGCGGGAGATGAACCTGTTCCACCGATAGGTCTGCACCTCCATGGCAACAACTCGGTCAAGTTCCTGTATGTCGGAAATGTTGGAGAACTCAAAGGCTTTCGTGTACTGCTTCGAGAGGTGGTCGATGTGGTCGGCCTCCTCGTCGCCCATCACCTCGAACGGGGCTCCACTTGGCAGCTGGACGTAGACCAGGTCGACCACTTGTCGGGGCACCCTTTCGAGCTTGGATCGGAGTTGGCGATACCGTATCACACATCCCGAACTCTGGGACAGGAATCTGGGTGATTATTCGGCGGGGGCGACCGGCTGCTTGTGGGCCATGTAGTCGGCGTCGCAGAGCAACACCCTGAATCTCGTCCAGGACCGCAGGGCCACCGGGTACTCGAGGTCTTCACCACAGACCGTGCATGCCCCGGGCTCGTCCTCCGTCGGCCGTTCCCGTTCTGGCGGCTGTGGGGCGGTCGGGCGGGTGTCCACCTCGACCTCATCCTCGACCACCTCAAGCTCCGGGACAACGAGCTCGTCGTCGTCCCCCTCGGGCTCGGGCTCCACATCGGGCTCCTCGCCCTCAGCCTCACCCTCGCCGACCTCATCCGGCCCGGGCTCAGGCTCCTCCTCTGGTGGGGGTAGGACCGCAGCTAGAGCCTTCATCGCCTTCTTGGCGTTGGGCTCGTCGGCGGCCAGGGCCTCCATGGCGGTGATCACCGCATCCTCGAGGTCGGCCAGCCGGCCCATGGGGGCGAGCTCGAACCCCTGGGCCAACATGAGCCGCTCACGGGGGATCAGGTCGCCGCTGTTGATGGCGTCCTCAATGAGGGGCTCGGCCACCACCCGCGCCACGTCGGGGTCGGTGAGGAGATCAGTTAGGAGGCGGTCGGCCACCTCCCGCAGTTTCTTGGTCGTGTCCCGGTCGATCCGGCGATCAGCCATCAAGGAACCAGTCGGTGTCGATCATCATCCATGAATCGGCGCCGGCGCCGGCACACGAGAGCCCCTCTATGGCCACCTGGCCGATCGTCCTGCTGTAGCGACCGTGGTAGTGGCCATGCACGACCAGCCCTGGGGTGAGGTGCTCAACGACCTTGTCCAAGGCAGCCCTCGACAGGGCGCTGTCGCGGAGCTCCCCCGGTCCGACGCCAGGCAGGAAGAACTGCTCCAGGCCACCGTTGTTCGGAGCGTCGTGGCAGAAGAGGATGTCGATGAAGGAGCCATCGAGGGCCCGGTCGACTTGGCGGTTGGTGATCGCCTCCTGGCGCCACCAGGACACGCCAGGCTTACGCCACTGCCGGTCGATGGAGATCGCCCCCCCGAAGGCCATACACCTGACCCCATCCAGGGTGAACCTGTACCCACGTGGCATGTAGGTGATCCACGTCCCCGTCTTCGTGGCGACCGGGTCATCAGGGGTGGCCCCGAAGCCGATCTCGAGGATGTCGAAGTTCTCGTGGTTGCCGTCGAGCCACCAGAGCTCGATGCCGTACTTACCTAGGAGCTCGTCCGCCTGGCTCAGCGCCCCGAGGGACCAGGAGAACCCGAAGTCGCCGACCTGGATGATCAGGTCGGCGCCTTCGTCGACGGCCGCTGCACACAGCCTGGATAGGTGTTCGAGTGAGCCGTGGGTGTCGCCGGCGACCAGGATCTTCACGTCAATCGAGGTCCAGGTAGGAGCGAATCCTGTTCCTTAGCTCGACTTCCTCGGGGGAGTCCTCGGGGGAGACATGCAGCACCTCCTGCGCTTCGAGGAGTAGCTCGCGCGCCTCCTCGGAGTTGCGATAAACGCCCTCTCCATGCGCCTCACAGAACCGTACCGAAGTGGTCACCATCGAGGGGTCCTCCGGCCTGATCACCAGGGTGCGCGTCGGGGCTGAATCGCACGATACTGATGCGCACACCGCTGCCGGGAAGGAGTGGATGTTGACCGTCATCAGCGCCAGTTCACCTTGTAGTACGGATGCCCATCGAAGAGCTGGTGGGCCATCTTCTCGGCGTGATCCTCGTTGTAGTACCCCTCATGGGAGGTGGCGATCACCTTGCCGTTGGCGTCAGACGCCCTCCAGCCCCACCGCTCCGAGAGGCGCAGTGTCCGCCGGCGAGTGATCTCGACGTAGAGGGTTCTCATGTCCGTACATCCTTCCGTACAGCCTTCAGGTGTTGTTCCCCGGCCCGGGTGATGCCGAGGTACTGGAGCCGCCGGCGGTCGTTGTGGACCGTCTTGACCCATTCCTTCTCGCGTGCCACGGCGATCGGCTCCCGGGTCTCCTGGGGCCTCACGTTGAGCTTGTCGGCCAGCTGGCGGGTGACGGCCTGGCTGTTCGGCCCATCGAGGGACAGGTCCTCCTCGACGAGCACGGCCAGCATCTTGTCGACCATGTGGTCGACGGGCCCGGCGGTGAGGTAGGCCGGCGAGGGCATCTCATCGTCGGGACCCGGCACGATCTCCTCGGGCCCATCCTCAGTGTCGAGGTAGGCGCCGGTCACGATGTTGTTCACAATGCTCTGCATGACCTCATTGGCCCCTCGGGTGGCCTCCTCGCGGCGGGCAGCATCTTCGGTGGCGGACCGCTCGAGGGCAGCGGACTGCTCGGGGGTCAGCTCGAACTCAGCCCGCGCCTGCTCGGGGAGGGGGCGCCGCCTGATCCCACCTGAGTGCTCCACTGCGTAGCAGGCGCCCGCCAGGGCGTCGATGAGGTACTTTACCCCGGGGGTGTCGGGGGTGTCCCAGACACCCCCCTCGGCCTCGATGGTGATCGTGATGTCGCCGACCGTGGCGGTGACTCGGCTCACTTGTCACCCCGAGCGCGACGGGCCCGGTCCTTGTTGTGCTGGATCAGCTTGTCGTAGGGGTTGCCGGCAGGGGCGACGGGAGCCGGAGCCTCTGCCGCGTCCTCGTCGGCTTCATCCTCGGTCTCGTCGTCGACGAGCTCCTCGTCCACGGCGTCGGGATCATCGTCGAGGTCGAGGCCCTTGATGAGCTCACCGCTGGTTGAATCATTCTTGTTCAGGAAGGACATGATGTCCCCGCTTTCTCTTATTGGCCGCGTAGTTCGCGGAGGTCGAACATCCCAGCCAGATCAGGCTCTTGATCCATGAGCAGTCTGGCATACCGGGATGTGAGATTGTTGTTCAGCTTGAACTGCCGGTCACCCTTGGTGCTTCTGATCAGCTTCCACCGGGCGACCTCCCACAGCATCTTGATCCCGGCCTTCTCGTGTCCTTCGTGCCGAAGCTCGAGGGCGAGATCCCGGATTGTATCGTAGACGTCTGGGTTGGCGGCATGGAACTGCTCGAAGGCGCGATCCAGCCTGGTTGTAGCGACTTGGTCGAAGAGGGTCGCCGGCCCGTCGTTGGTTGACGGGCGGGTCACTTCGTCACCTGGAACACCAGCATGGCGCTGTAGTTGCGGTGGGAGTGTTCCTGGGTCGTCACGGTGGGTGAGTGGGGCGTGCCGTCGGGACAGGTGCTGGTGGGCGGTGTAGACCTCGTCATGGTCGCCCAGCACCCCTTCAGGTCGCCGGATGAGCGGAGCATGATCGCTGCCCCGCACCCGCCGCACCTGGAGCGCTCCGGTTGCCCGCGATGGGCGAGGAATAGGAACTCGTCCACCTGCTCGAGTCCGAGCCGGCTTTCGCCGTACTCGACCATGATGTGTGGTTGGTTCCAGTATCTGCCGGAACAGACCTGAGCTTGGCATTTGAACAGGATGGTCCCGCCTGGCCGCACGTACCTCGCTGCCTCCTTCATCATTGCCTTCATCAAGCTGTGGCGGAACTCGACTGTTTCGTATTCCTCTACTCCGTACCGCTCGTCCATTTCAGACGAGGATGAGCCCCTCAGTTGGTAAGGGGCGTCGATCGTGGCGGCGTCCACGGAGTTGTCATCCAGTGGCATCTTTGTTGCATTGAGACTCAGACCGGAGGGTGACTTGCTCGCGTTCAGGTCGGACGCCAGGAGTGTTGCCGGCTTCCACTGGGTCCAGAAGGCGCCCTCACCGTAGGTTGGGTCGACCACGGTCCACTGCTCATGGAGCCAGCCGACCTTGGCGATCGCAGCGATCAGTGCGCCGTTCGTCTTCCATCGGCTCGCCGACAAGACCGGCGGTTCCAGGACACCCATGCGGCGAGCTTATCGACTCGGCGGTCCCGTATCAAGGGATCCGATCAGATCGTCAGCGATGCCGGTCCACGGTGCGTCCGAGATGGCGCACGACGGCGTCCACGATCATCACGCAGCACAACGCTCCAGCGGCGCCGGCGGTGAACCCGGAGGCGACCAGCACGATGGCTCGAGCGGGGGTGATGTGGGCCATCACGCCCCGATGGCTTCCTTGGCCCGCTCACGCAGAACGTCGGCGAGTGCTTCGCCGTGCTCGGCTGGCGCCCCGAGCGCGTCGACGAGCTGCGGCACCAGTACCGCCAGGATCCACCGGTCGACGTCGTCGACGGTCCCGAGGATCGCGTTGCGCTGCTGGACGAGCCGGCCGACCTGGTCGCGCAGCTGGGTGTTCTCGGCGAGGAGCCTGCAGATCGTGGTCTTGGACTGCTCAGCCTCGGCCTCGAGTTGGCGGAGCTCTGCGGCCGCCTCGACGGTCAGTGCCGGCCAGCGAGGGCCGTCCGCCCCCGGCTCAGACATCCTGGGCTCCAGGCATGCCGGAGGCCGCCAGGGCGAGCTCCTGCTGGCGCTCCCGGCGTTGCGTGGCGTAGCGGGCCCACTCCTCGTCCGAGCCGGCGAACACGATCGAGCAGGCGTGGCAGTAGAAGTTCCCAGCCCGCTCACGCGGCAGGGTTTCCACGGTGTCGTCGGCCCCGCACGTCGGGCACATCTTGGGTGGGATCATCAGCTGGCCTTTCGGGTGTCAGGTTCTTCGGCAGAATCGCTCTCGGCGTTCACCGCTGAGCGTCGAAGTGTTGGTTTTGCTGGGGTTTCCGATCGCATGGCCTCGAGTCGGGCCTGGGTTTCTTCTTCGAGCTGGCGGGCCTGAGCCCGGGCCGCGGCGACGGCCGCGGGGTCGCCTGCCGAGCCGGGCGGCGGGGGCGGCGGGTCCCACCAGCGGGCCACGATCTCGTCATCGCTGAGGCCCGTGGCCAGGCTGGCAGCGATCCGCTGCCGGTCTGCGTGGCGGTCGGCGTCCTGGAGAATCCTCCGGGTGACCCCGGCTGCGTAGGAGCCGTGGTCGTCGGGTGCGTCCCGGTCCGCTGCGGCCAGCCCGATGCGTCGGGCGACCCGCCGAAGATTCTGATCAGGATTTCCCATGCCACCCGGTTGAGGATCCGGGCCGGCGGGTTGTAGGTAGTCCTGAGACTTGGTGGGAGTGTTAGAGGGTGGAGGGTGGAGGGTGGAGGTACGCGTTAGCAACCCTTCCCCAAGGGGTTCCGTAAACCCTTCCTGGAAGGGTTCCGTAAGGGGTTCTGGGAACCCTTCCCCAAGGGGTTCCGTCGATCCGGCAAAGCCCTGGTCAGGGGCAACTTCCGGCATCCCGGCGAGAAGTGTCTTGATGGCTGTCGGGTGCATGGACACGATTTTGTCCGGGAAATACCCCCGAAGCTGTGCCGGCAGCTCCCTCAGGATGGCTTCCTTGACCGTTTCGGAGTGGATCGCGCCGAACTGACGGGCGGCTGACTTCAAGATGTTGGGCGATTTCAGGATCCCGTCGTGGCGCATGAAGGTGCGGATCAGCACCTCGTCGGTGTCCTCATCGAAGACCAGGAACCCGCGGTCGTGGAGCCCGATCACCAAGTCCTCGACCTGGGTCCGGGAGATGCCCTCGGCGAAGCGGGCCCACATCTTGGGGCGGTGCGCGATCACGCCACAGGAGTTCAGGTCCTGCTGGGAGAGTAGGAGCAGGTACATCCACTGAGCCTTCGGGTTCAGCGCGTTGAAGTCAGGGTCCTGCCAGATGGCCGAGAGGATCGTGGCGTGGTTCCGTGCCACGTCAGCAGGCGGCCGGGGTCGGGCGGTCCATGCGGGGCTCCTTCATGTTGGGCCCCTATCTCTACCGCGTCCGCATCGGTTCTGGCAATACCTATGAGGGGAGTTCATCGCGCCGGCCGAGTGAACCGGAGTGAATCACTACCCCTTCACCTGCCGAAGTAAGAGCGTGGCATCCATCAGCACCATCGAGTTTGGGCCCAACGGTGTTCCGATCGTGAACGCCTCCGGCCTGGACCTGTCCACCATCGCGGGCGCCCTCGGCGGACTCCCGATGAACGACCCGACCACTCGTCGGATCGTGGACACGCTCGGCGGCTGGTCCGGTGCGCAGCGGCAGCGTAAGCCGCGGCTCGGTGGGATCCTGGACCGAGATCGCTACCTGACGCCGGTCACCCACTTCGAGAAGATCCGCACCGCCCGAGACGCCCTCCGTGACGACGTGATCGGTGGGGCGGCCGACACCACCGAGGCCCTGGCCCTCTCTTCCTGCAGCCTCTTCTCGGACGACGTCGACCACCAGGACGTGTGGAACCAGTGGGCGGCGAAGATCGACCTCGACTCCAAGCTCCGTGAGTTCTGGCGGATCCTCTACACCGACTCCCAGGCCGTGGTCGCCCTGTGGTGGGAGCAGCAGACCTTCAAGGTCCGGGGCGTCGGCGACGAGGGCCGCCAGCGGCGCAAGCGGATCTCCATCCTGGCTCCGTCGGCCTGGTCCTTCATCGACTCGACGAAGGTGGTGCCGGTCGGCAGTCAGATGTTCAACCGTGGCGCCCTGGCCTACATCGCCGACGCCGACGAGGCCGAGATGCTCGATCGGGTCATCGAGGCGCGCGAGGGGATGGCTCCCCCGAAGAACTCCCGCGGCATGCCGGTCCGCTTCAGCGAGCGGTCTGGTGGTCCGACGGCGCCGGCGGCGTTCGACCCCGAGGACGACGCCGTGGCCGCCCGCCTGATCCGCCGGCGGTACAACCCACCCGAGCATGAGCGGACGAGACTCACCCAGCACGGCATCGCGTGGGACAACCTGTTCCTCCTCGACAGCCGGATGGTGTTCCGCCACACCCTCACGAAGCCCGACTACGACCTGTTCCCAGACATCCGCCTGGAGGGCGCCTTCCCGCTCCTCGACCTGAAGGCCCAGCTCCGCCAGATGGACCGGGCCTTCCTCGTGGGTGGCGCCGCCTACATCCTGGTACTGACCCAGGGCTCGGACGCCCACCCCGGCCAACAGCCCGAGATCGACGCGCTGAAGGCCGGCGCCGCCATGCTCGGGTCGCTCCCACTCCTGGTTGGTGATCACCGACTGAACCTCGAGATCGTCACCCCACCCATCGAAGCCACGATCAACAAGGCCAAGTGGGACACGATCGACGCCCGGCTCACCAGCCTGGCGTTCCGCACCTTCGCCGCCGGCGGCAGCGACATGGACGACCCGATGAAGACGGGCCGCATCGTGGCCCGGGGGCTTGAGGGCCGCCGGCGCATGATGCGGCGTTCGATCGAGCAGAACGTGCTCAGCCCGATCTTCGAGTCCTCGCCGGAGCTCCTCACGCCGGCCAAGCTCCGGTTCCACCCGGCGCAGATCCACCTGGCGTTCGACCAGGGGTGGGCGAACCTCCTCCTCGACCTCCGTGAGGCCAACGAGCTCTCCCGTGAGACCATGCTCTCTCAGCTCGAGTTTGACCAGGCCGACGAGGCCATCGAGCGCGAGCGTGAGCGCAAGCTCTACGACGACATCTTCCAGACGTTCGTCCCTCACGGTGCCAACCCCAACGGTGGCGACCCAGAGGGCGATCCTGGCTCCACAAGGCTCGCTCAACGTATGGGTGGTCGCCGGCGAGGCGGGAACCGCGCCGGCGGCGGTGCAGCGCCCGGCTCAGGCCAAGGGCAGGAGTCGAGGGATCCCCGTCGGTCCCGTGAGCGGCCGGCCAACGACCTGCTGATGGACATGACGCGCGACGAGCTCATCGCCGAAGCGGCCCAGTGGGGGGTCCAGGGCCGGCACCAGATGAAGAAGCAGGACCTGGTCGACGCCATCAGTGATGCACAGAACGGAACCGAAGATGACTGACTCAAGCATCATCCAGCCAGGCTCCGATGGCCGGCTTCACATCCTGAGCCCGCTGGTGGTCTGCGACCAACTCCCAGACTGGGACCAACTCGACGACGTCCAACCGTCTGCCGACAAGGTGTACCTGCGGGCCCGCTACGTCCACGGTGGCCTGCCGGCGAACCAGAACGGCCACATCTTCCGCACGGAGCAGCTGGTCGACGCCCATCGCAACCTCCCGCACACCTACCTCAACTGGCTCCACCGGACCAAGCACACCATCGGCTGCTTCGTGGCGTCCCGGCTGGTGGACGAGGCCACCGGCGCGGTCATCGCCGACGCCAAGGCGGTCGACGCCTACGACTCAACCCCCTACGTCGACACCGTGGCCGCCTTGTGGCGGTTCGCGTACCCCGACGAGTACAAGGCGGTGCGCCGGGCCTATGACGCCGGCATGGGTTTCGTGTCGTGTGAAGCCTTCCCTCAGCAGAACACCTGCCCGACCTGCGACGCCACCTACGACTGGAAGGGCTACGTCTCTGACTCGTACTGCGAGCACCTCAACCGTCGGCGGGCGCCCCGCTGGCTGGAGGGCCCCACCTTCGTCGGCGGAGCCGTCGTGGTTCCTCCGGCCCGCCCGGGCTGGAAGGAGGCGTCCATCACCCGGATCGCCGACTGGATGCACAAGGATCCTTCCGCCGCCAGGGACCTGTTCACCCAGGTGGCTGCTGTCGCCCCCCACCTGTCCCAACTCGAGCTCGAGGCCATGATGGGCGTGATCGTGGAGAACACGTCCCCAGACCTGCTGTCGGACCCCACCTCGGTCATCGCCCCACTGTGGGACAACCTCGCCGGCCGCTACGCCGGTCGGGTGGATCTGGTTCCCCCGGTTCCTGTTGCCGCCGCCGCTGCCGCCGGCGTGCTAGCCGCCGAGAACCTGGCGCCAGTGGAGCTCCACCGCTCCATGAACCTCGCTCATCGCCGGCCGCAGTCCCCGCCAACCGTTCGCCGGATGGCCATGGAGCTCGCGTCCCACCGGGTCGGAGACTCCGCCAAGTTCGACTCACTCGGTGGTGAAGTGGTGGCCGAGTGGGTCGAGCTCACAGCGGATGCCATGGCCGCCATCGACGCCGAGGGGGTGCACCCATCCAAGCCGTCCAAGCCGTCGGCTGTCATCGTGGTCCGTCCCTCCGTTGACGTGGCCGCCGACCTAGCGGCTGTGGCCGGCCTCCCGGTCGACGAGATCCATGTGACCATGGCGTTTCTGGGCCCGGTCGTCGACGGGGTGCTGGAGGGGTCGAGCTTCGGGCCCGACGAGATCGCCTCTGTCATCCGGTCTGTGGTCTCCAATAAGGCTCCACTGTCGGCGACCGTGAACGGTCAAGGGGTATTCAACACCGGTGGCGGTGAGGTCGCCGTGTGGGCGGCCGTCGACTGCCCCGGGCTGGCCGAGCTCCACGTCGAGTTGATCGACGCCCTCCACCGGGTTGAGGCCCCCCACTCCCGCCAGCACGGGTTCACGGCCCACTCCACCGTCGCCGTTCAGCCGGCCGATGCACCAGTCCCCACTGTTCCCTCCGGCATGGCCTGGGCGGTGGACAGCGTGGAGTTGTGGTGGGAGGAGCTCGAGCCCCTGGTGATCCCATTCGATCAAGGGTCTTGACCGGGCATGTCGTAATCTGATAGTCCTTCATCCGTGATCGAACCCGGCGACAAGATCAGATTCAGGCCGCGGCCCAACTCCAACCACTCCGATGGGGTGGTCATCGCCGTGGACGGAACGATCGTGCACATCGCTGATGAGTCCAAGCGGAACCGGTTCATCCCAGTCGACCGGGTGTTGGTCCGATCCGTCGGGCCGCGTGGTGGTCTGTCGTGGGTGCCCGCCGTCGTTGTCACACCCGGTTCGTAATCTGCCGGCATGGATAAGCAGACCCAGACGATGATCCTCGACGCAATCGCCCCTCACGCCATCTCCCTGCCCGTTGCCCAGGAGGTCGATGAGAAGGTCTGGCTCGAACAGCGCCGGAAGGGCATCGGTGGATCCGACGCCGGCACTGTGCTCGGGATCAACCCCTACCAGGGCCCGTTCGAGCTCTGGCTGTTGAAGACCAACCAGATCCCCGACCCAGACCTGTCCGACCGTGAGGCTGTCTACTGGGGGCACACCCTGGAGTCGATCGTCTGCGACGAGTTCGGACTCCGCAATGGCGTCCCGGTGATGAAGCCGAAGGTGATGTTCCAGAGCATCGAACGCCCCTGGCAACAGGTCAGCCTCGATGCCCTCACCCTGGATCCTGAAACCGGCGAGCCGGCCATCTTCGAGGCGAAGACGGCCTCGGAGTACTTGGCTTCCGAGTGGGCTGACGACAGTGTGCCCCAGCACTACGAGGCCCAGTGCTACCACGCAGCGGCGGTGACCGGGATCCGCAACGTCTGGATCGGCTGCCTCATCGGCGGCCAGCGGTTCAGTGGTGAACGTGGGGCCGGCACGCGGGTCACTATCGACGAAGAGGTGCTGGCCGACGTGTGCGCCGCTGAGGAGCGGTTCTGGCATCAACACGTCCTGGGTGGTACCCAGCCACCACCCGACGCCTCGACGTCGTGCACCGACCTCCTTCGGGCTATGTGGGAGGCCAAGGAAGGCGAGGTCGAGCTTCCACCCAGGGGGCTCGACGTCGCCATCGGCTACCTGGACGCCCATCGTCGGCTGAATGCAGCGAAGGACGAGAAGGCCGAGCTCGGCAACTGGCTACGCCAGGAGATGGCGGCCAACACCATCGGCATGGTCCAGGGCGTCCAGGTGGCCACATTCAACAAGCAGCCCGACAACAGATTCGACCTCGAGACGTTCAAGGGTGATCACCCCGACCTCTACGAGAAGTACTTCAAGAAGGGCAGCACCCGCGCCCTTCGAGTGAACCCCAAGCTCGCAAACATGAAGGAGAGTTGACATGGCAGCCCCCAAGCAGTCCCTGGCCGACGCAGCGAAGGGTGCCGCCAGCGGCGAACCCACGAGCGCCGTCGTACCCAAGGCACCCGAACCGCCCAGCATCGTCAAGATGTTGGAGTCGCCCGCGCAGCTGGAAGAGCTCCGCAAGGCCCTCCCCCCCGGCCTGAGCGTCGAGCGGTTCGCTCGCATGGCGCTCACGCTGGTGAAGTCCGATCCGGAAATGCTGGAGCTCGGCTCCACGCCCGAGGGGACCAAGTCGCTGATCACGGCGTTCCACCGCTGCGCCCAACTCGGGCTCGAGGTCGGCCCGGACCTGGGGCAGGCGTACCTGCTCCCCTTCCGCATGCGCGACACCCTTACCCTGCAGTTCATCCTGGGCTACAAGGGCATCCTAACCATGGCTCGTCGCAGCGGCGCCCTCCGCCGGCTCGACGTCCACGAGGTCTACCAGAACGACGAGTTCGAGTACTCCTACGGCCTCAACGGAACCCTGCATCACCGTCCCACCCTGGAGAAGGATCGTGGGCCCATCATCTGCTACTACGGCTTCGCCGAGTTCACAGATGGCGGCTACTACTACACGGTGCTGACCCTCGACGACATCGACTCTCGCAAGCAACGGTCGGCCTCAGTCAAGGCCGGGCGGAAGTCGCCCTGGGACACCGATCCGATCGCCATGTCCAAGAAGACGGTCGTCCGCGCCATGGCCCCGTATCTCCCCCTCTCCGTCGAGGCCCAGGACGCCATCGCTGACGACGAGAAGATGGTGGTCGGCGACCAGCTGTCCTACATCGACGTGGGCACCGTGGACCACACGCCCATGCGGGACACCCAGGAGCCGGTCCAGGAGGTCATCGAGGTGGACGCCGGTGGCTGAGGACACGTTGTTCGGGCCGGCTGAAACCCCAGTGCGGATCTCGGCCGATCGGAAACGCACCCTTCGCAACACCTCAGCGCTGACGGCTGGCAAACACCCGGTGACAGGACTGCGCTTATCTTGGGTGGATGGTCAAACATGCGGCAACTGCGACCACCACTTCAGCCACACCCGCAACAAGACCTGGCACAAGTGCGACCTCAACGCCACCCGTGGCGCTGGTACCGACATCCGGGTGTCCTGGCCGGCCTGCACCGCATGGGTAGCTGAACAGGACTCGTGATCCATCTCCCGCTCACCGAGTGGGATCAACAGAAAGGAAGCGGCTATGCCGACGGAAGAGGAAATCAGAGAGCAGTTCGACTACCGGTCCCACCCTCCGGTGACCAGCGTCGACCTCGATGAAACCGAGGAGTCCGACGAGGAGTCCGACGACGTGGACGACAAGACCGAGTGAGCGGCGGGGCCCGAGAGACCCCGTGCAACCTTGACGCCGAAGAGTCGCTGCTCGGGGCAATGATGCTGTCCCGAGCAGCGATCGACGTCGCCTCGGAGCGGCTCTCTCCAGATGACTTCTACAAGCCCGCGCACGGCCACATCTACGACGCGATCACGTCCCTCGCCGGCCGGGCCGATGCCGTCGACCCCATCACGGTGGCCGACCACCTGGAGCGGGCCGACCTCCTTGAAGCCGTCGGCGGGGCGTCCCGACTCCTGGAGCTCCAGGCCGGCACGCCGGCCACGTCGAGCGCCGGCCGCTACGCCAAGATCATCGAGGACCACTCGATCCTCCGCCGTCTGGCCGGGGTGGCGGGTGAGATCTCCGAGATCGCCTACAGCTCCCCCGACGACGTGCCGAAGGCGATCGACCAGGCCGAGACACTGGTGTTCGAGATTGCCCAGCACCGCGACACCGACACCACCAGCGCCCTCCCCGAGCTTCTCGACGCCACACTCGACTCCCTGGAGGCGCTCGCTGAGCGGGGGGATGAGATCACCGGCACCCCAACCGGCTACACCGACTTCGACGAGCTCACCGCTGGGCTCCAACCGAACGCCCTCATCGTACTCGGGGCCCGCCCCGGCATGGGCAAGACCAGCTTCGCCCTCGGCATGGCCTCCCACGCCGCCCTCGACCACCAGCTACCGGTCCTGTTCTTCTCCCTGGAGATGTCCAGAGTCGAGCTCACCCAGCGACTGCTGTGTGCGCACGCCGGCGTCGACTCCGTGAAGCTCCGCAACGGTCGCCTCAATGAGTCCGACTGGAAGCGGATCGGGACGTCGGTCGGCAAGCTCGGGGACTCCCGCCTGTGGATCGACGACAACGCTCACGCCAGTGTCATGGAGATCCGGGCCAAGGCCCGCCGCCTGCAGTCCAAGGTGGGCCAGCTGGGCATGATCGTGGTCGACTACATCCAGCTGATGAGCGGCACCGGTAGGTTCGAGAACCGCCAGACCGAGGTGGCCGAGATCAGCCGTGGCCTCAAGATCCTGGCCCGCGAGCTGCAGTGTCCGGTGGTCGCCCTGGCCCAGCTGAACCGGGCCCTTGAGCAGCGAGCAGACAAGCGCCCCATGCTCGCCGACCTTCGCGAGTCGGGCAGCCTTGAGGCCGACGCCGACATCGTGGTGTTCCTCTACCGGGACGAGCTCTACGACAACCAGTCACCAGACCGAGGTACCGCCGAGGTGTTGGTGATGAAGCATCGGGCCGGCCCCACCGGTATGGTGCGTCTGGCGTTCCTGGAGCACTACACCAAGTTCGCCAACATGGCTAGACCCTGAGGTCAGGTCACTCGGAAGAACCCGAAGGTCGCTTCTGTGTTGATGGAGTTCGTCGTATCCTGGCTGCACGCCAGGCCCATGTGGGTCGGCGTGAACCCGGGGTTGAAGGTGACGAGCTCAACCCACACGTAGCCATCGTCCGAGTAGTAGGCCGTGGCGCTCGACGCCGACGCGACGGTGACTCGGCCGTACTTGGCATCGCCGCGCCCAGCATGAGAACCGGGGCTGGTGTAGAACGCCCCAGCGTAGGACTGGTTGCCCACCCACCACTTCTGTAGGCCGTCCCATACTTGGCCGACATACCAGACGGACGACCCGGAGGTGAGGCCGTTGGACAGGATGATCCCGCCGTTCCGGTGGTAGTTCACGGGGGCTCCGCGGGAGGCGAGCTGGAAGGTGATGGTGTACGGGAAAGAGCCGGGCGGGGCCTGGACTACCCCGATGAGGTTGTTGTTCGTGCCGACGCCCTTCAGGTGTAGGCACCCGGAAACGAACGAGTTGGTGTCCTTCGTGGTGGCAGCTGTTGGGGTGTCAGACCAGGTGACCGTCGACCACCCGTCGAACTCGTCGTCGTAGGCGGACGGCGAAGACGGTGGAGCCGGCTCGTGGAGGTGGGAGACCTCGAAGTCGGCGGCAGTGGGAGCATGGACCCAGGCGACCGCCGAGGCGTGAGCCGCAGCGGTGGTTCCCTCCCTGCCCCGCACTACCGTCGCGGTGGTCGCTGCCGTGGAGTGGGCGGTGATGTGCACGATCTCTCGTGCCCCGCCGGCGCCTGGGTCGAGGGTGATGGCGATCACCTTCCCAGACCCACCAACGACCTCCGGGAACCCAGCGAACTCGGCGGAGGTCAGTGAGGTGGTCGAGTCGGACGCCGAGGAACTCAGCGTGCCCTGCATGAAATCAAATCGGAGCCGAGGCATGGTGTTCCTTTGGTCAGGCGAGGCGGACGTAGCCGGTGGCGACGGTGTACACGTCGAAGAGTGCTGGGCAGTCGGTGCGGCGGATGGCGGCGGTGAGTGAGGCGATCACGTCGAGCAGCCGGGCGATCAGATCCCGCGACTCGGGGTGCGTGCGGGCGTGCGCCCGGGCGTGGGTGTCGAGCACGGCGAGCGGTGCGTGAGCGTCGAGCGGGTGGACCATCACGCCCCCTAGGTGTCGCTGGTGTCGGTGAGGTCGCGGAGTAGGCGGCGGATCAGCGCCGTGGTCTGGCGGGTGAGCCGTGCGACCTGGGCGCGTTGCTGCGCCGCGGTCGGCGTGTCGATCGCCAGGTACGTGCGGTTGGCGTCGAGCGCCCGACGGAGCCGGTCCTCGATGGTGCGCTGGTTGCGGTCGGCGGGTGACTCGACGGGCAACCCGGTGACCTGCTCGGTGGACGTGACGTTGCCGTCGGCGTCGTAGACGGTGCGGGTGCCGGTGCCGTCGCCGTTGTCGGTCACCTGCTCGATGATGTTCCCATTGCCGTCCTCGTGGGTGAAGTAGACGGACATTGCGGTCACGCTCCTCTCAGGGCCAGCCAGGGGCCGAAGTCCGACCACGACGTCGCCGGGCACGTGGCGGGCATCGCCCCAGTAGTGACACCCGTCGCGGTGCGGGTGATGTTGTTGCGGGTGATGTTCGATCCCATCGTGTTGGGGGTCCATGGCGGATCGACCACGAAGCTCCCGCCGCCGCCGCCGACGCAGTGGACGGTCGGCGCCGTCGTGAGCGCATCGAGCAGGACCCCCGCCCAGTACAGGGTGGGGACCGTCGGCGACACCGACGCAGCGACAGTGCGGTACCCGGTCGTCGTCGACATATTGAGGGTGCCGAGATCGGCGATCAGTGCCAGCCCGTCAGGGAGCAGGGTGGTTGGGTCCGACGGGTACAGCCCGAACCGCCACGTCGAAGTCCCCACCACCGTCTGGTTCAGGGCGAGGGCGTCGTAGCTGCCAGGCTCGACGAACACCGGGACGAGAGCCATCCGCCCGGTGACAATCATGAAGTGGTAGGTGGCGTTCGCCGCGCGGGTCTGGAGCCCGTGGTACTGGCCGGACTGTGCGGGCAGGATCAAGCCGGGCCTGCCCCACGTCTGATCGCCTCGCAGGAACGTGGCCGACGACGCCGTACCCGACCCGAGGCGTGCGGTGGCGACGGTGCCCGACGAGATATCTGCGGCCCCGTGAACGTGGCTCGTCGGGGTGCGGGCATCGGACAGCCGCGAGTCGTTGCCCTGCGCTGCGGTGCCCGCCGTGGTGCCGTAGGAGACGGCCAGGGTGCGGTTGGCCGACAGGTCCCCACCACCGGTGAGCCCGGTCCCGGCAGAGATCGTGCGAGAGGTTGGGGCGGCGCCCACGTCGGCGGCGTCGAGCACCACCGCGCCCGTCTCGCCGTTCACCGAATCGACCGCACCACCACCGGCGCCGATCGGCCCCACTTCCGCGCCAGCCTCGTCGCGGACATACAGCCCGTCGGTGCGGGCGACGAGGCGCTGCGACCCCGCTGCGGGGTTGGTCACGTCCGCGGTCTCGGGGAGGTCCACGAACCCGTTGGCGGTGAGTGTCACGATCGTCCCGGTCGACCCGACCCCCACGACATCAGACAGGTCGACCGCCCCGCCGGCGGGAGCCTCGATGTCATACACCGGGTACTCCACCCCGCCGATCACCTCGAGCACCTGGTACGTCCAGTTGACCGGGACCACGTCGGGGTCGTCCGTGGCGGGAAGGCTGATGCTGATCGCGCCGTCCTCAAGCCACACCCGTCGAGCGGTGGGGAGTACGATGGCATCGGACGTCGTGGTGATGCGAGTGGCGCGCGGTGTAAACACCACATACCCACTACCCGGGTCTCCGGTGGCGATGTCCACCCAAGTCCCAGTGACGGTGCAGGTTTGGTAATCAACGGGGAGAGGCATCAAACAATCACGATCGTCTTGTCGGCTTTCAGGCTGATGTCTTGGAACTCCCAGGAGTCCAATCCACCCGGGCCCAGGAACGTAGCCTTCACTCTGTAGGACCCAGCTTCACACCCGGTTGTGTCCCAGTTGTATCGCCAGACCTCATGGTTGTCGTCCCATGTCAACGGTTCATCCTCCACGGTGTAGACGGTCCCGGTTTTGAGCCATACAGAGATGGTCGCGTCCGTCACATCAGCGGGGACCAACGGGGACGACAAGGTTGGGGATCTGTCGTAGCTGGCCGCCACGGCGATCCGAGCGATCTCACCCACGTATACGGTCATCAGGAGGTCCTTGTCGCTACAGAGTCTTGGAGGGTGATGGTTGCGGTCATGTCTAGGGTGGAGATGGACACTGCCATGTCGAGGAGGGAGAAGGAGACGGCGTCGTCCATGACGGAGATGGTGATCGTGACCGGCCTGATGGTGGCGGCGATTGCCTCCCAAACCCCGCTCCCTTGGCCGACGAACGCAAAGCCGCCCGTCCCGGCGCCAACCCGCGACGCGGCCGAGGTTGCCCAGCCTGGGAGCAGGAACCCGCCGTAGCCAGAACCGGACCTACTGGTGGCCGAGAAGCCGACGCCAACAAGCAGGGCCCCGCCGACACCGGCGCCAGTCCTAGTGGTGGCCGAGGTTGCCCAGCCTGGGAGCAGGAACCCGCCGACACCGGCGCCAGTCCTAGTGGTGGTGCCGGTGGCCGACCCGACGACATGGATGAGCGAGCTCGAGGAGCCGCCGGCGGACTTGGTCCCCCCGGTGGTCCCGATCGCGACGATGAACCCGGCAGCGGATGCCCCATACGACGGAGGCGTGGAGCCGGAGTGAGTTTCGCCGTAGACCTGTTCGCCGTAGATTTCCTGCCCATAGGCCACGGTTCACCTCAAGGAATCGCGACACTGATGGACGAAATCGTGTAGGTGCCCTGGCCGCCATAGGTCTCAAACGTGGCCTCCTGGACGGCCGCTCGCCCGGCAGCGGAGATGGTGATGGCCGCCCCACCAGAGGAGGCCGCCAGCTTGAAGGTGTCGCCAGAGACATCCCGCACCCAATACGTGGATCCCTCGGTTGTGCCTGTCGGCAGGGCCCCGTAGGTCTTCAACACCACGACGCTGTCGCCGTCGGAGAACGTGTGCCCCGGGGCGGTGAAGGCGCCGCTCGTGGCGGCGGTCGCCAGTTGCGGGTCGCCAACGGGGCCCAGTGGGATGGAGCCCAGGAACGTGCCGGCCGTGATGGCGGACCAGAACCCGGCGAAGCCGACCGTCGCCCCGGCCGGCACGTCGAAGGCTGCGGGGGCGACGCTGGTGGTGAGGACGCCTGATGCGGCGGCGCCCCAGGTTACGGCCTTGCGGGCGTAGGCGGGGCTCCCACCAGTGAGTTCGCTGGTCCCACCCGTCCCGGGGAAGGCGGAGTGCAGGCTGATGTGGGTGATGTTGGATGCGAGCTCGTTGAGCGTCAGGTTCCTCGCGGCATCAACAAGATCGGTCACGGTGGTCCCCTGGGTGGTCGTCGCGTCTTAGGTGTTATCGGCCCTCGGCCAGGATGGATTCACCTGGGTCGGCGATGGTGTAGGAGTTGGACCTGGCGTTCCGCGTGAGCCGGCCGGCGTCCTCGAGTTGCTGGAAGAGCTGGGTGATCCGTTGCCGCGACAGCAGGAGGTCGGCGGCGATGTCGGCCTGCTTCATGCGGAGGATCCCCCCGGTGGAGTAGACCCAGAGAAGCTCGTGGAGGTCCTCGAGGCTGATCGCCCCGCCGGTATGTTGATTGGGCATGCCCGCCCCTTGATTGGAATCAGGGAATCAGATACGGTGGGGGCATGCGCTCAGCAACCCTCATCACCGAACGGTACACCCAGACGAGGCCGGCCATGAGATGCCCCCTCTGCTCTCGGGCCATCCGCGTCGGCCAGTACACCCTCCGCCTGAAGACCGGCGCCCGATGGGACACCAACGTCCACGCTTCCTGCCTGAAGGAGTGGGTGGTCGGTGTCCCGGAGGACGAGACACCACCCTTGGCGGTGGAGGCCGAGTTCCAGCGGATCAGGCGCGAGCTCGTCGGGTTCTGCTCAGGAGGGGATGGCCGATGAACGAGGTACCGACCTACACACCCCCCGAGGGTGTGCACGGCCCGACACTGGGCCGCGACCTGCCCGACGGGTGCGAGCGGAAGCCTGCCGGGTCCCCCACGGCGAGGTGGCTGTGTGGTGCGGCTCCCGCGGCGTACAGGGACACCCTCTTCTGGTGGCGCTTCCCGCCGTTCGAGCCGGGCGACCGGGTGCAGCTCACCGGGACGGTGGGGGAGACGGACGACGGATGGCACGTCGTCGTCCTCGACGGCGACAACGACGATTCCACGCGGTGGTTCCCCACCGCCGCCCTCACCCGTGTGGTGACCCCGTGACCGCCCCGGAGTGGCGTGACTGCGCCGACCCCGACGAGTTGGCCGCAGCGGTCGCCGCAGGGGTTGAGGTGTTGTTGGTCGTCCAGTCCTTCGATCCCCGGCCGACCAACTGTGTGACGGATACGGAGTTCGCTGACAACATGAATGTGGGCGCCGCCTATCGCGTCCCCACCGCGTGGACGTACCTCGGGACGTTCCCGAGGCGCCCGGAGCCCCCCGCCCCCGACGACACCACGGAGCCACCGTGCCAGAAGTGCGGTCACTACGAGCCAGACGTCGTGGTCCCGTCGCCGCTGTGGAACTACGTCATGCGGGGCAACGACATCGACGGCCCGGCGCTCTATGGCGATCTGGTGTGTGCTCGGTGCTTCATCGGGCTTGCGGTCGAGGCCGGGGTGGAGCACGGCTGGCGGCTCACAACCACCGCCATGCCTGAGGGTCTGGTCTACGAAACGCCGTCGGGCCGCGTGTGGGACCACTCCGCATGGATGTGGGTGGAACCCCCCGCCACCGACAACCTCGCGGCCCGTGCCCGCCGACACGCCGACACGCACCCCGAGAGCCGGGACCTGATCGAGGAGTTGCTGGGGGCGTGGGACCAGCTTGCCGACCGTGCGGCCGAGGCCCAGGCGGCGGCATGGGACCAGCGGCTCAACTGGACGGGTAAATGGCCCACACCCCCGGACGGATGCGAGGCGGTGTTCCTGCCGACCGACGTGGTGGACCACTACGTCAGCGCCGAGCCACCCTCCGGGCGGTGGGAGCGACAAGCGTCCTTCGTGGTCGACGCCTGCCGCGAGGCGCAGGCCCGCCGTGGCACCACCCCCACCACCCCAGGCGGCGACCCGCGGGACGCCGTGCGCTTGCTCGACCTGGCGTGGGGTGTGATCGCCAACGCCGACGGGTGGGACGACGACACCTCATGGCGGCAGGCGGCTGAGCGGTGGCGCGACGGGTACCACCGGTTCCTCGACGCACTGCGCGAGGAACCCACCGCGCCCCCGGCCCCCACCCCGCCCCCCGCCCCGCCGTGGCCGGGTGTGGTGCTGTCCGGTCTCTGCGACGAGGACGGGCAGCCGACGTGGCTCGCCCTGGCTGGGGACGTGCGCGGCGAGCAGGCTCGGCAGTACCGGGATGATGAGTGGTGCGGGTCCTACAACGAGACGGACGAGTGGTCCGAAACCGCGTGGGTGGAGGTGCGTGCTCCCCGGGCCGTGCCGGAGCCCGAGACGGAGCGGGTGCCGGTGCTCGACGCCATCCGCGACCGGATCGAGCTGACGCACCCCGAAGGCGAGTTCCTGGCGGTCGGGGTGGAGTTGCGCGAGGACGGCGACCTCGTGGCCATCGAGCAACAGGAACCGTGGGGCAAGGCCCAGCCCGTCGCCCCCGATGGCACCGTTGAGGTGCTGAGGGACGGCGGGCGGTGAGCGGCCCGCTTGACCTTGTGGTGCTTCTAGACCCCTGCGCCCCCCGCCCCGTGTACCACGCCATCGGCAACTACCGGGACCAGCACCCGGAGGGCCTGACCGTGGCGTGTGGCGCCATGTGGGCGCCGCGGAACCGGTGGGGCTTCATGGACTACGGCCTCTCGGCACGGCTGCGCCGGGAACACGCTCGGCTGTTCGCCCGGCCGTGCAAGCGGTGCTTCGGATGACCCGTCAGACGTGGTGCCTCGCAGCACTCGCAGCGATGGCGGCGGCCGGGTGCTGGCACGCCGGCCGCACCGGTGAGGCCGTGTGGTCGGCGCTGTTCGGCCTGCTCGGCGGCGGGTTCCTGTTTCTGATCGGTTGGACATGGCATGACGAAGGAGTGAGCGAGTGAAGGCAACAACGACCTACCGAAAGGTGGGCACGCTGCGGTACGAGTGCGCCGGATGCGACAACACGGCCGAGGTCCCCGTGCGAGTGGAGATCTTCACCGAACCCATCGGCCCTACGTGGGTCAAGACGACCACGCGACTGCCGAAGCTCCCGGATCTCACGCCCGACGGGTGGATGGTGTCCGACCCATACACGCACCTGACGTACTGCCCAACGTGTTGGGCGCAGATCGACGCGGATGTGGCCGAGAAGGCGCAGGGATGACCGCCGCCAGTCAGGGCGCAACGAATCGCCGCAAGGGCCACGAGACGGAGCGGGTGCCCGCGTGGGAGGCGGTCAAGGATGGGCGTCGAGTCGTGGGAGCATCCGAGCCTTTCGAGGCGCACTACATCTGGCGAAGCGGTCCGGACCGGGCGTTCATCGGGGAGCGGACGATGGATAGGGCGGTCCTGATCGCCCCCGATGGCACGGTCGAGGTGCTGAAGGACGGCGGGCAGTGAGCGGCGACCTGAGCGTGCGGCTCACCCACCACGACCCCGGCGCCAACGTGCGCGTGGAGGTGGGCGAGGAGGGCACCGTCTGGCTGTGGCTCGTCACGGACGAGGACCAGCCCGCAGAGGACGCCACGTTGACCCCGGCCGAGGCGCGATCCCTGGCCGCTGCGCTGAACCACATCGCCACCGAGGCCACCCCGTGACCCGCCAGGCGTGGTGTCTGGCGGTGCTCGCGGTCGCGGCAGCGGCCTTGACCCGATCGGGTGGGGTGATACTGTATCAGTAGCCCCGATCTCGACAGGAGACAGAGTGACCGTCTACAGCCCCGCCTCAGAGGTCGAGCGCATCGCCCGCAGCCTCATCCCGTTTCACCACTCCCATCTCGCCGGCGTGCGGATCGAGTACGTGTTTCGGGAGAAACCAGCGGTGTCGGGCGGCGTCACCACCTGGGGCTCGGCTCGTAAGATGTCCGGCCTCGCGGCGCTGCTCGGTACGCCAGGCGCCCTGGACTCCTCACACCTGGACTTCTTCGTGATCGAGATCGCTCGGCCGGTGTGGGACGAGATCGGTTCAGCCCAACGCAAGGCGCTGGTCGACCACGAGCTCTCCCACTGTGGCCTGAAGATCGACGACGAGACAGGCAACGTGAAGCTGGTGATGCTCACCCACGACCTCGAGGAGTTCTCCGGGGTGCTGCGCCGGCACGGCATGTGGAAGCAGGACATCGCCAGGTTCCTCGGCGATGTGGGCCCGGCCCAGTTGGCCATGTTCAGCGACACGCTCGAGTTGGTGGACGCAGACTCCTTCGACCCGTCGAACCCGGCCCACTCTGGCGCCCCTTCGAACCCGGTGGAGAGCACGCCGGATTCGACCCCCTTCCCAACCACCCCAGACATCCAAGGAACAACATGAAGAAGCTCGTCCTCATCCTCGCGGCCCTGGCGCTGTCCGTTCTGGCCTGCACGCCGTCCGCCGAGGTGATCGAACGCGACGCCGTCGACCGCATCGCTGACGCCCTCGACATCACCGACCTGAAGTGCGAGGAGGTCCGCGCTCACCCCAACCAGGAGAACGTGTGGATCCTCTACTGCGACAAGTCCGGGCCCGGCGCCCCGAGCTCCGACTGGGCCCTCGTCGACGCAGCGGTGCGCTACTCCGGCTCCAACGCCACGGCAACCTCCTCCGCCACGTTCGAGTCCGCCGGCTACGTGGTGACCTACAAGCAGACCTGCAAGTGGGTCAGCCGCAACAACAACTGGACCGTCTCGTCCTGCACCGCCCCGCTCCGCACGTCGTCCTTCCCGCTCGGATGAGCGACGCCCCCAACCCCAACCCTGAGAAGGAATAGCTATGGACAACACCGTGACCCTCGTGGGCAACGCAACCAGGGAGCCAGAAGTTCGCTACACCCCCAGCGGACAGACCGTGGTCACCTTCGGCCTGGCGGTCAATCGCCGCTGGCAGAACAAGACCACCAACGAATGGGAGGAGCAGGTCTCCTTCTTCGACGTCAAGTGCTGGGGTCAGATGGGCGAGAACGTCGCCGAGTCGGTGCCCCGCGGTACCCGCGTCGTCGTCACCGGTCGCCTCGAGCAGCGCTCGTGGGAGTCCGACGCTGGCGAGAAGCGCTCCAAGGTGGAGGTGGTGGCCGATGAGGTCGCCCCCAGCCTCCGCTGGGCCACCGCCCAAGTGCAGAAGATCGAGCGCCAGGGGTCCGGTGGTTCGGGTGGCGCTGGCTACCAGGCGCAGGCGGGGGGCGGGGGTCGCCAGGCCCCGGTCGACAACTACGGGGACGAGGAGCCGTTCTGATATGTCGGACCTGATGGAGTGTCCCGACGTCCGCACGACGGACCACGAGGACAACGACGGGTGCGCCCATGTGGTGGTGCCGGCCTCGGCCGTCACCGAGGCGTACATCACCGGCGCCCCGGTGACCGCCCTGTGCGGGAAGACGTGGGTCCCGAGCAGGGACCCCAACAGGTACCCGATGTGCCAGACCTGCAAGGAACGGCTTGAGTCCTTCAGGGCGCCCACGTAGACTGGCCGTCATTGACAGTGCGGTGCAACCCAAGAAGGCCCCCCCGCTCCGGCGGGGGGGCCTTCTTGTCGTTGGTGAGTGAATGAGACTTTCGGTGCCTCCGATAACTGAATCGTGGATGTTTCACCAGAAGCGAAGCGGGTCGCACACGACCTTCTGATTGACCTGACGGGTGATCATCCAGCCGATTGCGTCATCTGCGCGACGGCCAACCACGATCTAGGAGACGCCCACGTGGCCGAGATCACCGAAGCTGACGTCACCGCCGCGGTGGCCAAGGCCGTAGCAGACAAGGAAGCCGAGTTCCAGGCGCAGATCTCCGATCTCCAAGCCAAGCTCGACTCCCGCGAGACCGAGTCCAAGGTTGCCGACCTTCAACGGCAGCTTGACGCCGAGGCGATCGCCCGCAAGGCCGCCGAGGATCAGCTCAACGACACCGTCGCCTTCCTGAGCGCCGAGCATGTCCGCCTCGAGGATGAGGCTCGCATCGAGGCCGCCAAGGCCGAGCGTGTCCAGGCCGTCCGCGACCTGGACCTCTTCCCCGAGGATCAGCTCGAGGGTCGCATCGAGGCGAACGCCGACCGCTGGGCGGCCATGGACGCCGACCAGTGGGGTGAGCAGCTCGCCGACTACCAGGCCGTGAAGGCCCGGATCGTCGACGCCCTGGGCGCCTCCCACAACCCCGTCGGTGACGCCAAGGAGCCCGGGCAGTCCGCCCTCGGCGGCGCCGGCGTGAAGGACTCCAAGGACGACGGGGACTCCCGGAGCCTGGTGACCGACATCATGTCCGACCGCTACGCCATCACCGGCAGAATCTGAAAGGCCAAGTTCGATGAGCTCCCTTGGACGCAACTTCTCGTTCCTCCAGTCGCCGCTGCCCGAGCACCGTCTCGGCCGGTACAAGACTGGCGCAACCGTCTTCCCGCAGGGCGCGCCCGTGGTCGCCACCGGCGCCATGGACACCGCCGACAAGCGTCGCACCGTGGCCCTGGCTGCGGCTGACGCTGACGTCGCCACCGTCACCGGTGGCCTCGGCGGCATCCTCGTGTGGGATGAGGCATGGACCAACTTCCACGGCTACGACCCGGTGCTGACCACGGCTTCGGACATCGACACCGTTCCCACCTACACGCCCGCTCAGGTCGTGCACGGCACCGAGGTCCGGGTCCAGTTCCGCAACACCATCGACCGATCGTTCCTGGGCCTCCGGGACTACGACGGCCGGACCATCATCAACCTCACCAGCATGGTGCTCGGTGACTACCTCACGCCCGGTGCCGGCGACGACACCAACGGCTACTGGAAGCGGACCACCACCGCCGGTGATGGTTGGCTTCGTGTTACCGCAATCGACACCACCAACGGGCTCGTCGAAGCCCAGATGCTCTTCTGAGAGGGGAGAACACAATGGGCAGCATCCGACAGATCGGATACAAGGATTTCGGCGGCAAGAACGCCGAACTCGCGCAGAAGATTGCGATCCTGGACGCCGAGGCTCGCGAGAACTGGTACAACGACGAGTGGCGTGCCGAGCACATCCACGACGTCCAGACCACCATCTTCGAGGGCTTCACCCACGAGAGCCTCCTGGGCCTCATGTCGACGGTCGAGACCGTCGACGAGGGCGAGCGCATCGTCATCGAAGAGGTCCGGGGCCTGAAGGTCTGGTTCGTGTCCGCTGGTGGTCAGATCGACGAGTCGACCATCACCAGCGAGTCGGCCGAGCTTCGCCGGGACTTCGTGGGCTACCACGTCAACGAGCGCACCGAGAAGATCCGCTCCGGGTTCTCCCGGCAGATGGCGACCATGGCGACGCTGGCGATCAGCCAGATGGACGCCGCCATCAACCAGCGTCTCCTCGGGGCCTTCCAGGCCGCGATCGACAACGCCTCGCCGTACTACATCAGCGGCGCCGGTCTCTCCCTGCCGGCACTGAACACCGCCATCACCGAGGTCGTCGATGAGACCCTCGATGGTCCGGTGACGGTCGTCGGCCGTGGCACCATGGTCGACCAGATCGTGAACGAACTCCAAGACCTGAACGGGTTCACCCCCGCCAGCAACGAGGAGATCCTTCGCACCGGCCGGCTCGGTGAGTACCGGGGCACCAACATCGTCCGCCTGAAGAACCACAAGGATGCCGACGGCAACTCCTTCTTCCCGGACAACGAGATGTTCGTGCTCGGGGCCGACGCCTCGAAGACGGGCTTCTGGGGTGGCATGCACTCCGCCGAGTGGACCACCCCCGAGGGCTTCTACACCAACATCCTCGGCGTGCGCACCTTCGGGTGTGCGGTCCACCACCCGGAGCGTGCTCGCCGGATCGTGGACACCTCGCTCTGATCCCTCCCGGTCACGAGTGATGCAGAGGCCGGGCCTTCGGGGCCCGGCCTCTTCGCGTTGCGAATGACTGGATCGGATGGGCCGATAACAGTTCGTAGACGCCGCGCCCCAGCGGCGTGATGGAAGGATGGAATCATGACTGTGGAACTGGAAACCTGGGTGAACGAGACCCGAGCGACGTGGCTGGTCAATCGGCTGAACCCCGATGGCACCACCCGCCAGGAGATGGTGCGTGGCAACGCCACGGTGATGCTCACCCCCCAGGAGCGTGAGCTCAACCAGTCGAACGCCAAGCCGGCGCTGGACCCGTTCCTGAACGGCACGTTCACCTGCCTCGCCGGCGACTCGGCACCGGAGAGCTCCAACCGCCTCACCGACGACGACATCGAGGAGCTCCTCTCGGGACACTGGAAGCGTGCGGCCAAGCGCCTCGAGGAGATCACCTCCGAGGCCGCCCTCACCCGTGTGCTCAACGTCGCCCTGGAGTCCGGCGCCGGCGCCAAGCGCATCGAGATGGTCCGCGACCGGATCCTGGAGATCAACCCCCGACGGGTGTTCCCCACCCAGTCCCGCTCGATCTCGCCGCAGTCTGAGCTGCAGGGCGTGGCCAAGCCGACCGACCTGATCCCCGAGCCCCCGAAGACGAACTTCCAGGAGCTCGCCGGCAACCTGATGGCGAACCTGTGATGAGTGTCCCAGGGTTTGGAACGGAGATGTCCAGTGGAGATTGAGCTCCTCGTACCCAATCTGAAGAACTCCCTGAACGCCCCAGGCGAGGCGCTCTTCCAGGCGTCCGACAGTGAGTGGGTCGGGGCTCTGTCCAACGCGTTCTGGTGGGGCCGCATGAAGGGCTTCTTCACCGACTGGCGCACCGACACCGACGGCGAGAACATCGTCCCGGTGGTCGACGGCGGTGAAGAGATCCCGATGGAGCTCGCCCAGATCGTGGTGGCCATCGCCTCCCTCAACGCGCTCGAGGCCAAGCTCCTGTCCATGGAGACCAAGACCGTGGCCAAGGCCGGCCCCGTCGAGTACGAGACCGGTCGGTCGGCCCAGGTGCTCACCGAGCTCCTCAAGCAGAAGCGCCGCGAGTTCGACGAGCTCAAGGCCGAGCTCGTCGGCTCCCGCTTCGCCATCTACGGCGGCATCATCGACATGGTGCTGAGCCGTGAAGGTGCCTACATGTCCGGCTACGCCTCCTTCGTGAACTGATGGCCGGCGCCGACCCGAGGGGGTCCTTCAGCGGCGACGTGTTCAGGACGGCGATCCGTGCCGCCATGTCCATGGGGTCCCCGACGGTCGTCGAGGACCGAGCCACCTTCCACTTCGCCGACGGCCGCACCTTCACCGTCGCCGATGACGCCGGCGACCCCTACGACTGGACTCTGGCCCCGGACGGCGGCCTGGCCGCCCGCGCCTCAGTGCAGGTGCTGTGCGCCATCGACACCAAGTCGGCCGTAGGTGCTCGAGGTCAGCCCCGTACGCCGGTCGGCGAGTTCGACGAGGACACAGCCACCCTCTACCTGTTCGAGGACGAGTGGGCCCTAGTCTCCGACTTCACGTCAGTGGACCTGGGCGGCTCGACCTACGTCCGCATCAAGCGGCTCATCCCGCTTGGGCTCTTCGATGTTCAGGTGGAGCAGGTGCACGTCCGGGCGGTGGACGAGTCGTGAGCACCTTCGAAGGTGGCCTCCTCGACCGGGTGGTGTTCGACTCGTTCGTGCACATGATCCGTGACTCCCTCAACCAGCTCGGCTGGTTCGACGTCGTGGACTCGGGGCGGACGCCCATCACCCTGATCACCACACCCGTGTCGCTCCATGACGAGATCCAGCCGAACACCATCGCCATCCAGTTCGAGGACCAGTTCGACGAGCCGGCCGAGATCGGCTCCAACCTGACGTTCGACAACACCATGGCCTGGGTGGAGATCTACCCGGAGTCCATGGCCATCGGGCGCCACATCGCCGGCGACGTGCGGGACATCCTGCGAGGCAAGATGCCGTCGATCGACCGGACGGACCCGAGCTTCGAGGTCCTCGACTTCCCTAGCGGCGTCGATCCGCCGGCAGTGCTCTTCCTGGCCGACATCTCCAAGGTGGAGGTCCATCGCGACCGGGAGCCCACCACCACGGCAGGCCGGTTCTGGTTCGCTGTATCAGCGATTCTTGAGGAGGAGAGACCATGACGGCGTTGGAGGATGTGACCGAGCTGGTTCGCCGACACCAGAAGCGGTGCGCCCGCACCATCCTGGAGGCCAAGGACGCCGGCGCCACCGACGACGTCCTGCGCAAGGTGGTGCTCGACGCCATCGGCGACTTCGCCGACCTCGTGGTGTCCGTGTTGCCATCAGTCACCCGCGAGGACATCATGCTGAACGGGTACGCACTGGAACTGCTCGAGCAGATCCACACCTCAGTGGGCGCGGCAGCGGAGTCCTGATGGCGAAGAAGGTGGCCCTCTCCAAGGGTCAGTTTCACGATCTCGTCCCCTTCGCGTCCGCCGCCCTCAACGACATAGCGGTACAGGGGTCCGGGTTCGCCGGATCACTCATCGCCACAGCGGTAGCGGAGACGGTCGACCAGTCGACCAGGGCGGTGGCCAAGCAGCTGGCCGAGGTGGCTCGCGTCATCAGTGAGGGCCTGGAGCCGGAGGAGTTCCGTAAGGCCCACCAACGGATCGGCGAGGCCGCCCAGAGGTCCGTGGTCGCCTCCTACAACGCCTCGAGGAACGGCCAGACGCGAGGCGCTTCCGGCTACCGCTCCGATGAGCGCTACTCCGGTGGCAAGCTGCTCGGCGCCTTGAACAGCCCGGACTTCTTCCGCGCCACAGCGGCGGGCCTGGAGTTCATCAACGTCGGCATGCTCAACGACCAGGCCGCCCAGTGGGCGCGCCTCAACTTCGGCGCCCAGCCCCGGGGCCGCGGTTCACGACGTCAGTTCAGCGTGCAGGTCGGCCAGATGATCCTGGCGACCATCGGGTTCAACGAACCAGCGCGGCCCGGGTTCCTGCTGCCGAAGGGCTACTTCTGGAAGGACGGTCAGCCCGTCCGCCCAGGCCCCCCCACACCTGGGACGGAGTTCTACCTCGCCGGTACTGGTCCCCGGAAGGGGAAGGACCGGGTTCGGGGTGCCGCCGACGGCGAACGTGGCAGCTTCAACGCCATGGTCGGCCCGAAGCGTTCCCTCGGCATCGAGGCCCGGAACTTCCTGGATGCCGGCCTCTATACCATCGCTCATGAGATCGGCCCTGCCTACATCAAGATCGTCAACGACATGTACCGTCGCGGCGAGTCGACTGTTCGTCCGGCGCCCATCACCTTCAAGGTGCACACGAATGCGACGTTCCGACGTTCGTCGACTTCAGGCTTGAAGTGGGACTGATCCTTGACTCACCACTGGGTGGTCTGTAGGATTTCAACCGTGCGCACCACCCTGCTCCCACCCGTCCCGCGATGGCGGGGCTGACGGCCTGATTGGTCGGTCACACCCCGCGCGAGTCTCCGGGGTGTGGTGTAGTGGTAGCACGGGTAGTTTGGGACTATCTGGTGGGGGTTCGATTCCCTCCACCCCGACCAGCAGGCTTCATCCATTCCTACGGGTGTAGCTCAGTGGTAGAGCAGCGGCTTCCAATCCCGCCGGCGAGGGTTCGACTCCTTCCACCCGTGCCACGCAGGCGCTGAATGAACCCCCCTCCAGGGGCCGATGAACGTTCGTAACCAAGTTCGTTCACCAACCCTGGAGTGATCTGTGAGCGTCAAAGCAGGCAAGGTTCTTACTGTCGGCAACGGCTTCCTCGTGGATCGCCTCCAGTCGACCGGTGGGTCCGGCGTCAACTTCCCCGAGGAGAGAATCCTCGAAACCGGCAACGAGCTGGCGGTCGACACCGTCTCGGACACCCCGCAGGTGTCGATCGAGCTCGAGTCGCTGGACACCACGGTCGAGACCGAGGCGATCCTGATCAACGTCGACGAGACCACGCTGTCCGACGGCGACATCATCGACCTCCGTGACGCCAAGCCGCTGGACATCGTGTCCCCGGTGAAGGGCGCCGGTACGTCGAAGGACACCGTGGCCGGCGTGATCTGGGGTCAGTGCCAGCTGGAGTCCGCCACCTGGCGGTACGGTGTTCGCCAGAACGCCACCCAGTCGTTCTCGCTGACCTCCGACTCCCAGTACATCGGCGTCTACACGCCGTACCGTCAGGAGTGGGCTGCGGCCGGCACCGGCCCGTACGCCTTCACCAACACCGCCATCAAGACGGTGGAGAAGGGCTCGGACCTGTACGCCCTGGCCGTGTGCATCCATGAGTCGGACGGCACCTACACCCCGCTGTTCCATGGTGCGGACTACACCAACACCAACGCCGGGTTCACCCTCGTCTCCGCTGCACCCGGTGGCTCGACCGTGACCGCCTGCTACTTCTCGGCGACGGACACCACGTTCGCTCAGACCGTGCACCCGACCCCGTCGGTGAAGCCGGCGGCTGTGCGCGGCAAGGACATCGAGTTCTACCTCGGCGTTGGCCCGACCCGCGTCTTCACTGGGTCCACCACGAACGCTGACGCCACGCTGACGGCTGCTGGCGGTGCGTTCACCTCGGCTGACGTCGGGGCTCTCATCGAAGCGACTGGCGTCACCGCCGGCACCACCATCGCGTCGGTGACCAACTCGACCACCGTGGAGCTCTCAGCCAACGCCACCGCCACCGGCAGCGTCGATGTCACCCTTCGGCCACCGCTGGTGTGGTGGAGAGGCGTCCAGTCGGTGGACGTCTCCTGGCGTGTCCAGATGGAGCGTGAAGAGGAGCTCGGCAACCCACACAACGTGGCGTCGGACTACGACGTGCCTGAGGTCGGTGGCTCGATCACCATGCGCCCGTCCACCATCGACTACCTGGTGGAGAAGGCAGCGCAGATCGCCGGCGTGCCCACCACGCAGATCTCGAACCTCCTCCAGTCTGCGCTCCTCGAGCTGCAGATCCGGATCAACCACCCGTCGACGGGCTCTCGCCTGAAGACCTTCCGCTGCCGTGACGCCCGTGTGCGTCCGCCGGCGTTCGGTGCCCGGGTGAACCAGAAGGTGGAGCCGCAGTTCCAGTGGACCTCGGCTTCCGGCGACCTGGAGATCATCAAGGGCGCCCCGTAATCGAGGCGGGGGCGATGCCGTAGGCAGGGGACACGGCATCGCCCCCGACGGTGGCCAGCATTTCGAAGGAACAACGGAAGGACAAGGATCAACATGCGCCTCAGCGACATGTACAAGACCAGTGAGGAAGTCACGTTCATGCAGGGGTCCGACGCCGAAGAGACGGTGGCGGTCGTCAAGCTGAACGAGCCGGAGCAGGCCACCTTGGCCCGCAAAGCCGGTGCCGCCCGAGCCCGGGCCATCGCCGAGCTCCGAGACCCGGAGTCGGATCTCTCACTGGAGCTTCGGATGGTCCTCGTCGGCATGACCGAGGACGAGTTGATCTCCCAGATCATCGACGAGGATCTCGAGCAGAAGCTCCTGTCGGTCCACGAGGAGCTCGCCGCATCGGATGAGTGGTCGACTGACGACTACCTCCACGGCCTCGAGGAGGCGTGGAACGGCTCGGCCGACGAGCCTGGCCTCAAGGTCACCGGCGCCGACACCGAAGAGGGCCAGCGGGTCCTCAACGAGTTGTCCCGCTTCCACACCAAGGTAGGGGAGCTCATCGCTGCTGAGCGGGCGGATCTCCGCGCTGGGTTCGAGGGGCTCGACATGGAGTTCCTCCTCGACAAGGCGTACGCAGCCTGCGTGAAGCGCAAGGCCGACCAGGTGTTCATGGACGAGTACGTCCGCCGGCGCACCTACATGTCGACCCGTGTCGGATCCGCCCCCGAGGATCGCCGCAAGTACTACTTCGACTCGATCGAGGACTACGACGACTGCGATGAGCTGATGATCAAGCAGCGGTTGATGAAGGCGTACGCCGAGATGGCCGTGGAGGGTGTGGAGGGAAAAGAATCGCCGGGTCACCCCGGTTCCTCGCCCTCGTCCGAAGCTCCCGCCACGGAGCCGGTGTCGGCTCGCTCCGCCCGTCCGGCTGCGAAGCGTTCGAAGACGTCCCGAGCGAGTGGGTAATGGCCGTCGCCCACGCTGACCACATCCTGGAGCTCCAGGCGAACCTCGACGGCAAAGAGATGCCGCCGGAGTGGATGTGGACTCTGCCGTGGGAGATGGAGCGCCACATGAAGAAGGTGGTTGCCGCCCGCAAGGAGAAGTACGGGAAGGACGACGACGACGAGGACATGGAGGGGGAAGGCTGGACCCGCAATGAGATGATCCCTGACGCGTGGCGCGACTGAGAGGTGTGAGCAGTGGAGACTTACAAGCTGAACTTCAAGGTCGGGATCGACAAGACCGACGTCACCGCGTTCATCAGGGACATGAATCGTGCCGCCGCCGAGGCGTCATCTTCCATCGCCAAGGCTGCTTCCGGCGCCCAGGCGAAGGTGGGCGCCGGAGCTCCTGGCGCTGTAGCCACCCGGGGTATTGCCGACATCGAAGGTCAGCTGCGCGGCAGGGTTGGCTTGGCCGAGCGGTCCGGCCTGTTCTCCACCGGCCAAATACGGGACCTTCAGGGTGCCGTCAACGAGATCGTCCGACTTGCCAGGTCGGGGGTCCGCAAGGACGTCACCGCCGCTGGGCGCAACCTCACGTCCGACCTCGGTGCGTCGGGCGGTAAGGCGTACCGGTCGCGTGTCGGCGGCGTCGAGCAGTCGGTCTACCGTCGCGCCGAGGCCGAGGCCCAGGCCGCCGAGGCCGCCACTCAGGCCGCCGCCGAAGAGGGGCGACTGAACGCTTGGCGTAAGAACGCCCGGGCCCGCCTTCAGGGGTCCATCTCCACCGAGAACGCCGCCCGCGCCGAGTCGGCCAAGGCCGCCGAGCTCGAGGCCGCTGCCCGACTGAAGGAGGCCAATGAGGCGGAGAAGCAGGCCGCAGCGGCCAAGGCCAGGGCTGACAAGGCCCGCCCCATCTACGGCCCCCCGAAGCCGCCGAAAAGCGGGGTCGCCCCAGGTGTCGCCGCGGCCGAACGGCAGGCCAAGGAGCTCGCCGCTGCCCAGGCCAAGCTCGACAGGGAGCAGGCCAGGGCCCAGGCCAAGGCCGCCGCCGCCGCCTCTGAGCCGGAAGATGCCGTCCTGAAGAGGTTTGGTCTCCTCCCAGAGGGGGGGCTGGACTATTACTCCAAGGTGATGGGTGGCCCTGGCCCTGGCCTTGGTTGGGCTCGCCTCAACGCCGGACCCACGTCGGCGCTCGATCGCTACCGCGACCTGAACACCGGCATCGGCCGTAACGAGTTCGCGAACAACACCGTCCTCGATGGGGATGACAAGACCCTCGCCGAGATGTCGGCCGAGGCCCGCGCCAACCTGACCTCGCTTGAGCGGATGCGTCAGGCCACCGAGGAGCTGGCCAAGGCCGAGCAGTACCTGGCAGACCTCATGGGCCTGTCAAGCCGCGACATGTCCGGCAAGCTCCGCGCCGCCGCCGGGCCCGGTCGTCTGGCCGAACTCCTGGAGCTCCGTGCGAAAAGGGAGGGGACCGCCGGGCTTCAAGACCTTGAGGGGTTTGAGGCCGCCGCCGACCAACGCCGGGCCAACGAGGTCAAGGAAGCCAAGAACAGGTACATCACCGACGACGACCTCGACGCCGCCGTCGGCGTGAAGGTGGAATCGGAGAGGCACACCAACGTCATCCGCGGCCGTGCCGCCGACGAGAAGCGCAGCAACCAGCGGCTGATCGAGGCCGACGCGGAACGAATCGTCGCGACCAACTTGGCATCCTCGGCTTCGAAGCGCATGGCTGCCGACATGATGCGTGCGGCGGGGGTGGGACGCGAACGTGAGGCGACGCCGACGCAGCGTTTCCAGGCGTGGATCGCCAACCGCGGGGGCGGCGACAACCTGCCCCGCCCAGCCACCGACTTCATGCAGGGCAAGCAGCTGGCTGCTTCCCGCATCATGACCACCGCCTCCTTCGCCGCCTCTGGTGGCCTGCTGTACGGCGCCATGAGCCTCGGGTCCGACATCATGCGGGAGTCGACCGAGCTCCAGGTCGAGCTCGGGATCATCGAGTCCCAGATCAACTCCCTGGACGCCACCGCCAACAAGGTGTCGCTCGAGAAGCTCCGCGACGAGCTCCACAAGACGTCCGTGGCGTCGGGTGTGGAGATGAACGAGGTTGCCAACGTCACCCGCCAGCTCGCCGGGGCATTCGCCGACCCGGAGACCGGGAACGCCAACTTCGCCCTCGCCCAGAAGGAGGCGGACGTCGCCCTGCGGTACTCGAAGATCTCTGGGATCCCCCAGCAGGAGATCACCGACTCCATGTCGGCCATCTCCCTGGCCTTCCGGGATGTCGACACCGACGTACCGCTTGGGTTCGAGCGGATTCTCGACACGGTCCTGGCGCTGGAGAACCGCTTCGGCGTTCTCAGCCCGGAGATCGTCAAGTTCACCGCCGATCTTGCCCCCCTCGGCAAGGAGCTCGGCTTCACCCAGGAGCAGCTGTCCGGCCTCGGCGCCGTCGCCCAGTCGCGGTCCGGGCGCTCCGGCACGGTGCTGTCCGAGCAGCTCGGCCGGATCCTGCCGTCCCTCCAGGACCAACAGAAGAAGCTGTATGAGCTGTTCAGCTTGAACGCAAACACCGAGGGTGCCGTTGGCGATCTGATGAAGGGGTTCTCGGAGGGTGACACCCCCGAGGTCCTGCGGACCCTGGTGAAGAACTACGACAAGTTGACGAAGGAGCAGCAGAACGAGATGGCGTCTCTCGTCGGCTCCCGCCGCGAGGCCGCCACCTTCTACGCCCTGTTGGATTCGCCGAAGCTGACCGAGGATGTCCTCAACGGGGACTTCGTCGCCGGCGGTGAGTTCGAGAATCGCTGGGACAGCTACGAGCAGACCGTCACCCTGTCAACCCAGCGGATGCGTCGGGCGGTAGAGGAGTTCGGCCAGAAGCTGTTCGACGCTGGCATCGACGACCTGTTGATCAAGGGTGCTCAGTTCGGCACCGTCATAGCCGCCGCCCTGTCTGGCGCTGTCAGCTGGATGACCAAGCTGAACGACCTGATGGGTGGTCACCTGACCACGGTACTGCTCGCCGTGGGGGCGTGGAGAACCTTCGGGCCCTACGTCGCCAAGGCGGTGGCGGCGATGAAGGGATCAGCGGCCTTCGGCGGCCTCATGGGGCGGAGCGGAGCGGTTCCCGGGGCGGCCGGCCCCATGGTCGGAGCGGGGCCGTTCGGTGGCATGCTGTACGCCGCCCCCCCCGTCCAGGGCCCCCCCGCCCCGGGCACTCCTGGCGCCCCCCGCCAGCCCCTTCGTTCGAGAATCGGTGGCTCGGCCGTCCTGGGTCAACTGTCGACGGCCGTCGCCGGATATGCAGTCCTCGAGCTCGGCGCCGAGATCGACGAGGTCAAGAAGCAAATCGACGTCGCCCGGACGGATCTTCGGTCCAAGATCGCCGAGGCGCTTGACAGCGGGGTGACCGAGGAGGAGCTGCGCCGGCGCATCGACTCGGCACCCCAGTACGACTCCGGCCTCTTCACGGAGTGGAGCGGCATCTCGGGGATCAGCTCCGGGATCCCCCTGCCAAACGTCAAGAACATCATCGGCAAGATCTTCGGCGTGAACACGGACGCCAAGGCACCTGGACTCGAGGAGTTGGAGGGGGAGCTGACGGCTCGGGCGGCCGAGCGGCAGGTTGCGGAAGGCCAGGCCCTCATCGACGCATTCAATGAGGCATTCTCCAGTTCCGGAGAGAATGGCCTCATCGCTTCATGGGAAAACCTTGGGTTCAAGATTGACCGGGATAAGGATCGGCTCCCCCCGGAAGTGAAAGCTGCCCTAGCTCTCCCGGGGATGGACAAGGTCGGCATCGACAGCGGTTTCTCAATGGACAACCTTGTCCAGCTGCTACTGCTCAGGCAGCAGAATCCGGACCAGAAGATCTACCAGCAGCTTCTGGACTTCATCATCAACCAGGCAAGCATGGACCCAGAGCTGTTGAAGTTGATCAACGCGGCGACGTCGGCGTTCGATGACAAGACGGCCAAGGACGCGGCCTCAGCTGAGCTCGAGACCGAGGTTAGCGAAGCTCGTACGGCGTTCGAAACCGCCATGGGATCACTGGAGGCGGCGAACGAGGCCGGACGGGTGTCCGTGAAGCCACTGATGGACAGGATCGCTGAAGAGCGGGCGTTCTACGTGGAAATGATCAACCGAGCCCGCGACGCCGGCAATGAGGATTTGGTCAAAGAGTACGAGCAGATGATCTACGAGCTCGACTCCAAGGCCACGGACATCTTCACCTCGGACACCGACACCGGGTCCGACATCCGCTCGCGCCTCCTCGAGCTCTCCGGCGTAGGAAACTCGGATCCGGGTGGTACGAGAGTCGAGCAAGCGCAAGGTGCCTATGACCGGATTGCTGAGGCCCAGGGGATCCTTGTTAGCGCCAAGGCCGAGAAGGCCATGGAGGTCCTGGAGGCCCAGCAGGAAGATCTTGACCAGCAGATCGCCGACGCCACCGACCCGGCGGAACGAGACCGACTCCTGGCTGAGAAGATTCAGGTGTCGGATGCGATGCGTACCGATCTGGTGAGGTCTCAGCTCCAGTCGGATCGGCCGGCAGAGATCCGCGACATGGTCGTGGACGCGCTCCAGATCAAGGTGGAGGAGGCGGAGGCTCTGATTGCCCAGGCCATCATCGCCACCGACGAAATCAATGAGTCAATCCTGATGGCCGGCCTCGAAGCTCAGCGTCGTCAGCTCCAGGCGGCGATCAAGGCCCTGGGTCCTGCTGGGATCATGCCGTGGAACAAGAAGGGCAGCAAGCTGAGGGCCAGACTGGAGGAGGTGTTGGCGGCGATCGAGGCCCTCGGGGAGCTCGACAACCCCAACGTCATCAGCGATCTCTCCGAACTCGGCGCCAAGGGTGGGGGTAAGAACGGCAAGGACACCGCGTCGGACGCCAACGCCAACGCCGAAGCCTACGGGGCCCTCCTGTCCGCTCAGCTGGCCCGGGATCCCGTGGCCCAGGCCCGTCAGAACCTGGCCAACGCCAACGCTGCCGTCGGCCGCGCCGACACCGAGGCCGCACGTCTCCAGGCCCTCGCCGGCCAGGTGTCGGCCCAGCACGCGCTCGAGGACGCGATGCAGGCCATGTGGGAGGCTCAGATCGACGTGGCCAACGCCATGTCCGAGTCGGTGGGTGATGTGGTGGCCGTGGCCAACCGCAACGCAGCAGTCGCCCAGGAGCGGCTGCGCATCGCCCAGTCGAACGGGACTGGCGGCGCCGAGATCTACGCGCTCCAGGCGGCGGCGATCCGGGCCCAGACGGAAGCGGTGGAGACGGCTCGCGGCGATCGCGTCGGGGACCTCGAGTACCTCTACGAGTTCGACAAGATCACCGCCGAGCAGTTCATCAAGTCGCTCCAGGCGGAGCTCCTCCTCATTCCCGAGGCCAACAAGAACGCCCGCCGGGAGATCGAGCGGCGGATCAAGGCTCTGCGCGACGAGATGTCGTCGAACATGAGCATGAACATCCCGTCGGAGATCACCCTGCCGACGCTGTACGAGGCGCGCCGGCTCAACTCGAACCGCGGTTCGGGTGGCCCGGCCTGGGGCACCTACAGCCAGCTGCAGTCGATCGACAACAGGATCGTCACGATCAACGTGTTCGAGTCCGGGGACACCCGCCGCACCACCAGGGCGGTGTCCGAGGCCATGGACGCCTCGCCGAGGTCCGGGTCGTTTGCTACAGGGGAGTGGGTCTGATGGTTGTCAGGTGGACGTTCAGCGGGTCGTTCGGATCGGGGCAGTTCCCGATCAACCCCAAGAGGGGCGCCCTCCCGCAGCGGGAGAAGAACGTCAACGTCTCGTCGCAGGCGACGTCGCCCTACGCGAACCCGATCATCTTCGAGGGTCGTGAGAACCCGTCGATGTTCCCGTTCGAGGGCTCGATCATCAGCGAGTACCACTACAACTTCATGGTGGCCTGGTTCGAGTCCACGCAGACCTGCTCGGTCACCGACGACCTCGGCAACTCGTTCGACCTGTACCTGACCAGCTTCAAACCGACGCGCAAGAACAGACACAACCACGACTGGGCCATGGACTACACCGCCGAGGCGGTGATCGTCGGATGAGGCGGTCAGGGGCACTCGAGTCGATCTGGGCGTCCGGTCTCTACCTTGGCGACAACCGGGCCAACGCCTACGTCACCGTCAACCCGACCTGGCACCTCGAGGAGGACTCGTCGTCGTCCGCCGCCGTCTACGAGCCCGAGCGCATGCCCTTCCGCCGCTGGGCCGACACGGGGGGGGACATCGAGGTCCCTCGCTCGGTGCTGAAGTCCATCCAGATCAACCGGTCCATCACTGAGGACTGCGCGCAGCTGACCCTCGTCATCAAGAACGCTGCCCCCGGCGGCGGGCCCAACATCGACCAGCAGGGCTACTTCGCGCTACGCCAGGTGGTGGCCGACTCCAGCTGGGGAAAGGCGCCCACTAGCTGGGGCGCGCTCGCCTACCCCGGCACGTCAGCCTCCTACGGCTACCTCGCCCCGGGCAGCCTCATCAAGACCTACGAGGGGTACGGCGGTTACAACCTGTCGCGCCCGGCGGCTCTCGGTGCCGGCAACGTGGTGCCGACGGGCGTGTGGATCGTCGACGACACCAACCTCACCGCCAACGGCGACATCTCAGTGATCGCCCGCGACCTCGCCGCCCTGCTGGTCGATCAGACCCTGTACCCGCCCTTCATGCCCGACGACTGCTACCCGCTGCAGTTCTACAGCGCATCCTGGAACGAGGACATCAACGGCGACCCTGACGGGTTCGTGCCGACGGAGACGAACTACGAAGACCTGATCAACATCCCCGAGCTCATTGCCCTTTGGGCGGGGTTCCACGCCCCCGATGGCTCGGGCGTTCTCGGGCACGTCGAGCAGACCGGCATCGACATGCCGGCACCCTTCAAGGCCGACTTCTTCGACAAGAAGCAGCCGATCGACGTGATCAAGGAGATCCTCAAGATCGTTGGGTACCGCGCCTGGGTCGACCAGGAGGGCGGCCTGCGGATGACGTCGCAGAACATCTGGCAGGCCGGCAACCGCCTCTACGGCGGTGGCGAGACCGGGGCGTGTTTCACCATCCATGAGCGCCAGATGCTCACCGCGTTCACCTCGTCGTGGACCCGACGGGCCGACCGGTCGCGGGTGATCGTATCGCAAGGCAACCCGGCCATCGAGGACGGCGTGAAGCACGCCACCTGGGACTCGACGCAGGACGCTCGGAAGAACCAGCTGCGCGGCGCGAACTACCCGGCGTTCTGGCAGTTGGACAAAGACATCCCCAAGGAGGACATGACGATCCTCGCCGAGCTCACCGCCATGCGCATGTGGTTCGCCCGGCATGGTGGCCAGATCACGGCATGGGCCAACCCGCTGATCGACCCGGACGACCAGGTGAAGGTGGTCGAGGCCACTACCTGGGACACGTTCCTACACCGCGTACAGTCGATGTCGACCACCAACGACATCGAGACCGGCAAGTACGAGATGACCCTCACCACGAACTGGATGGGCCCCGACAACTCCGGCTGGTACATCGAGATCAACGAGGATGGGCACGTGATCTACAACGGGGGCACGTGATGGGCGTAACCCAAGGTGACCTCGCCGCCGTCCAAGGCCGGGTGCTGTCCTACCAAGGGCAGCGTGAGTTCAGGTCGTCCCAGCAGGGGGCGATGCGCTGGGCCCAGTTCCGACTCCACGCCGTTGGGTACAGCGACGCCGAGTACGGGCCGTGGGATGTCGTGGCTCCCGCCGAGGCCGTTCGGGAGTGCAGGTTCCCGATTGCGTTCGCCGAGGAGCCAATGATGGACGTGATGATCGCACTCGCCGATGGCGAGACGTGGTCCGGCTCCTATCCAGCCATCACCGCATGCGCTGTCGCCTGGCGACGAGTGAAGGAGAAGCAGATCTTCATCGGGGCGAACGTCGCCCTCTCGGCGAAGGGCATCGACACCGGGCAGAAGACCGTGGTCACGATCTCGTTCTACGGGCCGGCCTTCACCACGCCCATGAACACCACCCCGGAGATCGAGTTCTCGACGTCTGGACCGACGTGGGACATGGCCGAGTGGCTGGTGCCGCCGCCATGACGGTGATGGCATCTGACGATCTGTCTGCGGTCCAGGGGCGGCTCCTCGGCTGGCAGGGCGCGCGTGAAACTCGGACCGCCTCTCAAGGTGGTGAACGGTGGGAGGTGTTCTCGGTTCCCCTCACCGGCGCCTCCCTTCCCGGCGGACCCACTCCAGTTCTGGCGGCAGTCCTGCGAGCCGAGGTCGACTGTTCGTTCGCCTATGCGTTCCACGATGAGCCCTTCCTGAAGACCAGCCTCTCCCTCATGGATGCTGAAGAGTGGGGGATCATCGAAGCACCCACATGCATGTACGCGACGGCCTGCGTGATCAACTGGCGCCGGGTGAAGGAGCAGCAGTTGATCATCGGGGCGAAGGTCGCTCTCGGCGTCTACGATTACCCCATTCGCGACACCGATATGGGTATGGAGATGATGGTCAGGTTCGCCTTCCATGGCCCTGCCATCGCTACCCCACTGACGTCTGAAGCTCAGTACGAGAACTCAACAAGTGGTCCCACCTGGGACATGGCCGACTGGCTCGTGGTCGAGCCGTAGAAGGAAGACGAAGGAACATGGCATCCACCACCCCGCTCGGGTTGACCGTCCTCGCCCATGGCGAGAACACCTCAGCCAACGGCCACGCGTTCACATCGAAGGATCCGCTCCTGGTTGACCGCCTCCTCCGCCAGCTGATGGATCACCGCCACACTGGCGGGACCCCGGCGGCTGAGGTCGCCCCGGACCCGCCGGACCTACTCGAGCTCGCCACCGAGGGATCCCTCCTACCCGGAACGACCTACTACTACCGGATCGCTGAGATGCGGGGTGGCCTCATCCCCTTCGAGTCGCCGGCTTCAGCCAGTGTGTGGGTCACCACCTCAGCCGGGTTGACTGCCCCCGAGATCACTACCGCCGACCTCACCGTGGTCACCACGGGGGGCGCCCTCGCTCCCGGGTTCTACCAGTACGCCGCGACGGTGTACGACACCTTCTACACCTACGACACGAACTGCCCTTCTCCGGTGAGCGTGATGCTCAGCCCCGGCGATGGCGACGCCCAGCAGGTGGAGATCGACCTCCCCCTCCTCCCGTCCGGCGCCGACGGTTGGAACATCTACCGTCGCGCTCCGAATGGCCTGAACTTCCACTTGATCGACACGCTGGTTGGTGATCCTGTCGGCCCGTTCGTCGATGACGGGTCCCTGGTGGAGGGCTCGAGGACCCTTCCCACGCGGAACCTCTCGGCGTGGAAGCGCACGGTTTCCGTCACCCGCCCCGTCGCCGTCACCGGGGACTGGGTCGTGTACCGCTCGAGGGATGACGCAGACTGGAACGGGACGCTCATCGCCACAGTCGACTCCGCCACCGACTCGATCGACGACACGGGCCTGCCTGCCGACTTCCTGGCTCCACATGAGTCGTTCTCGCCCTACTGGCAACCGCAGCGCGTGCGCGGTGATGAGGTCGTGGAGACGGCGCAGGTCGTCCAGTTCTCCGATCCCGGCACGGCGGCCACGGGCCCCATGACCGGCGAGTGGGTGTGCCCGTACACCGAAGCCCGGATGGTCAGCCTGACCGCCTCGCTGGCCGCCGGCACCTCCCCGGTAACCCAGGATCTGATCTTCGACGTGGAGAAGTGGGACGGGGTCTCCGCATGGGACGTCCTGTTCGCCGCCTCCATCGACGCTGCCGTCGACACCGAGACATCCGTGGTCTCCCCCGTCGAGGCCCTGGTGGCCGGCGACCGGCTGCGCGTCAACGTCACCCAGGTCGGCGACGGTACCGATCAGGACCTGACCGTGCAGTTCCACCTGTGGGCCCACCCGGGGTGGACGGCTGTGACCTGGGACGAGCCTGCCTGATGAAGGTCCCAGAGAAGGACTGGGGATACTCCTTCAACCACCCCAAGCTCGTCCACCGCCACACCAACAAGTTCAGGGCGACCCCCCTCCCCGGGCAGCTTGACTCGATTCCCACAGAGGGCGGCTGGCATGAGGAGTGGTTCTGGACGAACCCGGGTGAAGCGTTCGAGTATGAGTGGGTGGTCCCGGCCACCGTGGAATGGGTCTATGTGTTCGGCGCTGGCGGCGGATCCAACGACACACAATCGGTGGCCGGTGCAACGTTCGGGATGTTTGTGAAGCCTGTTACCCCCGGGTCGACTATATCTGTCGTCGTCGGATGCTCTGGCAACCTCGACGATGCCGGTCTACCCGACGGCGGCCCCCCTGGTTTCGGTGGGGATGCGCTCGCCTACGGGGGAGGGGGTTCGACGACTATGTCGGATGGTGGTGGAATCCTCTATGTGGCGCCTGGCGCTGGAGGTAACACCATCATCCCTGGTGGTGGCGGCTCCGTCAACTTGTCTTGGACCTGGTGGGATCCATCGCCTTTGTCATGGATTGGGTCCTCAATGGTGAACCCGAACCCGATAACCCCTTCCGTCCCGATCGAACAAACTTTGGATTCCTACTCGAACGGTGCCCCCGGTTCGGGGGCGGTCGGCGGTGCCGGCGCCGACTGGGTTCTCAGCGGGGACGGCAACCACCTCGCCGGCGGCGGCGGAGGGGGAGGGTACGGCGGCGGCCCTGGCGGCCCAGTCTACAAGGGCCGACAGGGAGGCTTGTACTGGCATTATGCCAACGGCGGTCGGGCCGGCCGCCCCCACGTGGGTGGCGACGCCACATATGCGGGCGCCCCATTCACTGAACTGGTCAACGGGACCCCCCTATACTTGCCGTACACGTCCTACAACGCTGGGTGCGGGTACCTTTACCTTCGATGGCTTGAGTGAGGAACGTCTGATGGCCAATGATCCCGAAGCCGAGTTCCGCGAGTCCATGTACGGCCACGCCACGAACACGCCGACAGCAATCCACGAGTCCACCACCAAGTGGCTGGACACCGTGCACGCAGGTGGCATCGGCTTTCAGGCCCGGCCCCAGCAGCCCGTCGGCGTGGTGGACCTGGAGCATCGAGCCAAGGATCTGGCCGCCGAGTTTGGCATCCCCACCCCGGGCCTCTCCGGCGTCCGGTGGGCGCGCCTACCGCGATCCTGGGGCCGGTGCGAAGAGGACAACACCATCCTGATCGCCGACCACGCCGCCAAGGTCCCGGCATGGGTGCTCGACTCGGTCATCATCCACGAGCTCGCCCACCTGTCCCACCGCGACCACGGCCCCGAGTTCGAGGCCATCACCGCCCTGTACCCCTACACCGATCAAGCCCATGGCTACATCCTCTCCGTCCAGGACAGGGAGTGGTCGATCAAGCGCCCGCCCAAAGGACCCCGCCATGTATGACCCCATGATCAGCCTCCCCTACCACGTCGACGGCGTGCAGTTCGACGCGAACATGACCGGCATCACCGTCCAGTACTCCATCCCCGAGGAGGTGTCGTCGAAGGGGTCCGAGTACCGCCAACGCAGCATCCCCCTGGGCGTGTCCGAGGAGATCGACCAGATCGTGGCCGACATGATGGACTCGCTCTGCCAGGTGCTCGACCTCCACACCGTCGTGCTCCGTGCGCCGGCGGACCGGGTGGCGTCTCGGCCGTTCACCAAGTGAGGTGTCCGCGGTCTGGGTGATACTGCTCAGCTTGTGGATCCTGGTGGCCCTGGCCGCCGCCGCCTTCGTCCTCGCCAGACGAGCTCGAGTGTTCAGCTCTATGCCGCGGACCGGGGACGTCACCTCAGACCGAGACCCCTTCACCCAGGGCCCCTGGGCCGGGACTGAGGGGGCCGTGCTGGTGGACCGGCGCATCCTTGTCGCCGTGGCCGAGCCCGAGGAGCTCCGCCTGGCCACCTCACACCGGGACCGGGTCAGACTGCTCGAGCGGCAGATCAAGGCCGAGGGCCTCCGGGTCCCGGTGCGCATCAACCTCGACCAGCGCGGCCAGCTGTGCGTAGCTGATGGGCACCACCGGCTGGCCGTGGCCACCCGCATGGGGGCCGAGCGGGTCCCGGTGGTTCTCGTTGGCGTGGAGCAGATCCGGGGGTGGTCCAGGCCCGCCGCCTCCTTCTTCATCAGCGCCCTTGTCACCTGTTCGTAATCTTTGATACGATGTTCCGATGAGAAAACTCATCATTGCATCCATCCTTCTACTCTCCGTCGTGGCCTGTCAGCCGGCGCCGGCGCTAGGAGCGCAGTACCACCACTGGTCTGAGACACCAGCGGAAGTCAGGGCCGAACACGAGCCCGAAGTGATCCAAGCCTGGATCGACACCTACTGGGCCAACGAGTGGGTGCGTATCTACTGGGAGCGCATCGCCGCCTTCGCCGCCGCCTACGAGCACGCCCAGCGGGTGGCTGCCGAACAGGCCGCCTACCCGTCCGGCCAGTGTGGTGGCGACCTGCCCCCGTGCTGGGTGATGCGCAAGGAGTCCAAGGGGGACATCCGGATCTGGAACGGTGGCTGTTACAACGGTCCGTGTGGTGGGCGCTCCTCGACTGCGTCCGGTAAGTGGCAGTTCATCCGGCGCACCTGGGCCGGCTTCGGCGGGTACGCCAATGCGGCCGACGCCCCCGAGCGCGTGCAGGACGACAAGGCTCGTCAGGTCTGGGCCGGCGGCGGTGGCTGTTCCCACTGGAGCGCCTGCTGATGCCGACTATCGACGACGTCTTCCCGCCCGAGCAGTGCTCGCCAGAGCCCGAACGGGCAGCCGACCCTGAGGTCCTCGGCACCCGCCTGGCGATGGAGCGGGCAATCCACCTCTGCCCCCTCGGGGACGACTCGAAGACCCGCTGCTGCGGCGTCCTGATGTTCGAGCTGCCGCTCGACGACCGCATCACCATGGACCCCCACCGGGTCCGGTGCATGGTAAGGTCGTTCCCGTGACCACCACCCTGCTCCGATCTTCATCGAGTAGCAGCTAGCACCGCGGACCATTCCGCGGTGCCTTGGAGGGTGCCGCGGAATGGTCCGCAACCGGTCTCGAAAACCGGGGTGGTCGAAAGGCCAGGGGTTCGATCCCTCCACCTTCCGCCCTGGAGCGTTGACCGAGTAGGTAAGGTGCCGGGTTGCTAACCCGAGGTCAGCCGTCAGGCTGGGCAGGTTCGAACCCTGCACGCTCCGCCATACAGAACGAGCAGTTCCCGGCGAAGATGTCGTTGCTTCCCACGTACTGGCCGTGGACGCAGTAGTTCCTGGAGTGCAGCGGATCCCGCTCGTCCATGAGCTTCTTCCACTGCCGGCCGACGGTCTCGCTCGGGCCTCGGGCGGGCCCTGTCATGACCCTGCCTCTCGCCGCCATTCGCGCCAGCTCATGGGTCTACCTGTCCGGTGTTGGCCACGAGGTCTTCGAGGCTGGGGTGGTGGGAGTACCAGTCGTCGGGTGAGTCCTCGCGGGCGTTGAGGCGGATCTCCATCCACCCGAAGGCGAGGTGGAGGATGTCGGTCTCATCGGTCGGGTCGAGGGTGATCTCGGACTCGATCTGAAGCTCCTCGGCTAGCTCGGCCAGCCAGGCTGCCTCCCGGGAGTCCGGACATTCCGGGTCAGGGGCCCAGGCCCGGAGTGTCACTCTGACACGGTGGCGGTGGGCGGCCAGCACGAGGCGGGTCAGGTTCGCCGAGTCGTAGGTGCTCAGCTCGGAGCGGCACAAGAAGGCGAGCCCGGTCGGGGTGACCCATGGACGGGTGCCGGCATCGTGCAGGTTGTAGATCCGTGTCATGTCCCACATCGCCTGGGCGCAGCGCTGCTGGGGCTCGGAGAGCTCGAGGTTCAGCCGGCGGGCGAGCCAGTCGGCCCCGGGGTAGGTCGTGGTCGCGGTCATGGGGAACCATGCATCCTCAGGGGTGGCCATCAGAAGTCCCCTTCCGCTACCTGCCAGCAGGGCAGGCCGAGTAGGCGCCACATGCGCACCACGCTGTTGCGGTCGTCGAACACGGCGGTCACGTGGAAGTGCGGCCGGATCCGCTCGGTGTAGATCTCGAGTTTGACCACCGAGTCCGGGCGCTGGTCGTCGCCGGCCCGCATCATCAGCTTGGCCCCCAGGAGCCGCTCCTCCTGGTCCCGGGTGAGGAGGCCGTCTTCCCGGGCCTTGGTCGTGGACTTCACGAACCAGTCGACCGTCTGGCTCTCGTGCTTGTCGCTCCGACCGGAGCAGAGGATGACGTGCGGCTGGCCGGCCGCGGCTCGGGCCACCTGGACGTTGAACTTGTCCGTGTGGCAGTTGGCGGCGTCGTAGGGGTTGCGGCCCTGGTGGATGGCCAGGGTGCCGTCGAGGTCGACCAGGCAGGTCTCGGGGAGGGTCTCGTCCTGCCACACCTGCAGCTTGGGCTTCGCCGGAGCGTCGGAGAGCAGGAGCTCGCAGGCTTCACGGGGGCTCAGCGTCTGCCAGCGGCGGAATCTCCCCCGGTTCTCAGCGGCCTCCTGGTAGATACGCCCGACGACATCGGGCCCGACGCTCTTGGGCCGGACCTTGTCTCGGTACAGGCAGTCCTGTAGGGGTACGTCGGTGAAGTCCACGATGGCCACGTCCGCTTCGACGGCGATCATCCGTGAGATCCTCGCCGGCGTGGAGGGGTTGGCGTGCGTGTTGTGCACGATGACGTCACGGCCACGCGCCACGGCCTCGTACACGACCTGGTCGTGGACGCGCTTCACCAGCGTCTCGTCGATCTTGCCCATGCCGTCGACGAACGCCCTGCCGCGGTCGACCATCGAGCGGAGGTCGTCGAGCGACACCAGCTTCACCCGGCCGGCCGGCAGACCATCAGCGACTCCCTTGGCCCACGTCGACTTCCCGGACCCCGGCGCACCGCGGGTGAACAACACCACTGGGCGCCGACTCATGACATCCCCATGTGCCGCGCCTGGAGGCTGCCAGAGTAGGCGGACCGATAGAGGGAGGCCAGGAACATCAGCATGTCCCCGAAGGCCATGCCCTCCTCGACCGCCTCGTCGACGATGTCTAGGGCGGCGTCGATGTTGCCACCGGACAGCAACGTCAGGAGTCGGAGAACCCGCGCTTCGGCTGCCCGGGTGTGGTCGTCGAGCTCGATGATCTGCCCAGTGGTGGGGTGCTGGACCATCATGCCCTCCACCTCGATGGCTCCCCCTTCCGGGGAGCCGAGGGCGATCCGGATGTGGGGGAGGAGCAGCCGGGCCAGGGTGTCGATGGCGGCGATGCCGGTGATCACGTTCCCCAGGTTGGAGGCGGCTGCCACGACTTCGTGCTCGTGGGGGCTGTCCTTGATGGTGGTGACGAGGGTGTGGACGGCCTTCATGTCCGGTTCGGGTTGGTCAGGGGGCATCATCAGGATCTCCAGTGAAAGGAAAGCTCGAGCTCGGGCCGGGCGGCTGCCCAGCATGCGGCTTTGAACTTGGTGGTGTTGCCGTCGAGCAACATGAACAGGAACGGTCGGTGCGGGCTGGCGGTTGCCAGCATGGCGAACTGCTTGCGCATGGCGCTGTCGTCTCGGATCTCGGGCGCTGGGGCGCCCATCTCCTGGAGGATGGCCCGGTACGCCTTGAAGGCGCCACGCATCACCTCCCACTTCTTGTTGCGGATGGAACGGATCTGGTCGTTCAGCCAGCGCCGGAACTCGTCGGGGACCGTGTCGTAGAGCCGGTCCATGCCGGTGTCGGTCCGCAGGTAGTCCCAGACGGTCCGACTGGTGCAGCCGGTGAGGAGGGCGTAGAGGCGGACGTACTCGGCTTCCTTGGCTTTGGCCCGGGTCACGCCGTCGGCGGACACCAGCACGTACCCCTCGCTGTTCGGCCGTGACGGCAGGGACGGAAGGTCATGCGGTCCACCGAGGATGCCGAGCACCTCGACGCGGGCCCACGGCCACCAGTCGAACACCGGGTCGTGAGGGGAGGTGAAGTTCCCGGTGGCGATCTCGATCGCACCGAGCAGCCGGAGCTCGGCCAGCCGGCCGTAGTCCACCACGATCCGGTTCTCCGGGTAGATGATCTCGGCCAGGATGGTGTGCTCGGCCGGGTCGAGGTCGAACGGGAGCTGGTCACACAGTGGAACCCGCTCACTGAAGAGGTCGTTGGCGAACGCAGCCTGCTTGCCGGCGAAGGATCCCTTCGTGGCCCACCGGAAGCTCCCCTCAGCGTCGAGGTGGCCGACCCCAAGCGTTCCATCGGCTTTGTCGTAGGCGGTGACAGGTGGGGCCAGGTCGATCGGCCCGGCCGGCCCGTCGTCACCGTGCTCGCCCAGGTTGAAGAACTTGGGGAAGGGGCGAGCCACCACGGTCCCGTCGTCGGCCAGGATCAGCCCGCGACAGGTCCGCGTCACGTCGTCCCAGGCCCGGGTGAACTGGACCCGCTGGGTGTAGCAGTAGATGCTGAGCGGCTGCGTCGGGTGACGTTGGGCCCGGACCAGGCCCTGTTCGATGTGGCGCTCCAGCAGCTTGGGGTTGAAGAGCTCGTCGACCTTCACACTTCCACCATCTTCGCTTCGGTCACTTCTTCGCCTTGCCCTTCTTCTTGGGCTCGACGGCCCGTGGGTGTGCTTTGTGGAACTCGTCGGCCAGCGTCACGAGATGATCGGCCATCGGTAGGTCGCACCCGGCTTGCGGGCACTTCCACTCCTCCTTCATGCGGTCCTCGCGAACGGTGGCGGCCGGCGCCGGCGTGGTGGCTCGGCCAGGTTCTCCACGACGGCTGTTCTGGTGGCCGGGGTGAAGGTCCGCTGCTCGAGGTACTCCTTGATCCCGTCCTCGGGGATGAGGATCCTGGTGGACACTCGGTGGGCTTGGAGCTCGCCGGTGCGGATCAGCTTGTCGATCGTCCTGATGTGGACGTTCAGCAGGGAAGCGGCCTCACGTCGGCTCAGCATGGGGCTGATGGTCATCCTGCAACCATACCGATCGCATATCAGCGGAGTCAATACCCTGAGCGTCGCCTGCCTAGGCGGTGATCGACCAAGATCTGGTGAATGAGGTCGATGTTGGGCGTCGCCGGCAGCACCGACTCGACGGCGTTGAAGCGAGCAAAGGCGTCCTCGGCCTCCGTCACCATGGCCTCCAGCGGGAGCTCCCCGAACTCGAACAGTTCCTCACGGTTCGGGACCATCACTCGCAGCTCGCCCGTCTCCAGGAGGTGGGCTCCCTGCTGCAGTAGCCGGAGCATGTGGCGGGCGTGCTTGGCCGTCCGCTTCCTGGTGTCGGCGCTGAAGGATCCGTCACCGCGGTTCTTCAGCCGATTGAACTGCGCCATGGCGTAGCCGCCGAAGGTCGCTCGGCATCGGTCCGAGAGGAAGGCGTCGAGGTTCGCTCGCAGGTCGTCGGCCAGGGGAGATGAGACCTCCGGGTCGATGGCCAGCACCTCGAGAACCGTCGGGTTGGCGGCAAGCGCCAGGCTCACGAACTTGCCCACCTCGTGCAAGGTGATGTCTGGGTCGGTGCGCGTCCAGGAGTCCTTCGGGCGCTTGTCGTTCACGCCGACCAAGAGGTGCGCCGGCGCCTCGAAGAACCCTCGGTAGTCGGTGTCGCTGTCCGGCGTGTCGAGCCCGTAAGCCTTCGAGCCGGCCACCACGACGAGCCCGACATCCATGCCCTCAGGCGGCGACCAGGGGAGGGGCCATGTCCGCACCGTCCGCACCCGTGGTCGCCCAGGCCGCCCCCCGAGGCCAGCGGCGAATGCCTCCCCGCACTCGCGGTAGTACTGCTCGATGTCGGTGGGTCGATAGCGCCGTCGGATGGCAGCGAGCGGTAGGGGCGGCGGGAAGCATGGCCTGAGCGCGTGCTGTCGGACCCGCTCTCTGGTGATGCCGAGGACCTTGGAGATCTGCCGAAGAGTCACCCCGGGGAGCGGCGGCGGGGGAGGCTGGCGCCTACTCGGCTGGGGCTGATGCCACCGCCAGGTCTTCTGTGCCTTCACCTCACCAGGTTTCAACCAGTACCGCCCGCGGTACCCGTCCGCTTGGGCATCTTGGGTGACGTTGATGTTGCCGCCACGTGCTCGGTTCCACGAATCCTGCAGCTCCCTCTGGTCGAACATCGCCGACTCGATCAGGAACCGCATTGTCCGCTGCCTCTGTTGCGTCGCGGCCCGTTGCTCCGGGGACCACCGCGAGATGCGCTCGGGTACTCCGACCTGACTCAAGACGTGACCTCCTGCGGGCTCACTTCTTCTTCGCCTTGCCCTTCTTGGTCGCCTTGCGCCGGGCCCGGTCCTTGGCCTTGCGGGCCGCGGCCGGCGTCTTGGTGGCCCCGGGTGGATGCTTCTCCCACCGGCCGGCCGGGGGAGCCCAGGTGGGGGTGAGTATCTCCAGGAAGAAGAACAACGAGTCGCCGAGCCCGTCGAGTCCGTCGAGTCCGTCGAGCTCGTCGAACACGTCGTGCATGGCGTCGTTGCCGAACTCGTCCTCGAGCGCTTCGCACGCCGCGTCGTACTCGAACTCAGACAGGTGTTCCAGGGCGGCGGTGACCGCCCCGCACAGGTCGGTCCGGTGGGCGAACTCGACGATCCGCCTCCCGATGACCTCCCGGCAGGTGTCGTCGTCGAGGTCGTCCAGGCCGTCCCGCAGGGCGATCATTCGGTCACCGCTCGGCCGGCCTCGAGGATCGGCAGCCCAGCCTCGGTCGGCACGTAGATGATCTGGCCGTTGCCGCCGGCGAGGGCGTCGATGTAGAGGTACCGCAGGTACTCCTCGGTGAGCGTCGAAGCGATGATGTCCTGCGACTCAGCCAGGCCCCGGGCCCGGATCACCTCGGCGTCGGCCTTGGCCTGGGCCTGGGTGACCTGGGAGCGGGCCGCGTACTCGGCGGCCTCGGACTTGGCCTTCTGCTCGGCGATGACCGCCTGCTTCTCCGTGTTCGCCCGGTAGAGGTTCAGTCGTGGGCTGATGATGCCCCATGCCGCGCTGATCAGGAAGATGCCGACGACGAACCCGCCGGTCACCTTGCAGCCGAACACCACCCACTGCCGGGCCTCGGCGTTCTGCGCGGCCTTCTGCTCTTCGTAGCTTGCCATGACTTGCTCCTTCTTGTTGTTGTCCGCGCTGGTGCGCGAGCGCCTTGGGCTGGGTTCGAACCAGCGACCGACCGTTTAGAAGACGGGTGCTCTATCCACTGAGCTACCAAGGCTGAGGATCCCGGGGACCGGATCGAACGGTCAACCGCTGCATCCAAAGTGCAGTGTTCTGCCAGTTGAACTACCCGGGAAGGGTGGGGGTGGGCGGGCCAGTCCCAGTCCAGCGCGAGATCAACATCGCGCGTGACTGGGCGCCCACCCCCAGACCTAGAGCGAGGTCAAGCTGGAGAGTTGTCGATCGAGCTCGTTGGCGGTCATCGACGAAACGTCGAGAGTGACCGCCCCGGTCCTGCTCATGTGGTGCCAGGCAACCGTGAGGAGGGAGCCGGTCAGGTAGGCGACGTGGCGTCGGCCGTACCGACGTCCGCGCCGCCACACCTGCGGCTGCACCTGCTTGAAGGAGTGCCGTGCGAGCACCGACTCGAGGGTCACGGCCTCCAGAGGAAAGCCCCCAAGGAGGGGCCCATCGCCACGTTCCGACGGGGTCGGCAGGGGTGGCGATGTATCGGTCACTGTGCCGTTTCGGCGTCGACCGCGGCGAGGAGCGCCGTGGGGTCGATGCCGAGGACCTTGGCGACCGGGATCACCTGATGGATGCGCAGCCGCTGCTTGCCCGACTCCCACATGGAGACGGTCGACTGCTTCACGCTCACCTTGTCGGCGAGCTCGGTCTGGGTCAGGCCGGCGTCGATGCGAGCCGATCTGATCACGGAGCCTAGGACGGGGGCAACAACGGTGGCGCTCATTGACCCCGATGATACTTGATGCGTTCGCCTGATACAAGCATCAGACATACATCTTCCTCCTATCGACCGCTGGGGCCGAGAGCTCGAAGCTGAATCTCGGATACCAGGGCCAGCGCTGCAGGGCACTGATCGTAGAGGTAGCCCTCTGCCCGGGCCCGGGCCGACAAACCGTCGGCTTCGAACAGCGCGAGCTCCTCAGTCAGGATCCGCCCGATCGCCTTGACGTAGTTGTCGGCGAACCACAGGGACGATATGGCCGCCGTCCGCTCGGCGTCGGCGTCGCTCCGGTCGACCTCCTGTTCCGACTTGGAGCGCCTGAACCGGGTCCGGTTGTCAGGCTGGAAGGGCATGGTGAGGGTCGCCTCGGCGATGATCTTCGGGCAGAAGCGGACGATCACGTCGCCGGCGTGGGCCCCGTCACGCGGGGCGATCGGAGAGGTCCACCCGTACCGCTTGTCCGGCTCAGGGATGTCCGCCGTCTGCCAGTTCGTCGGGTGGAACGGCAGCCAGTTGATCCCCCTCTCCGGCCTGAGCCCTGACAGGTACTCGTAGACCCACTTGGCCCGCTTTCGCACGTCCTCTGGTGTGATCGACGGATGAGCCGCCATCAGAAGGTGCGCACCCAGATCCGCCCGACCAGGTCACACCAGTCGTAGAACTCGTCCCAGACGGCGTCGAACTCGTCCGTCGCTTCGGTGAGATCCCCCTCAGCCTCGACCGACAAGGCGTCAAGCTGGAAGAGGATGTCCTCGAGGTCGGGGTCGTGCTCGTCGAACCACGCGGCCTTCCTGATGCGGTCGGTGATCACCCCAGCCTTCGCCCATACCTCAGTGCTGTCGTCGTGGAAGACGTCGGACACGTCGAGTTTGCCGGCCCACGTCGGCAGCCCAGCTGCTCGTCGTTCCCCCGCTCGTGCGTGGGCGGCGATCTTCGATTCGATGGATCGTCCCATCAGTCAGTCCACCCTTCTGCCCAGGTGAGGGCGAGCGTCTTGTTGGTGCGGCACGCATCGAGCTGGTCGATGGTGCACTCGTCGGGTCGCTTGTCGGTGCGGATCTTCTTGACCACGGGCTGGTACAGCCGGTTGTCGTCGGTGGCGTAGAGGCACTGGACCTCGATCACGTCGCCGGGTTGGGCGATGGGCCCATCACCGACGGTGCGGCCGACCTCGAACTCGGTCAGCGACGGACCGTCGAACACGCCGACGATCATGTTCTGCTTCTCGACACCGAGCGAGATCACCACGCAGTCCACGGTGTGTTGGCGCTTCAGCTTGACCCAGTCTCGGGATCGCTTGCCCTCCTGGTACAGGGAGTCGCGACGCTTGGCCACGATCCCTTCACCACCGAGTCGACGAACCCGCTCAGCCATGGCCAGCTTGTCGTCGGTGGTGCCGGCGGCGGCCACCAGGAGGATGTTGGGGCGGAGCTCGGGCGACCAGCGGTCGAACAGGCCGTCCAGGAACTTGCGTCGGTGGTCGTAGTCCATCTCGGGCAGGTCGGCGATCTGGATGATGTCGAACACCACCAGCGTCTCGCCGATCAGCTCGCCGTCGATGGTACAGGCCATGAGGCAGCAGGACAGCTGCTCGAGCACGGGCTTGGGGAGGTACGTCGGGTTGCCGTCTCGGCCGTAGGGCTTGATGGTGGGTGGGTCGCCGGCGGCGATGTCGATGATGACACGCCGGCCATCCATCTTCAGCTCGGTGACCCAGTTGTCGTCGTTGAACACGTCGGTTCGTGGTGTTGCCGGTGTGGCAAGCATCGGGGTAGTCAAGGGATCCTCCTTGGGGTCACTTGTGGATCATCCATGGGGCTCGTCACGTCATCCCACAGCATCATCGCCAGCTCGGCCACCGCTTCGGAATCATCGTCGGAGTGGACGTGCTTCTTGCACCACTCGAACGCGTCGGGGCCCCCTTGTGGCACGAAGTCGACGGTGACACCCCGGGCCTCGGCCGCGGCAGTCAGCCGGGCCTCCCATTTGGCGACGATCGCCCACTTGGTGGTGTCGTCGTCGATCTCGCAGGCATCCATCCACTCGGGGTCTTGCACCTCGTGTAGGTCGAATGCGACGTCGATGGTTGTGGTGTCCAGGTGGTTCATCAGAACTGCCGAGGATCGAGTGGTTCGCCGGCCAGGAAGGTGAGCGCCGAGTAGCCCTCGATCGCTTCACCCTCCGGGTCATCAGGCAGAGCCACCACGCTGATGTTGCGGTACCAGCCGTCGCAGTCGTCGAAGGCGACGTGGACGTCGTCGTTGATGCCCTCCATCAGCGAGCGCAGCACGCCCACCGTGAGGATGGGTCGGCCGTACTTGTCGTGGACCGCGACCTCGTTGAGGTCCGGGTTGACGGCCCGGCTGGCTGTCTTCAGGGGGGAGGGTGCGGGGTTCATGGTTTCTCCTCGTTCCGGCTCCGGTTCGAAGTGGGGGTTGACTTTCAGGAAGTGGGGGTTGGGTTCGCCGTTCCACAGCGGCCGCCCGTCAGACTCGGGGCACCGTGGGTTTTGTTGCGACCCGGGGCACACCACCCGACAGGGCCGTGGGTAGTCGTGGGTGGGGATCAGCCCTGTCGTCGGCGTGAGCCATCCGCAATGCGGGCACATGTTCATCAGCTGAACTCTCTTGCAGTGAACGAGAATCCTTCGTCGGGGTCAGCCCAGGTGCACCCACGCGCCGGGCCACTGGAAACGTCATCCCGGTACCTGTTGTCGGATCGTCGCAGCATCCATTCGTGCATTCGCTCGACGCCCATCTCCCGGTCCTTGACGGCCTGGGCTTCGACGGCAGCGATGAAGTCCTCGACCTCCATCCACTTGCCGTACTCGTCGACGACGGCGTGCCCCTCGGGCTGGGCCCGGAGATGTCTCTTCCACTCAGCCCACGAGGACGGGAAGACGGACCACCCAACGTGGCGCCAGGTGTTGCCATCGCGGACCGTGAGGGCCTTGGACGGGGCATGGAAGGACCGCAGCGACTTGCAGATGTGATCCCCCTGGTCGTAGCGGTTGCAGCAGTCGCACTGATTCGAACCCATGTAGTAGTTGGTTCCCATCAGGCCCCCCGGTGGATGGCCACGAGGCCGAGGATCGAGTTGGCGAAACTCTCCAGGGAGTCGGTGGAGAGCGTCACGATGCTGGTGATGCCGCGATCGGTGATGTAGACCTCCCAGTCCTCCTCGTCGGCGAGGGGACCGTTGACCACGATGGCGTCGGTTGGGACGATCTCGCAGTGCCTCACGAGGAGGGCGTTGCGTTCGGTCGGCTTAGGCATTATGCCTCCTTGGTTATGCGGCGTGTCCGGCTACCCGGTTGCGCCCTTCCGGTGTGATCTGTCGACCCGTGCCGGTGAGGGCGATGAGCCGTCGTTCAACGAGCAGTCGTTCCGTCACCCGCACCTGGGCCGGAGCCATGTCGAGGATGGTGGCCAGTGCCTCCTTGCCGGCGGTGCCGCCCCGCTGAGAGGCGAGCAGGTCGAGGTAGCGGATGTGGTCGTCGGTGAGCCCGTCGGGCTGGATGTGACACAGTGACAGCACCGCGGCACCGGTCACCTCTTCGCCGGCGTAGGCCAGGTCCCGGGCGGCCATCACGAGGGCCCGGGCTTGTCGGGGCACACCGGCGGATGCCTCAGCCAGGGTGACGGTGAGTTCGGCGGTCACATCCCCTTCCCGAAGGTCGGCCCGCTCGGCCATACCCCGGACGATCTGCACCATCTCGTGGCGGGTATAGGGCTGCCAGGCGGGTTTGCATTCGAACCTGGACAGCAACGGTCCGGTCAGTGCCGCCGGTTCGGTCGTGGCGGCGATGACAGTCAGGTTGGGGAAGTCGAGGGTCCAACGCCCCTGCAGCACGTGGGGCGGCTCGGTGAGGGACATCAGGTCGTGTTGGGCCCGCTTCGTGAAGAGGTGGACCTCGTCAAAAAAGACGACCCCCTCCCGGGCCATCCAAAGCTCGTCGATGAGGTCGTTCGTGTTGGCCGGCGGCTTCGTGAAGGTCACCAGCGGGCGGTCGAGCTCCTGGGCCACCAGGTTGGCCAGCGTCGTCTTGCCGGTACCGCCGGGCCCAACCAGGAGCACCGGGGGGACCGGGGCCCCGCGCTTGGCGGCGGAGATCGTGCGCACCCGGAGCTCCCGGAGAGCCGCCTGCTGCCCGATGAACCCGTCCCAGGTGAGGGAAGCGAGCCCGTGGGGGGTGGATGTGGCGGTGGGGGCCGGCCGGCTGTAGCGGTATGGCTCGGGGTCGGGGCCAGCCAACTCGTCGTGCCGGGCCATCATCTCTTCGGCGAGCTCGAAGGCCCCGCTCTTCAGCGCCCAAGTGATGAGCATGCTGTCCATCGGGTCACCAGTGATGCGCTCGAGCTCAGTGAGGCGCACGTATGGGGTGTCTACCACGTAGTTGGTAGGTGTGTAGGGCGCTGGGGGGGCGTGATTGTTCATGGGCCGCTTTCCGGTATCTAGCAAGTTCAAGTCGTTACTGCGGTCCGCATGGCCGCCAGCATGCGCGGCCTAGCCCGGCCTGCGGACAGATCGGACCAGAGGCGGGCCCCGATCGGCGAGCCCCGCCTCGTGTTCGGCACGGCGCTCCCCGGCGACAAGGCCGGTGCGGTCGACGTGGTGACCGCGGCGCTCGACGCCGGCGCCATCTCGACGCTCACGGCGGTGCAACTGCTGATCGCGGCGGGGTTCCCGATCGTGGACGCCGCCGAGGAGGTGGCCCGGATCCGCTCGGAGCAGACGGCGAAGGCCCGGGAGTTGGCCGACGCCACCGGGAGCGAAGCGCTCGCCGCCCAGTGGTTGGGGGTGGATCTGCCCGAGGTGGCCGCCACGCCGCCGACCATCAACCTGGCGCCGTAGTCGCCGATTGCATCCCCGGGCGGGCGCCAGTCGTCGGGTACGGTCGGGGCATGGGAACACCCCGAAGGGAGGCCCGCCGTGGCCGTCCGCGTGCACATCAGCCCCGACGACATCCAGCGCATGTGGCGCACAGACCCCGACAAGGCGCGGGCGATGCGTGAGTGGATCGACGCCGCCGGGTGGGACGCCACCACCGTGCGGTCGTTGACGATCAGCCCCAACGGCGTCCTCGTTGAGCACATCTGCACGACGTGCGAGCACGCCAACGGCCAGCGCCACGGCGACCCCGAGCGCCCGAACATGGTGCACACCTACAAGGTGGTGCGCCAGGCGCCCCCCACGCCGCCGCCGTGGCTGCCTGACGCTGTGCTCACCCCGGCATGAACCCGGGCGCCGTGATCGTCGGCGTCGGCCGCTCCGGCACCGGCTACATAGCCGCAAGTACGACGCGATCGGCGTCGGCTGGGGCCTGGGGGCGGGCCTGCGGCGCACGTTCCCCGACGTCGACTTCGTGCCCGTGGTGGTGTCCGAGGCCGCACCGGGCGAGGACTCGGCGCGGTTCGCGAACCTGCGGTCGTGGATCTGGTGGAAGGTCGGCCGCGAGCTCTCACAGGACCGGGCGTGGAACCTGGCCGGGCCCCCTCGGCCTCGGCGATTGGTTGGTGTCGACCAGGACGTAGCGGGTGATCTGCATGGTTCTCCTAACTGACCGGGAGATCGAGAGCCTCGACCCCGGCCTGGGTGATGGTGTACCTGTACTCAAGTCGTTGCCGGTCCCAGGCCGGCTCAAGGAGCCGGAGCTTGGCGAGGCGCTTGGCCACCCACCTGGACACCGATGGCGGCGATGCCAAGGTGACGTCACCGCCGTAGACCCCGACCCTGCCGACGTCTTCAGCGGCGACCAGGAGCACGGCCCGTTGGTAGGGGGTGAGGTGGGTCAGACCCATACCCCCTCCTTCTGCTTCATCACTTCGCCGAACACGTCCTTCACGTCGGATCCGTCGGTGAGCTTGGACACGTCGGTCACGCTGTCGCACACCGAGGCAAGCGCCGGGGTGACGCCGTAGCCGATCGAGATGCCCCAGCACCGGAACCCGAGCCGCTGGCGGGCCTCAGCCCATGATGCGGCGAACTCGGAGGAGACCGGGGCGTCGCCGTCGGTGACGAACACGATGTCCCCAGTTGTCCGGCCGGTGGCCGCATGCTCTTCCTCCAGGGACTGCAGGCCAGTGGCGAGCGGCCCCTCGAACCAGGTGCCGCCATGGAAGACGAACTCGGCGAACTCCAGCCGCTCCAACACCGTCGGCTCCGGGCCGAAGTCGAACACCCGCTCCTCACCCTTGGAGCCGAAGATGATGGCGGTGAAGCCCCGGTTTTGTCGGACCGCGACGTCGAGGAGCACCAGGCCGACGGCCCGGGCCCAGATCTCGGGATCCCCCATCATCGAGCCTGAGGAGTCTTCGATGTGGATGATCCGCCCCTTGGCCTCTCGGGCCCGGGACTGCATCTCGAAGGTGAGAAGCTGCTTGCGGGACCAGCGATCCAGGAAGTCGCCCTCGAGTTCAGGCACGGTGAGCGACAGCAGTTCGCTGCCGGTGAGGCGGTTGAGGTCGTCGGACAGGGTGATGTCGGCGATCTCGTCGGGCCCGTTGTCCCACCGGTTGGACTGGGCGGCCCACATCTCGGAGCGGAGCCGGCCGAACATCTCGGTGATCTTCTTCATCCGGTCGGTGGACAGTCGCTGAGCCAGGGCGAGTCGCTCGCCGGCGGACATGCGAGATGCCTCACCGGGCTCCAGACCCCACGCTGCAGCTGCAGCGGCAAGCTCCTCGATTTCGTCGGCGGCCTGGCCGGCGGCGGCTCGGGCAGCCTTGGCGATGGTGGGGCCGACCCGATCCAGTTCGTCGTCGGCGTTGCGGGCCGATCGCTGTGCCTCGGAGCGAAGATCCCGGAGCCCGGGCCGCTGATCCACGGCACCCTGGTCGGCGGGGTCGACGCCGGCCGCGGCGCAGGCGTCGGCGTACTCCTGAGCCTTCTCCTCGGCCTCGTCCTGCTTCTTCTGGGCCTCGGCGGATCGCTCCAGGATCTCCTTGAGGTGGTCGGCGATCTTGGTCACGGCGAGGCCGGCCAGGAACTGGTCGCCCACGGTGTACTGGCGGACGTCGGCCCAGGGTTGGGTGTCCATCAGCTCGCCCATGACCCTCCGGTTGACCCGGAACGGACGGTCGACGTCCTCGGCCTCGAGCACCTTCGGCGCCGCCTTGTGGAGCGATGTGAAGGTGTCGGACAGCAGGCGCCCCGCCGTCCACGACAGTTCCTTCAGGGACTCTTCGAGGTCGGGGATCTTGGACACGTCGGTCCGGGCCTTGTCGTAGTCCTGGACGTCCCAGCGGTCTCGGACCACCACATGCTTCGACTGTTCGATGTCGTCCATCAAGCCTCCATTCCGTAGTAGTATCGCCAAACCTTATGAGGCAACGCAAGCCTCCATGGCGCCGGCGGCGAGGTTGCGGATGTCGAGGAGCATGTCCACGTGCTCGTTGATGTCGACCAGGCTGCGGCCCGGGGGGATGGCGGCAAGGTGGACGTCCACCCGGTCCACCACGGCCAGGCAGGTCGTGCAGTCGTCATCAGGCATGGATGAGCTCCTTGGAATGTTGCGTCTGGGTGATACCAACCAAGTCCTCGGTCGGTTCGAAGAAGTCGAACGGGCGGACGAAGCCGCCGCGCTTGAGGGACTGGGCCCGGCCTTTCGGGTAGAGATGGACGATGACCCCCTCACCGTCGTTGGGTCGGTTGTCGTCGAGGTCGCCGTCGACCACGGGATAGCCCTGCCAGGTCGTGGCGCACTCACCCTTGCGGCCGCCCTCGGAGCGGTCAGCGACCACAGCCACGTTGCGCCCCAGGTCGAGCCGGTCCGAGATGGCGACCGCTGTCGTGCGATGGGTGGCCGAGTAGGTGAGATGGTAGTTGGCCGGCAGGTCGAGCCGCCCCCAGTCCTTGGTGTAGTCGTAGACCTGGACGCCGGGGAACTCCTCGAACAGCCAGGGTAGTCCCTTCTCCCAGGGGATGTCGGAGAAGGTGTTCATCCGCACGGCGACAGGCCGGTCGTGGGCGATGCCGTAGCGCACGGCGTTGCGGAACTCGTTGCGAAGCAGGGCGGCGAACACCTCGGCGTACTCGGCGAGCAGCTTGGTGCGCACGACCCGGCCCAGGGTGACGCCGGGGTAGGCGCCCTTGCCGTTCTTGGCCACGCAGACCTTGATGCACTCCTTGGTGGCGTAGGTGCAGGCGTTCATCACGCCGCTGGTCCGATGCTGGGCGAGCGACAGCGTGTAGGTGATCGGTTCGTTCTTGGCCACCTTGGAGTTGTTCTCCTTGGCCATGAGGTTCGGCGTGGTGGGCGCGAACCCCTCTCGCTCCCGCAGGGCGGCCCAGGTCTCACGGGCGGCGTTCACGGGCGGCAGATCTTCGGGGTCCAGCCTCGAAAGGCGGGATACCACAGCGCTGGTCGTCAGCATGCTCATCCCTTTCTTGGTGCGTGCGCGACACCGCCCGCCCCGGGTGAGGGCGGGCGGTGTCGAGGTGGTCGTTTGATCGGTGGCTAGTAGTCATCCACCCCGTGCATGCCCCCAGTCTCCGACTTCCAATCCTCAGGCACGAGGCGCTCTTGGGTGGTCCGGGCGACCGCCTGTCGCGCCATCTCCTGGCGCACCCACTCCCGTCGGGCGTCGAACACCACCCGCCGGGCGTCGTTGCCGCGTCCCGACCAGGTGTCGTCCGGGCCCGAGGCGAGCAGGGCGTTGAGGGTCCCATCACCCACCACTCGCCGGGCCACGTCAGGCTCGAGCCCGGACTCCGTTGCCACGGCGACGGATGCCTCGATGGCCAGCACCGCCTCGGCGGCGAGTACTCCGTGCGTGGCGTCGGTTAGCTTGTGGGCCTCCCGGCCGGCGACGATGGCCCCCAGCGCCGCCCATGCGTCCTGCTTCGCCCGTGCTGCCGAGTCGTGGTAGGCGCTGTTGTTCACGGGGAGCCTGCTCACTTCGCGACCTTCCGGCCGTTCCGGACCTTGGTGGTCTTGGGGCCGGTGATCTTGAGGTAGAGCGCCTTGTCGTCGGTGCGGGTGGCCATGTTGTACTCCGGGAGGTAGGACCGCCGGAGGGTTGTGGCCAACGAGTCGTTCTGCGTCTTCCGGCCAGCGTTCGGCACGATCACCCACTCGTCGGGGCCGGCGTTGCGGATGGCCTCGGCCAACTGGAGCCACTTCGTGGGCCCTCCAGTGCGGCCTCGGTGCCGCGTCTCCGGCGGGGTGGTGGTGGTCTTGTAGGTGATGGTCTTGCTCATGTCCACTCTCCTTCACGGATGTGCTTGGTGATTGCTTCGAACTCGGGGGGGTTGTGGGCCGCGACGTACCGCAGGGCCCGCAGGTGGGTTTCGGATCCGGCGTAGGCACGCCTCACGACATGCAGCCAGACGTCGGTGTCGTCGTCCCAGTAGTGGACCTCGTCCACCTTCTGGATCTGCCAAGGCCCGTTCTCAGAGCCGGCCGAGTCGAACACGTTCCAGTGTTCTGACTCGGCGATGTCGGAGTCGACCAGCCGCCAGGCGGCGAACTCGGGGGTGGGCTCGGTCCCCCACACCAGCTCGCTCACCATGGCCCGGCCGACAGTCGCTGGACGAGCTCGCAGTAGGAGTCGATGCGATCGAGGGCCTCCACCCGCTCCGCCCTGGACACGTCGTCGTTGACCTGCACGAGGGCGGCGTGATCTCGGTAGGCGCAAGCGTCGGTGAACATCTGGTCGAGGACCTTGCGGTCCAGCACTGAGAGGATCATGGGGGTCCTTCCTGGTAGTGGAGGTCCGTGGGTTCGTCGGAGCGGGCGTGCTCGGCGGCGAAGTGGGTGGAGTCGATGCCGTGGAGGTTGAGTAGTTCGACAACGGCGTCCGCCTCCTGGCAGGTAAAGCGGCCGGCCTCACATGCCAGGGCGTCGGTGATCTCGGCGAGCAGGTGGCGGGTCGCGACCACCGTGGCATGCCACACGGCGCCGGCGACCTCGTCGCACACCCTCACGCCGACCCCTCGGTACGCATCTTGAGCAGGCACGCCTGCACCTGCTGATCCAGGACGCTGAGCCGGTCGCCGGCGCCGGAGAGCTCCTCGCCGAGCAGGTCCTTGTAGGACGAGAGCCGGTCCCGGATCTGCTTGGACTGGGTGACGATGCGAGCCAGCTTCGACTCGGACACCGCCTCACCAGCCTTCAACATGGCGGCCAGGTCCTTCATCATCTCGTCGGCGGCCCGGGTCGATGCCGAGGACACGCCCTCGGACACCATCTGCACCTGGTCAGGGGTGTCGACCAAGGGCAGGGTGTGGAGCGACACCTGCTCGAGGACCGAAGCGAACGCCGATGCCTTGTGCAGGGCGTCGTCGTTGGTGCGGGGCATGAAGTAGACGCCGCCGGTGGGGCGGACCAGCACGCCGTGGTTCTCCTCCAGGGCCCGCTTCAGCACGGTGCGCAGCGACTCGGAGCCGTGCATCCCGACAGCGATCCAGTGGGAGAACTTGCGCTGCATCTCGGCCACGGCGTCATCGGCCGGCGTGTCCGCCCAGGTGAGGCGGGTGGTGACGAACCGCTTCTCCTTGCGCCGGTACTCGAGGTCGAACACCTCGGCGTAGTCGAGGCGAGCGTCGTTCTCGTCGACGGTCTCGACCACCACCCGGCGCAGGATCCGCTCCTTGTCGGAGGCGACGTCACGGACCATGATCTTGGCCACAGTCCCGTCAGGCTGAGGGATGTTGGCCTCACCAGCCTTGGTGACCCGCCGGAAGATGTCGGTGTCGCCGGGCCGGCGGGGCGTGAACTCGGCCAGGCCGGCAGCGTCGAGCTCGTTCTTGATGGTGTCGTGGGGTACGGGGACGTCCCGCACCGAGTACCAGGCGATGCGCCCCAGGAAGGGGGTGTCGGCGTGGTCGGTGTTGTAGTCGTCGATGATCGACGTGTCGATGGTTGCAGCAGTCATGGGGTGACCTTTCCTTCGAGTTCAGTGATGGTGTTCTCGAGTTCGACGATGGTCTTCAGGAGAGCGTCGATGTGCTCCTCGCGATGGAACACGCGCTGCTCGGAGTCTCGGAGTCGAGCTTCGACCCGGGTGAGGTCGTTCATCAGGGTGTCGATGTGGTCTCGCAGCAGCCACACCTCACTGGATACCCGGTCGGATGGTCCATCTTCGTGGTCATCAGTCCTCCTTGCCGGTGTAGTAGCGGGGTTCCTGAGCCTCGTCGTAGATCGCCTGCAGGTCGTAGCTGGCGGTGACGAGGTCCTGCAGCATCTTCGGGTCATCGACCAGATGTCTGGCCACGGACTGAAGATCGGCGATCACGTCCTGGATTCGTTGGATGATCTCGTCGGTGTCCATCAGAGCTTCCCACTCCTTGCGAGATCGACGAGCGACGCGGGCCGGGGCAGCCCGTACGCCTCTCGCTGTACCTGGTCGTTCAGTTCGTCGATGCGCCGGAGGGTGTCCTCGACGGCACGCAGGTCCCGACCCGAGGCCCGCTTCTCCAAGTCGACGGCGCTGAGGGCCGCCTTCTTGAGCTTGCCCATGATGGCCACGGCCATCTGGTTGCGCTTCGGGTCAGCGTCGTCGAGAGCCAGGGCATCGGTCAGGTCGGTGAGCAGGCCGGCGGTGGCGTCGGCGAGCTCGTTTGCTTCCTTGCGGAGCGGGGCGCACGCCTCGTACACGATCCCGTTGACAGTGGACCGCTCCTCAGGGTTGTGCCACAGCATGTGGACCATGAAGTCCAGGTGACCCACCTCGACCTTGTCGTCGCCGGCGAGGAAGGCAGCGGCCTGGGCGATCCGCAGGGTCTTGACGAGCCGTCGTTCCGACACGTTGATCCCAGCCCGGGTGACACCGGTGACGATCCCGACGATCGCCTCCTCGGCGGCCGGGGTGATCGGGATGTCCCGCACCACGGCCTGCGCAGCCTTCACGTCGGCCCAGTCCAGGACCGGGGTGATGTTCGCCGGCGGCTTGGGGAGCCGCAGGAGCCGCAGCCGATCGGCCGGGTCGGTGATCGGGGAGACCACCATCCGCAACTCGATGCGGTCGTAGATGGCCTCGAGCTCGGAGTGATCCTGCTGGGGGAGCTCGTTGGATGCGAGGATCGCCGTGCAGAGCGGGATCTTCTTGGTGAGGCCGTCGTCGGTGAAGGTCCGCTCGTTCGTCGCCTCCAGCAAGGCGTTGAGCAGCGACGATGTGCCTTTCCAAGCCTCGTCGAAGAAGGCGAAGTCAGCGTCCTGCAGGTACCGCCCCGAGACGGCCCGGATCCGCTGGTCGTTCTTCAGGCCGGCCAGCGACCAGGGCCCGAAGATGAGGGTGTCGTCGGCGAACTTGGTGAACAGTGCCCGGAACTGCTTGCTCCCGCCGATGAGGGCGTGGGCCAGGTTGGCCAGCATCGACTTGCCCGTACCGGGCTGGCCGAGCAGGAAGATGTGGGACTCCGACAGGAGCGCCAGGAACAGGGCGTCGATCTCGTCGTCGCGGTTGATGATGTACTTGTTGAGCTCCGTGCGCAGCGGCACGAAGATGGACGCGTCAACGGACACGGTTCCTCCAGTTGGGTTGGGGCAGGGCGCAGCGCCCGGTGGTCACCCACCGGGCGCTGCAGGTCTCAGGCAGCCGTGGCGGCCAGGGCCCTGTCGAGCAGGGCGTCGAGGTCGAGGCCGGCGCTGGCAGTAGCAGCGGGGGCGTCGGCCGGGGCGTCACCGGTGGCTTCGGCGGCCACCTGGTCGATGGCGGCAGCCACGTCGAACGACAGCACCCCGGGATCCCAGTCCTCGAGGTGGCCATCCACGAACTGCGCCAGCTTGCCGACGGTGGACTCGGCCACGTCGACCTCGATGACGTCACGATCAGCCAGGTCGTCGGGGTGGGCAAGCTCCTCCAGCACGAGCTGGCCGCCCCACACGCCGAGCCGGTACAGGCTGGGCGTGCCACGCAGTAGCAGCCGGCCCATCAGGACGACGTCGTTGCGCTTCGAGATGAGCTCACGCCAGACGGCGTACATCTCGACGTCGCGATCGGACACCTTCGAGCGGGTCTTGGAGGGGCGGAGGCGGTACGTCTTACCGGACGGCAGGACCTCGTTGTCCACCTGGTCGGCGGGGTACACGCTCAGTTCGAGCCGGCCCGTCTCCTTGCCGCCGGCCTTGGCGGTGGCGACCTTCTCGGCGTCGACCTTCACCAGCGTGCCGTCGGGCATCTCGCGGGCCCGGGCCACGTCGGCCGGCAGGTACGGGCCGTGCTTCTCGTCGTCGGGGCAGATGTAGCGCTGCTCCACCCGGACCGGGGTGGCGTGATCCTCGGGGCACACCATGCGGGTGGCCGAGTCCTCGACCTTCTTGGGGCGACCTGTGGGCACCAGGTCGAACTTCATCTCGATGATGCCGATCGAAATCGACACCCCGGAGCCACCGGACCGTTGGGCTGTTGGTTCGTAACGCATGCTTTCTCCTTGGGGTCAGGAGTCCTGGTCGAACTCGATCCATGGAAGCGGGATCCTCGTGTAGACGGCTCCGATGACCAGCCGCTGCTGGTTCTCGTCGATCAGGTACTTGATGGTGAACGAGTCGACGTTGAGCGGTTCCAGGGCGTGGGAGCCCAGGTATTCAGCGACGGACTGGAACAACACCGCTTCGGGTCGCTCGAACCCATCACACGGCACAGTGAACTCGATCATCGTCGGTCGATCCGAGATGATGGACACCATCACCTCGGGGTTGCTGAGATCAAACATGATCCTCATCTTCCTGCGGCCAGCGGACCCAGAGCCCGTGGACGCCCTTGATTGTGCGGTTCTCGATATCGACGTTGCTGTCGGCGTACGCCTTTCGGGTGGAGTCGGCGGCGTACTTGGCTGCTCCGGAGCTCTTGTAGGAGAACACCAGACACCAGCTACCCGAGTGGCCCCGGGCTTCTTCGATGTTGCCCAGGACTGCTTCCGCCTCCTCCGTCTTCTTGCCCCACTTCGGTGGGAGTGTTTCACGCACTTCAAGGATGGCCATGAAGTTTCCTTTCGTTCGTCGAGGACTGGGACCGTAGCACGGGAGTCACGCCGTCCGCACGGGCATCAGGAGCCGGCGGGACCGTTCCTGGTTGGCACCCTCGGTGCAGCCCAGGTGACGGTCGCTGACCACCGGCCTCAAGGCGTCGATGCCGTCGATGGCGACGATGCCGTTCGGGTCGGGGAGCGCCCCGTCGAGGACGTCCAGCAGGAAGTCGGGGTTGAACCCGATGACCACGCTGTCGTCGCGGAACTTCACACCGGGCAGCGGCACCCTCCCGCTGAGGCCGTTGATCCCGCCTCGGAGCTCGACGGTCTTGTCGTCGAGCTCGCACACCACCACCGGGGTGTTCGCCTCGAGCCCGCCGGCCAGGGCCTTGACGCCGGCGACGAACGCATCACGAGGGCCCTCCAACCGCCACCGCATGTCCTCGGCGGGGGGCATCAGCTTCTCGAAGTTGGGGAACTCACCTTCGACGAGCCGGCAAGTCACATCCCAGCGGCCGTCGCTGGCGTCGGTCCACCGGAAGGAGCAGTGGTTGTCGCTCCGGTCGACCCACACCGACGGGGTCTTGCCGGCCAGCTTCACCATCACGGTGATGCCACCCACCGGCACCAGCATCCCGTCCTCGTCGGCGACCGGGCTGGTGAGCACGTTCTCGACGAGGTGGTACGAGTCGGTGGCCACCAGGCTGGTTCCCTTGAACAGGACACAGTTCAGGATGGGCCGGGCCGTGTCCGCCGAAGCGAACTTGGCCGTGTCGCAGAGCACGTCGACCGAGAGCGAGCCCTGGCCGGCGATCGGGGAGACGGGCAGGGCCGGGTACTCCTCGGCGGGGTGACGGTGGATCGGGATGGATGCCAGCCCGACGGTGACGGTGACGGCGTCCTCGTTCCACGACGTTTTGCCGCCGAGCTCGAAGGTGACCGGCCCGAACTTGGCTCCCCGCACCTGCTTCAGCGCGTCGGCGAGAGGCTTGCGGGCGATCACCACCGGGCCGGTTAGGTCGAGGAGGTCGGGGTCCGCCGCAGGCACCTCGACCCGGACCGTGGTCTCGAGGTCGGTGATGGTGAACAGCACCCGGCCCGGGTCGTCGGCGGGCTCGACCTTGATCGAGTTAAGCACCGGCATGTAGGTGTTCCGGCTCAGCTTCGTGGTGGACGACAGCAGCTTCTTCAGCCAGGGCCCGTCCACGGCGAAGGTCTCACCGGTCCGGGGGTCGACGTCCGTGGGGTTGTCTTCGACGATGGTCATGTGTTCCTCCTAGATGTCCCCGCCCATTTGGGCGTAGTGCTCGGTTGCTTCGTTGATGTTCATCAGTCGGGCGAAGCCCGGGTTCCTCAACCGCCGGCCGTCGAAGAAGTCCCAGTGGGCTACCTCGTAGAACGGCGGCTCGTCCATCAGCCGCATGATGAGGTACTCGTCGCGGGCAGTGTCGTCGCAGTACACGCAGGAGGCGATGACGATGCCATCGTCCAGCGTCGCCCCCGGCCGGGTGAGCCTGCGGACCTCAGCCCACTCCTGTCGGTCAGCCAGGGCGGTCAGGCGCCCACTCTCGTAGGCGAAGCTGCGAGCTTGGGCCCGGAGCAGCTCCTTGGGCGCGGGCCCACTGCTGAGGCTGTCAGCGATCACTCGAGCGTTGTCGATGCAGTCCGTCAGCTCCTGATCGAAGTTGGACTGGTCTGCGTTGCAGGCGGCGTGTACGTCCTTGATCGCCTTGGCCATCACGTCGGCGGGTGTGCTGTATCCCATTGTCCCGTTCCTTTCATTGGTCATGGGTGGTCTTCGATCACGTCGGGTACCCGACCCACTCGATGAGCATCGCTGCGAACTCCATGAAGTCGTTGGGGTTCCCCCACTGTGTGCCGAAGGAGGGATCCTCGTAGGAGTTCTCGATGATGAACTCCGACATGAGCTTGATCGCCGCCTCGGGGTCCATCCGAACGTCACCCTCACCCACGGACATCACACGCCCCCCACGGCCAGGAGGGCATCGGTGGCCAGGTTGATCTGCTCGGTGCCGTCCATCAGGTACTCGGCGGCGGTGTTGATCAGGTCAGCATCCATCATGGCCGTCCCGTCGATACAGAAGGCCGCGCCGGTGCTGTACAGGCGCAGCGCTTCCTGCCAGTGACCGTTGACGGTGTCCTCGGGGATGGGGGGCAGGGCCTTGGCCTCGTCGATCACGTTCCGGAAGTCTCGGCACGCCTCACCCAGCAGCGTGGGTGACCCGATGCCGGCGGCAGTGGACACGTCCTCCATGCCACTGATGAGCTGATCGAAGATGACGCCGTTCTCGGCATGCCACACGCCGAGCTGGTCGGACGTGGACAGGGTGGTCGTGGTTCGCTCGGTGGTGGGTGGTGTCGTCGTCGAGGTGACGGCGACGGCTTCGGTGGTCGAGGTGACCGGGGCGGCGGCGCGGATGCTGGCCTCGTCACCGTCGTCACCGAGGGCGCCGGCGACGAAGACCACGATGACCACGGCGGCGACGACCCAGGGCCAGCGGCGCTTCTTCTTCTGGGCGAAGGATGCCGGCGGGGGCAGGAAGCCTGGCGGGAGGGGCGGGGGTGGGAAGTTGCTCATGGGTTGGTCCTCTCGGGGTTGATGTTTCCGTCAGTGATGTACAGATCCCTCACGTACTCGACGTGGGCGGTGTAGTCGTAGCGGTCGTCGTCGTCGCGATCCCAGCGGACCCAGACGAACCCGAACGCAGGGGGGGTCGTTCCGTACGGCGTCGGGATCACGGTCCCGTAACGGCGCTCCCCGGCGGGGCCAGGACTCGTCCCGACTCGGGCGCCGATGACCGGCACTCGAAGGGACCGGGGGGTGCGCATCTTACGATCGACGGCCGAGCGGAACGCCGCCGCCAGGTCAGGCCAGAGTTGCTCTTCGCGGGCCTCGAACCATGACGTGACGACCTCGTCGATCCATCGCCTGTCTTGCGCCTTGTCTTCGGGGGTGAAGTTTTCCATGTGTTCCTTTCGGGACGCGTTCGTTCGTGACGGGAGGGTTTGGGGGCGGGGTCCTTGGGCAATACCATCATCGCCTTTGACGCTCCGTGGAGCGCAGGCACCCCTTCACCGGCAAAGGAGGAAACCGGCTAGCCCCCAGACTTGGGCCTGGGGGCCAGGCTTAGGTGTGCTCGACCACCACGGTCGGGTCGAGGTGGCCGATGTACCACTCGCTGCCGTCCTCGGCGATCACCCAGGTCGAGTTCTTCGCCACATGCTTGACCTCGGTGACCAGGAAGGAGATGCGGCCCTGCTGGTCGGGGGTGTCGATCTCGACGCGGCTGCCGCGGCGGATGCCATGAGGGTTGTCGTGGTCGACGAGCCAGGACTCATACGCCCCTTCGAGGGCGGCCTCGAGGTCGACGGGGCTTCCGCCGTGCCAGGTGGGCCGGTCCTCCCTCTGGTACCAGTCGCCCTCGAAGTACTCGTAGTCGGAGTCGGCCGCCCACTCCTCGATCGTCTCGTAGCCCTCGCTGAGCATCCAGTCGAGCGCCGTCATCTCGTTGATGGTCATGGTGTGTGTACCCCTTCTTCGCCGTTGTTGTTGTCGCAGCAGGCGTCGCCGCCAGTGTCGCCGATCCAGGCACCGTTCCGTTTGATGATCCGAGTCAAACACCGGGCGCATTTGCGCTGGTCGCCGCCCCGCCACCGGCCATAGAACAGGTCTTCGTCGACGAGAGCCAGCAGATCCGTCGGGGACAGCACGTCGAAGCCGAGGTAGGAGATGTCGAAGCTGTCGGCCAGAGCGTAGACCCGGAAGCCAACAGGGAGTCCCTCGACCCCAGCGATCATATAGATGGAGTCGATGGGAAGGCGGGGCCCAGCATGGGCGGTCTCTTTGCCGCCGTAGCCGAGTGTGGCTTTGCCTGCATCCAGAAAGGTCGAGGGCCAACCGTCTTCGATCTCGTTGGCTACCTCCCAAGTCACCAACCGGGCCGGGATCCCGGTCATGCGGGTGAACTCTTTCTCGATGCGTTCCCAGCGTGTCTCGCCGCTTGTGCGGCGGATGAAGATGTTGCGGAACCGCGGACCGTTGCGTTGGGCCGGCAGGAGAGCCTGATCCTGGTCGTTGTCGGGAAGATCCCCGAAGAACCAGGATTCCAGCCGCTCGTTCATGGCGGCCGCTTGGATGTGGGCTACTGCTAGATCCATAGCTCGCCGTCCTCCTCGTCGTCCTCATCCTCGTCGTCACCGGCGCCGGTCTCGATGATGGTCGGGCCCAGGTGGACGTCGCCGGTCTCGGTGTCGTGCCAGCACTCAGCCGGCTCCTGCAGGTCGATGAGCATGAGGTCGAGGCGCTCGCCCTCCACCAGGCCCACCGGGACGAGGCCGAGCAGGCCAGCGTCGACCGGGTACTTGTTGCCGAGTTGATCGGTGTACACGCCGTCGCCGTGGGCCGTAGCCACGCCGACCACCTGGTAGCCGTTGACTGTGCCGGCCAGGACGTGCTCTCGGGCGTCGTTGGTGTAGTCGGATGCTCCCAACCACTCCATCCAGAGATCCCGGGGGACCGCGTAGCACGGGTCCCCGATGTAGTACCGCCCGGCCGGGACGGTCACTCGCTTCACCACGTCACCCATTGGATGCCTCCTGTTGTTCGGCCCGAAGTCGGGCGGACAGTTCGTTGATTGTGTCGCCCCACGGGATGCCGAGCAGGTAGTGGATGCGCCGCTCGAGTTCGACCTTGGACAGCTTGATGAAGTTCAGGACCTCGTCACGGCTGTACACGGCGTTGCCGTTGTCGTCGCAGGACTGGCGCCAGAGGCCGAGGTTGGGGTGGTACTTCATCGCCTCGCCAAGCCACTCGTACCCGCCACCCTCGTAGCCATAGAACACGGCGTGGGGAGCCAAGTCGACCAACGGGACCAGGTACTCACCGACGAAGCCGCAGCTGACCTGGTCGTCGCCGTACTGGGCGTCGGGCCCGACCTGCAACACCTTGTGGGGATCGGCGTCGCAGGCACCGAGCCAGGCCAGGCCAGTGTCCTCGATCACGGCGAGGATGGCCGCGGCCTCCTCGGGGTACTTCTCGGTGTCCAGTTGCACCACGGTGAACTGGCCCCACGTTCGATCACCCATTGTCTTCCTCCTTGGTCGGGCCGCTGACGAGCTCCCGAGCATCAGAGATGAGGCTGTGGAGCATGTCGTAGGCGTCGTCGTTCTCCATCTCCCATTCCTCGCCATCCTTGCGGCACGCGGCGACCTCGCGGGCGAAGGCTCGCAGCGGATCGGGGACATAGCGTTCGAGGACCTCACGGATCTCAGCGGCCATCTTGGAGTGGTCGAGGCCCTCGACGAGGAACATCCCTTCGATCTGTTCGATTGGGGTGGCGATCATGCGTCCCCCTCGACCCGCTGCTGCATGGCGGCGTGGGCGTCGGCGGCCCAGCGACCCGTGTTGATGTACTCGGTGGCGTGGCCCTTGGCGATCACCATCCCCCCACCTCCGAAGGCGTCGATCCGAGGCTTCGAGCAGGTGTTCGCCCACTCGAACGACACCACGTCGGGGGAGCCGGGCTGTTCGAGCAGCCACCGGACGGCGGCCTCAGCAGCGTCGGGGCTCGTCTCGCCGGCGTCGTCGGTGATCCACACCTCGGAGCCATGCTCCTCGATCGTCACCCCGTAAGGCATGTAGTCCTCAGTGAACACGGCGTTGCCGTCGTTCTCGTTGGCGTCTTCGATGATTTCGTTGAGTTCGTCGACGATGCGCCGAACATGGCCCTCGTCCTGGGCTTCGGTGTTCCCGTCCACGCAGAACGGGACCAGGAAGGAGAAGTGGGTGTAGTAGTCAGCCATCGGTGGCCTCCTCAGGTTCATGGCTGCACGGGCAGCCGCAGATGTCGGGGTCTTCGGACTCGCATTCGCCGTACTCGATGAACCCGCAGTCCGCCCGACAGAAAGGCATCGTCAGGTGGGTGAAGGTGCGGGGATCGGCGCCGGCCAGGATCTCGATGAGGGCGTGTCGGAGCGCCCCGATCTTGTCCTCGGCGTACTGCAGATCGTCGACGGTGTCGCAGCTCATCGGAGGCCCCGCAGCCAGTCCACCACAGCGTCGGTAAGGGCTTCTCGCCAGATCGGCCGGGACCCGGTGTCGAGGGGGGAGGGCATCGGGCCGTGCTCGATGATGTGAGCGACGTACGCCTCGCGGACCACGGTCTCCACGCCGAACGGCGCCATCCCGTAGCCGAGGATGTCGCACGTCACGGCGCACGCCGACCGGAACGCCGCGTCGTTGACGCCCCGCCGGACGTCCTTGCCGAACTTCTCGTCGATGCAGGTGAGGTAGAGCGTCCAGAGCCGGATGGCAAGCCGTCGCTCGGTCGCTTCGTTGTAGTCGATGGGGGTGAATGGGGTCATGGGACCTCCGTGGGTTCCTGCGGGATGGTGATGAGCTCGGGCATGGCGTGGCATGGGCAGTCGCGGTCGCAGCCGCCGCCCATCTCGAAGCGGTCCGGGTACAGCTCGCCGCCGGCCTTGAGGGTGCCAGATGGCACGAAGATGCAGCCGCAGGTTTCGCAGCCGTAGAGGTGAGCAGGCTCGGACCACGCCGACAGCCGTTCACCGACGAGCCGGTCGGCGTAGGTGAGAAACGGGTCATCGTAGTTGATGGGGATCATGGGGGCCTCGTTCCAGTGGGCGATCTCGTCGAAGACGGTGAGGATGGGGCGCATGCCCCGGCGGGGGATCACCAGTGGGCATCGACGACAGCGACCCAGTCGCAGCCGCCGAGCAGCTGGTAGGCGTGACTCACCTCGACGTCCCGGAACAGGACACCACCGCACACCACGGTGATCTGGTCCCAGTTGGGAAGCCGGCCCGGCAGGTCGGCCACCCGAAGGATGTCGTCGGGGTGCGGCGCCCACCTGGTGGGCCAGACCTGCATCCGCCCCGTGCCGTTGCAGCCGTTGCAGCCGTTGCAGCCGTCGAACCACGCCTGGCCGAACTGCTCGAGCCCGCCCGGGCGGACGCCCGTGCCCGAGCAGAGGTTGCAGGTGTCGAAGTGCTCGGGGTCTGTCTCTCGGTCGTAGCCGGGGGACAGCAGCCCCTTCCATCGACCGCCGAGCTTCCACCAGTCGAACTCACCGTTGCCGCAGTGCTCGCACATGGTGAGGGGCTTCATGGCGTCGTTGAGCAGGTCGATCAGGGCGTCGTCGTCATCGTTGGTCAGGCCAACGAGTAGGAGTTGATGCATGGTCAGTTCGCGCTTTCGATGTTGGCGATCTCGCGATCGGCGGTTTGGCAGTCGAGGATCTCGTCGTGGATGTGCTGGACGGTGATCGTCGCGTCAAGCGATGCACCCAGCGCGCCCAGGACCACGTCGTCCAACTCCTCGCTGGCGAGGTAGACGTCGGCGTCGGTGCCTTCGCATGCCAGGACCGTCATCTGGTTGGCCAGGATGCGATGCCCGACCTCGTCGTCGACCTCGAACGTCCAGGTCTCGCGGATGATGGCGGGAACCGTCGTCTCGATGAGCAGCCTCATGTTGTCTCCTTGGGTTCGGTGGTGGTCGGAGCCGCCGGTGGGATTCGAACCCACGACCAGCCGCTTACAAGGCGGCTGCTCTGGCCGGACTGAGCTACGGCGGCATGACCCTCGACCCGGAGGCCGAGGGGAGGGGGATACTAGGCGGGCTCTCGCCCGGTAGTTCCCTCCGGGTCGTTGACGGTCGCGTCGGTGAACACCGTGGCCGATGCTCGATCGACCCAGCCGTCATCGTTCGACCAGTAGAGGGTTTCTTCTTCGCACTCCATGAGGATGACGAACGGAGGCATCCCCTCGTTGATCGCGTAGAGGACCCCCAGGCTGCCCCACGGCAGGGGCTCGCCGTCGTTGTCCGCCGCTCGCTGGACATCGGCGAGGTACCTGATGGCCGGAGGCGTCAGCGGCCAGCCGTAGACGTCGGCGGCCTCAATGGCCCCCATCGTGCACCCGGAGTCCGGCACCTCCCAGCCGTCCTCTCGGTCCGCCAACTCCCCTACGAGGCAGTGCAGGTCGGGCCACTCCTGGTCGGTGTAGAGGCACCCCTCCGTTTCTTCGTCGACGGGGTTCACCGACGTCGGCTTCTCGGCGACGATCGCCAGCAGCTTCGGCCTCAGGTCTTTGACGGTCAGCAGTTCCACAACGCCTCCGTTTCCGTCCGGCTCACTCACCGAACATCGGGTACAGGCTGCGAGGGGATGGGTGCTCCCACCCAAACCCGCAGCCCTGGGGATCCGAGCAGCGACCGTTCCCGGTCGAGCTTCCACACTTCGGGCAAACCCCCGGGGTGGGGGCACAGTCAGGCGAGCAGCCCTCCTTGCCACAGTCGATGCAGTGGGTGTCCATCATCACCACCGGCTCGTCCGGGTCACCGTTCCGTCGTCGTTGTCCTCGTAGGTGCCCTCGTTGCTGGCGACCATCGCCTCTCGCACCGCCAGCGAGATGTCGGTGAAGTTCTCGCCGCCCACGGGCACGATGTGGGGCAGGATGCCGATGCGATCGCCGGCCCAACGTCCGGCGAACAGGTCACCAAGCGGGCCTCGGGCGTCGCCGCCACCTCGCCCGTTCGAGCAGGACAACAGCACCGCCAGGGCGGTCATCACCCCGCCGCCGTAGTCGGCGATGAACGAGTCCCACCGGGGATCGTCACCGAAGGTGCCTGGCGACAACGCCTCCTTCTTGTCGAGGTTGGCGATGAAGGCTTCCACGCCGGACGGCTCGCGGGGTGGGTCGGGTAGTGGGGCGGGGCGGTAGGCGCCGCTGGGCAGCGAGGCCCAGAACCCCTCCTTCACCATCAGGCCGCCGACCTCCTCACTGATGTCGTCGGGGTACTCCGACGGGGAGAGGGGGTAGTCGTCCGGGTACTCGAGGGCGTCCGCCTTGCTGGCGTAGAGCCGGTCGACGTTGGGGATGCTGCGCACGTCGTCGGGCTCGGCGTAGTCACCGACGATGACGATGCGCTTGCCGGCCCAGCGTCCCTCACCCACCAACAGCAGGCCGAGCGCCGCCATCGTGCCGCTCCCCGAGCAGCCGAACTCCATGAGCTTCAGCCCGTCGCCGAACCAGTGGGGGTTGATCTGCTCCATCGTGTCGACGCAGACGGGCATGTGGTACTGACCCATGATGGGCCCTCCTTGTGGTTAGTGGGGGCGGCGGTGCTCGTCCTCGCCGATGCGAGGATCGAGCTCAGCCATTGCTTCGTAGTAGTCATCGAGGGATTGCTCGTCGGGGTCGAGGCCGTTGTCCTCACACCAGGACTCGAAGGCGTCGCCCAGGGCGTAGGCCGGATCTTCGTCCAGGCGTCCCATCAGTTGTTCTCCGCCATCAGCCACACGAACTTGATGAGAACGATTCCCACCGAGATCGAGAAGGACAGGAGCAGGATCGTCCAGGCGGCGAGCAGCACGTTCCAGAAGTCCGCCTTGCGTGGCCAGGGCTCGGCCAGGATCCCAGCCTCGTCGAGGTCGGTGAGAGCATCGAGCGCCTCGGATGGCGAGTCGCCCCACGACGTACCGCCGGTGATCAGGATGGTGCGGCCGGCGACTTCGATGACGACGGCGTCCCGGGCGCCGACCTCGAAGATGAACTCGATGCGGTCGCGAAGGTGGATGCGCCAGGCGTCCAGCACCTCATCCGGGGCGCCCTCCTCGTCGAACCAGTCGGCCGGTTCGGTGACGGCGTCGATGCGCCGGTTCAGTTCGGCCCGTGCCCGGTCGGGGTCGTCCCACAGGTCGGTGACGTCCAGGTGGGCCAGGATCAGATCAGCTCCCATGTGTTCCCCTCCTTGGGTGCGGCGATAGTGAAGTCGGCGTTGTGCTTCGTCCGGAAGGACTTGATCGGGGTGAGCGCCTTCTTGTAGTCGGCGAGGTCGATGTCGACGGGCCGGAACCGGTCGACGCTGGTGATCAGGGCCATGAGCTTCTTCGCGGCCAGGGCGGGCTTGCGCCAGTAGGGCCAGCCGTCGCTGTTGGCGTTCGTCCAGCGGACCAGCTCGTCCATGGTGGTCGCTGCGGCGGCGAGGACGGGGAACTCGGCGGCCAGGGGGACCCACCGGCGGAAGGCTGTCTCGATCTCGTACTCGTTCATCCACATGGTCAGGCCCCCAACGCTCGGGCGCCGCCACTGACACCGCGCTGGCCGATCGAGGCCCGCTCGGCGGCCTCCCGGCCGGCGCTGTGCCCCGCCCCCGAACTCGCCGTGGTCCGGCGGTTCGTGGTGCGGGGGTACAACTCCCGGAGGTGTCGGTCGACGGCGTCCTTCTTCGACGCCAGGACGATGGACACCCCGCCGTCGCCAGCCTCGGCCTCCTCGATCACCGAAGCCCGGGCATCCTGCAGCCGCACCCGGATCTTGCCGGAGAACCCCAGCAGGAAGGCGTGGCGGAACCGTCGCGGCTTCTCCCAGTAGGGGACCACCGCCCGGGCCATCGCCGTCGCTGCCTGGATGGACAGCGACCCGAACAGGGTGTTGACGGCGGCGATGTCCTCGGCGTACCCGATGAGCGAGATCTGGATCTTGCCACCGGCCGAGCCGACTCGGACACACTGGACGTCGTTGACCAGGGCGATGGAGGCCAGCAGCGTCACCTTCGCCGAAGCGTAGGGGGCGTGGACCACCACCAGTTCACTCGTCGGTACGCCTCGATCGGCGTGGTTGGTGCCGAGCATCGCCAGGTCGATGGCGTGGCGGGTCATCAGTTCCTGCGCCTTCGCCATGAAGGCTTCGGCCTCGTCGGGGAACTCGGTGGACTCGGCCTTGGCGATCAACGCCTGGACCTTCGAGACCCAGGTCTCGGTGTTGTTGTCGGTGATGGTCACGGTCACTTCCCTTCACGATGCCGGACGAACCGGGCATCGACTAGCTGCTCCCTGTATGCCTTCTCGGTCCAGCCACACGAGCACACGATCACATGCTCGGTGCCGACCGTGTTTTTGCCGTCGGTGAAGCCGTACTTCTTGTACCGCCTGGCGATCTGGTGGGCCATCTAGGCCGCCGAAGCCGCGTCGGCCACCTTGACCCTCGCGTTGGCGACGGCCAGGCTGAGGGCGGCCACGAACTGCTCGGGCTGGATGCCATCCGACAGGAAGAACGTGACAGGTCCGACGTCGATGGCGCCGAAGTTGGAGAAGAAGCTGCAGTCGATCTCGATCGAGTCGAGATCGCCGTGCAGGTGGACGCTGGTCTTGGTGTTGGCGGTCATGCTGCATCCTCCGGGGTTGCGTTGGCAGGAAGGTCGTCGCGCCACACGGTGATGGCGCAGAAGCGGGTCACGAACTCGTGGATGGTCTCGTACTCGGTGGGCCGGGCCCCGGTGGGCTCGATCCCGGTGAGCTCGTGCCACGGATGGTCGTCCTCGCCGGGGAAGTTCCAGTCGCCGTCGCTGGCGAGGTGCTCCCAGCCCAGCTGGACGGGGATGAAGTGCTCACAGCTCCCCTTGCCGAGCCGCTGCGGGTCGCGGGTCGGTGTGGAACGGGAGGACGGCACCGGTGTCGAGGTCGACGAGCTCGACGAGGTACCAGCCGCCGTCGGGGACGGGGGCCTGCACGGCGCTGTGGACGCTGGGCCACAGCTCGGCCCACCGGTCGACCGCCGGCCCGTCCGGGTCGTTGTCGTGGCGGCGTTCGATCGACATGATCCGGGCGTCGGGTTCGTCGCCGAGGTCGAGGTCGCCGCCGCAGAGTCCGTCGAGGTCCCAGCGCCACAGGGTAGCGTCGAGGATCTGTTGGCGGTTCACGGCTTGGCCCGGGTGATGACCGGCCACCACAGGTCGAAGGTGCGGGCCGCGGTGGCCCCGTCCTGCCAGTTCTGGTGGTCGCCGTCCCACCACTGGTCGTCTGCGGTGACGTCGGCGGCGAGCTTCATGGTGGCGCCGGCGGTGAGCACGGCCCGGGTGGAGTCGAGTTCGCCGCGGTCGACGGTGCCTTCCTGGTACCCGTCCAAGTACGAGTCCACGTCGACGTTGCGGTAGCCGTCGAGGTGGGCGATGATCGCGTCCCGCTCGGCGGCGGTGATCTCTCCGGGGAACACCCGACGATCATGCAGCTTGTAGTTCGATGCATCTCGGTACATGTAGTCGATGGCGGTGTTCATGCCGGCTCCACACTCAGGTCGGTGACGGTGAGGACGACCGCCCCCTCGAACTCGGAGGCCACCAGCCCGGCGTACTCCGGGTCCCGGTAGCAGTAGCACCCACTGAACGGGTTGTCGTCGGTCAACGGCTCAGCGAGCCCCCACCGTCCGACGTAGCCGTTCGGGGTGCGGATGACGTAGTGCTCTCTCATGATTCCTCCAACAGGTAGGCGGTGATGTAGAAGTAGCCGGCCGATGACTGCGCCGACCCGACGACACGGATCTTGTCGTCGGCGTAGAGCTGGTACTCGCTGTCGCTGCGGGTGTCGACGTCGTAGCCCTGCAGGGCGGCGCTCAGCACACGCTGCAGGTTGAGGGGCGGGAAGTAGTCGTTCAGCCAGGCCAGCAAGTAGCCCCGATCCGAGTTACGGCCGATGCAGTCGGTGCGATCCCAGGGGATGTCGACATGCCCGTCCTGGGTGACGATGGCTCGCGCCCCCCATGCGGCGGGCACCTCGGCCGGGACGGTGCCGTGGCGGTACCCGTACTCCAGTTCCTCGATGGGTGTCATGGTTCCTCCGGTTGGTTCGTGGCATCCGGCACGAGGCCGGTGCCCTTACAGGTCTGGCATGGCACGAAGTCCCAGTTGGACCCGTAGACGTGGCCCGGCATCCGCCCGCCGAACTGGTTGTGGCACTCGGGGCATTCCGTGCCGGGCTCCACCACCCCAGCGAAGATCCACCACTTGTCGTCGTCCGGGGAGTGCAGGACCACGCCGTCCGGCATGTGGCGATCCCGGTAGCTCTCGGCGTCATCGCGGTACTCGAAGCCGTCGGCTGCGAAGCCCGTCTGCCACCACCCGCCCTTCTTCATGGCTCCACCCCCAGGATGACGAAGGCGTTGTACCCCGCAGCCCGAGCCGTCCGGTACGGCCCGTCGACCCGACCGCCCGAGAGGTCCCAGATCGGGGCATCGGTAGTTATGCCCCCGTAGAGGCGGGTCCCGCGGTAGGCCAGGTCCCGTTCGATCAGGTCGGCCGGCACCTTGATGACCTCAACGGAGCCGTCGCCGTACAGGAACTGGACTCGTGCGCTCACCTTGTTGGTCACAGGCATCTGATGTCCTCGTCCTCCTCGGCGGAGACCCCGACGTAGTGGACGGTCCCGGTCCCGGGGTTGTGCCAGAACCAGTACCCGCCCCGTTGGGAGCCGGTGTAGTCGAGCGTCCCGAACGGGAAGATGTCGTCGAGATCCTCGTTGCGGATCACGTCACACTCGATCGGTGCCCAGAAGCCCGGGGCGGGCCGGCACCCGGCCAGGGTGACCAGCGTGCAGATCAGTAGTAGGGCTCGCTTCATGCTTCCTCCGTCAGTCCGGCATGGATGATCCAGCCCAGGGTGAAGCACACCCCGAGCAGCAGCGCCAGCCAGGTCATGACTTCACCAGCCGTTCCATCAGATCCGCCAGCTCCCCCTCGGGGGCCTCGTCGGTCTCGCGCTCGGTGCCGTCATCGAAGTGGAACTGGGTCGTCCACTTCGTGCCGTCGTAGGCCACCAGGATGTCCGCCCGCTGGGGGACCTCGTCGATGGTGACCGTCGCACTGGAGATCACCACCACCTCGTCAGGGCGGTAGTCGGCGATCTCGCTGGTAGCGATCGCCGCTTCGAGGGTGGCGTAGGGATCGCCCTCAGCGACCGCCCAGATGTCCTCGTCCTCGCCGGCGCACCGGAAGGCGACGAGTGCGAATGCCTCACTGTTGTCGTTGCTCATGTCATGGGTGTCCTCTCGTCGATGTAGTTGTCTGCACTCAACGGTTCCACTCCCTGGTGAGTTGGGTGTTGCGCCGGCGGCAGCGCCGGGCCTCGGCCTCGAGGCGGTACGCTTCCTCCCTGAGCTCGGCGGCGTTCTCCTCTAGGGTCGTCGCCGAGGCAAGCGCCCCCTCGGCGAACCGGCGAGCCTGCTCGACCGACTCGGGGATGGTCCACCCGTCCGGGTCGACCCGATAGGTCTCCCCGTTGGGTCGCACGACGGTCGTGATGCCGTCGCTGTCGGTGGTCTCCGTCATGCGAGTCCCAGCACGGACCTTCTTGGACATGGCGATCGGATCGGCGTCCCAGGTCATGCGAGCGCCTCCTCGAGCTCGTCAAGCGAGTGGACGCAGCAGTCCCGGGGGTCGATCCGCCCGTCGATGCGGGGCCACACGACCCCGAACAGACGATGGTCGAGGAACATCCCCGTGGTGACCTCGACGATGTCTCCATCACTGGTGAACACGAACCCGAGCAACTCGGGGGTCATGGGGTTGTCGCCTTCGGGGCGATGGGGCATGCGTTCGGAGAGCCGGCCAGCGAAGCGAGCCCGGAACTCGGGCTCGATCACCCGCCAGTCGGTGGGATGCAGGGTGTCGTTCACTTGTTCACGATCCTTCCGTGCTTCTCGATCTGGTCGATCAGGGCCTCAACCTGGGTGGGGGTCAGCCAGCCGTGGACATCGCCGATCTCTCCACCCGGTTCCTCCCAGTAGGCCAGTTCCCATAGGCCCTTCGACCCGCCGTAGCTGTAGGGGTGGCAGATCACCGACACCGTGATGTCCGGCCGGGTTGACGACCCGGACAGCTTGTAGCGCCGGGCGTCACCCCCGAACACAGGCTTGTTGCTGTCGGGGATGCGCCAGAACCCGTCGGTCAGTGGTGGTGTCGCCATCAGGTCACCTTTCTCGCCGTTGCCGGCGCTGTTGGACGATGCTTGCAAGGCCCGGCGGGCCGCTGCCAGGCCACGCCGGCCCGCCTCCTGGAAGAACTCGGGGATGGGCTCGGTGACCTTCACTTCGGTGACGTTCACTCGGTCTGACCGTGGTGATCCACGGCGTCGTAGGTACGGCAGGACATGATCTCGACGATCTCGTCCAGGTGGAAGGGGCGGAACTCGGGGTTGCAGTCGATGCCGACGTCCATCCGAGTGGTGATGGATGGGGCCAGGAACCCATGAGAGTGGCCGTGCAGCATCCACACTCCGTGATGGGCCCCGTTCCAGGTCAGGAGCGGGTAGTGGCAGAGCACCGCCTTGTTGGGCTTGGCCTTCCAGGTGTGGAGCTCACCAACCGACGTCCACGGCAGCCGCTTGGTGGCGTTGTTGTCGTGGTTCCCGACGATCAGGTGCTTGCGGCCATGCAGGCGATGGAAGGTGCGGGCCTTGTCCTCGGGAGTCTCGAAGGAGAAGTCACCGAGCAGCCACACCTCGTCGCCCCGGCCCACCGTCGCGTTCCACCGCTCGATGATCGCCTCGGCCATCGCCTCGACGTCATCGCCGGGCCGGCTCGGATGGTGGCGCAGGATGTTGGCGTGACCGAAGTGCAGGTCAGCCGTGAAGAAGGTCTCCACGTCAGTCGTCCACCACGTTGACCCACTGGGACTCGGGGTCGTCGGCGTCCCCTTCGGCGTCCCACCAGCTCCCGGCGGCGGTGAAGACCCGCCACCCGCCATCGCCGAGCATGACCCGAGTGATGGGGCCCGCCGTCCGGGCCAACGCCCCGGGCCTCACCAGCACCTTGCCCCGGGCCTCGGTCGGGTGGCACCGGCGTGATGCCGGCGTCTGCAGCGCCGTCCGTACCGCTTCGGCGATGAACCGGAAGATGTCACCCGAGTCCTGGTAGTACTCGCCAGCCCTGCCTCGGTACCTGCAGAAGCAGTCGGCTTCGTGGCTCGGGAAGCCGGTCACACCTGAGCGGGCGATCACCGACTTCAGGATGCAGAGCATGTCGATCAGATCCTGCGGGTTCTCAGGTCTCCACGTCGACACCATCGCCGCCTGGAGCGCGCCGGCGTCGGAGTCCCGGAGTTCCCGGGTGCCCCTTTCCCATGCTGTGGTCATTCAGCTCTCCTTCTCGACGCCGATGAGCTGTGCCGCCAGGTTGGTGACCTCGGCGACGACGTAGGGCAGGTCCCGGTAGGTCCCGTACCCAGTGAAGCTGTCGAACCCGTAGCCGGGCATCATGTCGCCGGAGTGACCGCAGTCGAACCCGAACCACCAGACCGGGCGGCCGTCGTCAGCCAGGTGGCAGATGGAGTCCTCGCGGTCGCCGTCCTCGTCGCACCCGGCGGCGAAGGTGATGCCACCGTGGACGTCCAGGCGGTGGTCGGGGCTGTGGTCACACCAGGTCTCGGCGCACTGGATGTGCCTGGTGCAGTCGGAGTAGCCCTTGCCGTGCCACGGATGCCCCTCGGGGACGCCGACGTAGCCGCAGAGCGCCCCACCGCCACCTCGGCGGATCATGGCGTCCAGGCCGGTGGCCTCGTCGACCCACACGGCCTTGTCGGGCTCGGCATCCCAGGGCCCGGCCGGCCAGCCGGTACGGTCCACGGTGCGGTACTCCTCAGTGAAGTTCACAGCCACTCCTTCGGGGTGGGGCGGGCCACGATGACCAGCGCCGATGGTGCTTCCGCCAGGTTCGCCCACTTGTCGCTCGCCGGCAGGAACTTCTCGGCCGGGGCCCAAGGCCCGTAGCGGGGCGTCACCGAGTTGGAGCCACCGTCACCGAGCCAGATGTCCCAGTGCTCACCCTGCATGGACCGTTCGTACAGGAACCCGACGGTGACGAGCACCGCGTCCTTCGCCGGGAGGGACCGGCGGGTCTGATGGGGTGCGATCAGGGTCGTCATCATGCCCGGGCCGCCTTCTCGGTCTCACGGATGAACGTGACGTCCACCGTGGGATCGACGTGGAGCTCCCGGTCGATGGGGGTGTGGAACCCGGCCCGCTCGAGCTTGATGGCCCGCCGGCCGGCCTCGGCGTGGGCGTCGTACCCGTTCGGGTCCCGGTTGGCGGCCTTCTCGTGGGTGTAGCGCAGCGACACCTGGGTGATGTAGCTGACCTCGTTGCCCTCGTCGTCGAACAGACCGGGCTTGTGGATGGTGACCTCGTAGATGCGGACGATCTCGGTGCGAGTCTCGTCGAGGTTGAGCGGACGCTCGTTGAGTAGGACGGATGCGGACATGATTGGTTCCTCTTTCGTTGGGATGGGGATGGATTGGCGGGTTAGATCATGACGGAACCGGCCCGTCGTAGGGGAGACCGGCGAGCACTCGACGGGCCTCCCGGCGGTACGCCTTGCGGGCGTCGGTCAGGTTGTCGAACGTCTGCCAGGACTCACGGATGTAGCCGAACCGGGTGCCGGACGTGTGGTGCCGGCGAACATGCCAGCATCCTTCGAGCCAGAGCCGGACGCCCTCGACGGGGCCATCGGTCTCCTCGATGTAGCCGCAGGCGAAGCCGTAGACCGTGACGGTGCCCGATGGGTTGGTGATGGCGGTGTTCATGCGAGCCTCCCGGCGTGCAGGTACTGGTCGTGCATGAGCGGGGCGAACTCGGAGAGGTCGAGCAGCTCACAGATGAAGTCCAGGTCGTCGGCGATGTCGCAGACGGGGCCCGACCAGTCGATGGCCCGCCAGGTGCGGGTCACGTCGTCGATGAACTCCTGCTCGATGCCAGCCTTGCGGGCGATGTCGACGGCCCGCTCGTAGGTCAGGGCGGGGCACACCCCGAGCCGGCGAGCCTGCTCGGGATCGAGCTCGAGCTCGTCGGCGATCTCCTCGTTGACGGTCCGTCGCTCGCTCCGCGCCTGGTCGAGCATGGCGGCGATCCTCTCGGCCTCGATGGCGGCCCAGTGGATGCGGGCCAGGTAGTTGTCGTCGTCGAGCCCGTCGCACCGCTCGGCGATCCAGTCACGCTCTCGCACCGCGTCGCTGAGGGAGCCGTTGCCGATCTCGTCGAACCATGCCTCGAAGGTCTCGTCGGCGGAGATGGCGTCGATCGCCACCAGCTTGTCCCACTTCTCCCAGTACCGCCGGGCCAGCCGATCCACCCGTGCGATGGCTTCTCGCAGGGTCATGTCGGGCCCGCCGTCCTCGCACGCTCCACACATGAAGTCGTAGCCGCAGCCGCCGACGTACCGCCCGTGCTTGCAGTGGTCGGCGGCTCCGTTGGCGTGGTAGGTGCCGTCGATGTTGGTGACGATGGTCATGTCGGTGCCTCCTCAGGCGTTGGTGGGGATGGGGGCGTCCATGCCATCCGGCAGGATCGAGTTGGGGGTGGCGGCCGGGTGGATGTGGCCGCCGGTGATGTTGTGACGGGGGCAGACGTCGTAGCGTCCCATGAAGCCGGCCCGTGAGTACTCGGCGTTCTCCATGCATGGCGTGTAGTCGCCGTTCAGCATCGAACAGCGGGGATGAGCGGTCTCTGGCGTGGTCAACGGTTCCTCTCCTTCCCGATCCCGAGGATCAGATAGGCGATGGACATGGACAGCAGGATGATGGCGGGAGCGGCGTCCCACCCGGTGACGATGGCGTACATGGGTTATCCCTCCCCGCAGATCATGGCGATGGCCCCGTCAGCGGTCTCGTCGGTGTCCCCGACGCAGACCCAACGGTTCGGGTCGTTGACGGCCGTGTCCGGGTTGAGCTTGGTGATGTAGTTGCCGAACGTGTTGTCGAACACGGACAACCCGAGCGTGGCGTGCCCTTGCGGGAGCGCCAGGTGGACGTGGATGCCTCGCAGGTCACCCCAGCCGGAGTCGTCGTCGATCGGCTCGATCCAGGTGCCGAAGTGGTCAGCCCAGCTCATGTCAGCGACCCCCCGCCCGGACCCAGCCGGTCTCGGTCTCGACCCACTCGTCTCGGTACTCGTAGGCGTCCCAGTCGCCGAGCATCACGAGGAACGATGCCAGGTCGGTGATGTCACCCATCTCGACGTCGGCCCGCTCCTCGCACAGGACCCGGATGGCCCCGATGCTGGTGGGCAGGTACTTCTCGATGGTGCGCTGCAACACGTAGCCGCTGCAGCGGTACACCCCGTGGCCGGGGATGTTGGCGGAGATGATGGTCTCGGTGGGGTTGGTCATGTCGGTGCCTCCTCAGGCGGTGATGGTGATGGTCCTCAGGTGGGCCTCGATGGCCTCCCAGTGGCGGACCATGGAGCGGGCGGTGTCCTCGTCCCCTCCCGGTTCGTCCATCGCCCGTTCCCATGACGATTGGATGGCGATGGCAGCCTCGATGGCGGCTGCGACGGACCCCTCGGTCAAGGCGAGCCGCATGGCTTCTTCAGAGATGCTCTTGGGCATGACGTGCCCTCCTTCCGGGCGTTGGGTGATGCGGTTGATGCGGGCCCCACCACTGAGGGTGGGGCGATGGGGACCCGCAGACGGGAACCGAAGGCTGCTCACTCACCTCGGCCCCGTGTTGATGGAAGCTAGAGCCGAAGCTCCTCCTCCTCGATCTCTCCGATGAGCTCACTAACGATGGCGGTGAGCAGCCCTCCAGGTCTGGCCGCGAGGCTGCTCACCTTGGCGAGGTGAGCAGCACCGCAGGATCCCCTGGTGCACTCGATCATCACCTTCCCGAACTCAGCTTCCTCGATGGTCAGCAGTACCCCGAAGGCTGTTGCCTCCGCACGGGCCTGCTCGATCTGTACCTGGGGCACGAACATGGCCCCTCCTTTCGATGTGATAGTGGTCCTGGAGAGAATCGAACTCCCACTGAGCGGTTGCCCGCTCGCCCCCACCGACTGGGGATTCAGGACCCAGTTCCCATTAGGCGACGACTGCCGCCGATGGGAAGGCTTGTAGGACGAGGGCGATGATCTCCGCCACATCCTCGTCCGTCGCGTCGTCGTAGGTGGTGACGCTCGTGATGCCGTTGCAGCACGAGTAGTACCACTCGATGCGGTGGACGAGGACGTCGATGCGGTACGCACCGTTGCAGACCTCGCACGGGCAGGGCAACGATTCGAGGGCGGCGTCGAAGGCGTCGTCCTCCCAGTCGATGCCGGTGAACTTGACCTCTCGGGTCGGTTCGTCGTCGTCGATGTCTGTCATGGGCTTACCTGTCTTTCTTCATGGTGCCGATGAGCCAGCACCGGAACCGTTCGGCACGCTTCCGGTCAGGGTCGAGATCCTGGGCTGCGGTCATCAGAACGATGGCCTGCTCACGGAGATCCTCCGCCAGTGAACGATCTCGCTGGCGCTTGGTGCCCCAGTACTCCTTGGTGATGGTGACGTCGAAGGTGGCGACGCTCCGGGGATAGGTGAACCCGAAGGCGTCCTCGTCCTCCCACTCCTGCCTCACTTGCCCCACCCCGACTCCACTCGCCGGGTCTGGTTCATCCGGTCCCGGTAGTTCCAGTCGATGGCGATGCCGTGGATCGGCATGGCCGCCGTCCGGGGATGCTTGGGCTTCATCTGCTCTCGCAGCCATTCATACATGGCGATGCCTCCTCAGGCGATGTTGCGGATGGTGAGACCGTTCGGCCGGCTCATGGCGGCCTTCGCCCGGTGCCGCGCCTTGTAGGGCTGCGATGCCACGAACGATGCGATGCCGGCCAGCCAGCCCAGCTCGGGCGGTGTCACCGGATCGCGGTAGACGATGGGGAGGCTGTAGACGTCAGCCTCCCAGTCCAGGTAGTCAAGCTCGCTGTCCTCCAGCGATACGCCGATGGTGTCGGCGATGCTCACAGCACGCCGCAGTTCCTCGATGGTGTCCATCGTGGCCTCCTTTGGGTGATGGGATCATTCCCCGGCCGGAGCCGGAGAAAGGTCACATCCGCCAAACGATACGAGCCTTCACCAAACGATATGAGCCGACACGTTCGGCGGTCCGCCCTGCTGACCAGGTGAACGGGGTGCGATGGGTCACCTTGCGCCACCTGAAGTGGCATGAACGATACGAGCCACGGTCACTCCGCACCCGGCCATCCCGGATATGAGGGGATGGGCGTGATGCCTGTTGTGGTAACCGTGTTGGCCCGCTCGAAAGCTAGGGGTGATACCGCAAGAACCGAGTCCGGCCAAACGATAGGACGGACCGCCAAACGATATGTCGTTGTGGTCCCAACCGCCCTGGGGCACCCCCAACCTTACGGATGGGGATAACCCGACGAGCTACTACAGGTCGTTCTTGCTGAGGATGCGGGGGCCGGAGGACGACGCACCACGGATGCAGCCGTCGATGTTGTACGTCGACGGCCCCATCTCGGTGAACCGCACCTGCAGGACCTTCTCGCCGTAGCCGTCGATGGTGACCTTGCCGGAGCCGCGGACTCGCCGCTGCCCCTTCTCCGTCACGTCCAGCTTCAGCGGGATGGTGACCCCACCGACCGAGACGGCCTTCGGGAGCTCCGAGATGACCTCGGAGCTCACGTTCACGCCGTACTTGTTGTAGTACCGCGTGCCGTCGGCCTTCCGGTTGGTGATGCCCCAGTAGGTGTTGCCGTTGCGAGCCGTCAGCTGACGGAGCGGAAGGACGTCACCCGTGTTGGTCGTCACCTCGATGACCTCGGTGTTGTTGCTCATTGGACTGCTCCTTTTGGCACCTCCAGGGGCCCTGTATTGGGCCTGGTGGCTGGTGATGCCCCAGAGCGGTCGGGACCGTTCGTGAAGTCCGGGTGGCTTGCCATCTGACCGACTCCGCCCCTTCCAAGCCCGGGTAGGTTCTCTTCCCTAAGCGAGGGGGTGCGTGAGCCAAGGGGTCGGCAAGCGGCCCTTTCTCCACTCCTGGTACTTCACACTTCCCGTCTCCTCCCGATGTCTCCAAGGTTTCCCGATGCCAGGGGTGGCAGCTGAAGGTAAGGACCCTTCGTCAACTTGCCCCGTAGGGCGCGTAAACACACTGCCCCTGACGCCTCGACCCATTCCGAGCCGGGTTGGTAGGTAGTTTCGTACCAGGTCGATTGCTCGGCCCCAGGTAGCTTCCGGGTTAGCTCTCAAGCAATCTTTCGGATCGGCGTAGTGTCCTCGCCGTCCTCAAACCCTGCGATGATCGAGACCTCAGGTATGGCACACCTGTTCTCCTCGAGGTGCCCGGTGTCCGTTGCCGGAGATGGGTTGACCTCAAAGCGGGTGGATCTCGCTTCGCACGACCGGGCTTGTCTCTGCCTCGGTGTAAAGGGGATTCGCCCTTGCCTGGCACGGACCCAGGTTTAGGGCTAGCTGGTCTCTTGCTACCGCTCGACGTCGAGCGTCGAACGGACCAGCACGGCACCGGCACCACTCGACGTCGAGCGTCGAGCGGCTGGCACCGGCACCGGAGCCGCCGGAGCGGCACCGGCACCAGCACCAGCCAGCAACCACACAATCCGGCAAGCGAGCGACCGGCTCGACCGTGCCGTAACAATCGGGACCCGATCCACCATGAAACACCATGAAAGTTTGTGAGTTTCGTAATGGTTTCGTAACGTAAACGTGAGGTTTCGTCACAGTTCGCGGACTAGAGTGGCGCTTGCAAGTCACCCACCAGCCAGGAAGGCACCAGCCATGACAACCACCAGCACCAGGACCACCAGCAAGCGAGGCTCCGGCAAGGCTCGACCGGAGCGGCTCCGGCTCGACGTCGAGCCGGTGCCGGAGCACTGGCCAGCCGCCAGCAAGTCGAGCACCCTCGGGGAGCACGTCGCTTGGGTGCCGAGCACTGGCCAGCGCTGGCACGGCACCGACTCGACGACCCCGGACGGCGCGGCCATCGTCGGGTGTCACTTGCCGTGGCCACTGGACATGACGGGGAGCAAGCGAGTCTCGACGGCACTGGCTCGGAAGTTCGTCGGTGTCCTCTCGACGGACGTCCGACCGGAGCGACTGGAACAACTCGGCACACTGGCTCAATGGCAGCTTGCCGGAATCGGTGCCGTCACCGTGATCCGAGCACGTCGAGCCGGAGCGAGCGACCAGGACATCGCGCTTGCCGTGGCGAAGGCATGGCCAGAGGTGGCGCGAGCGCTCACCACGGCGCGCCAGCGCTCGGATGCTCGGAAGAACACAACGGCACGCGGCGAGCGCGGTCGAGCGGCTCGCGCCGTCGTGACGGCGACCGCTTGCCGGTGCCGTCCCGACTCGGACGGCACCGTCCGGCGGCACCGTTGCATCCTGGCCATGCTCCGGCGCCCACTGGCCAGCACGTCGACCGCTCGACGCTCGACCGCTCCGGTCGCCATCGTGCCGGTCGAGCACCGGAGCCAGTGGCAAGCGCTCCGGCTCGACGTCGAGCGGCTCCGGCTCGACGTCGAGTCGGCACGGTCGAGCGTCGAGCGCTGGCACGGTCGAGCCGGAGCGGCTCGCTCGCTGCTGGTCGACGTCGAGCACCAGGACTCGACCGCTCCGGCTGGCACGGTCGAGCACGTCGAGCGGCTCCGGCTCGACGTCGAGCGGCTCCGGCTCGACGTGCTCGCGACGGACCAGGACGTCGAGCGGCTCCGGCAAGCGGTCGAGTCGAGCGAGCCGGTCGAGCGCTCGACGTCGACGCTCCGGCTCGACTCGCTCGACTCGCTCGACTCGCTCGACGTCGAGCGTCGAGCGGTCGACGTCGAGCGGCTCCGGCTCGACGGCATCCGGCTCCGCTACCGGAGCAAGCGGCTCGGCAAGCTTGCCGACTCGCTCGACGTCGAGCGGCTCCGGCTCGCTGGCACGGTCGAGCCGGAGCGGCTGGCTCCGGTCGACGTCGAGCACCAGGACGTCGAGCGGCTCCGGCTCGACGTGCTGGCCAGTGAGCGAGCCGAGCGGCTGGCTCGGCTCCGGCTCGGCTCGCTGGCCGGTCGCTCCGGTGCTCGACGTCGAGCGCTCGACGCTCGACGTCGAGCGCTCCGGCTCGACGTGCTGGCCAGCGGCTCCGGCACCGGCTCGACCGTGCTCGACTCGCTCGACTGACTCGACTCGACGTCGAGCCGGAGCGGCCCCCGGGGGTTTCCCCCGGGGGCCTTTTCCGGTCTAGTTTG